GCAGATGAAAATGGACCAGTTTCGGATTTATATAGACCAGCTCTTCCCCCGCCGCCCCCTCCGCCGCCCAAATCGGATTTTTCCAAAGGGCGAAAGCCCCCTGTTTCCAAATCCTTTATATACATAATCGAAGGTTCGGCGCGACCAGCATTGGGAACTGAATTGTAAATTGGGTCAGACATAAAGGTTTTTAATTAACTAGCTTGACATGTAATACAGTTTTTAAGTCATTTTTTGAAAACAAAAACAAGCTTTTTATATATTAGCCTTGCCTAATCTTTTTGACTCTCCCTAAATTTTCTCGCCGCGACAATATCCCAACACTTTCCACTCGTTCTTCCCCGCGACGAATCTCACTAGGGAAAACAAATCTTGGAAGATTCCGATAGTACCAACTTTTGCACAATTTTCCTCGGTGAGATCAAAACCTTCATTTTTCATCCATTTGACGCGGGCCTGATCCAAAAACATGAGTGTTATTTTTGGAATGTTTTGTGCCGCGCTGGAATACTTCTCCTTGACGCGCCCCACATAAGTTTTAAGGCCGTTGGATGAGTTGCTGATAGTGTAAAAATAACCGGTTGCGCCAACGTCTTCGGTGATGTCAATGGAAGATTTTAAACTGTGAGAGTAGAATAACACGAACTGAATAGACCGAATGATGTTGTAGAGTTCTTTGTCGGTTTTTTCCGATTTGAGTGTCACGCCAAAAATTTCAGTTAGTGGGGTGGAGCCTTCGCCGCCACCTTTAAAGTAGAACGGGGGAGTATCGTCGCTATCGTGATTGTGGAAGTCGCTCATTCCGGTATAATGATACAGGTTTTATCATCTTTTTGGAAAGAGGCGGGGAGAAATATATTGGGAGTTTTTACCATGCCATACGCGATATGGCAAACCGAATTGGTTAAGTTTTATCCCCGTAGTAAGAAAAACAACTTTTCACCATAACACCTCGGGGAATTTTTTGGATTGAAGTGGGGAAGAGGCGGGGCGAAAGTTTTAAATTTTTCCAAATTTTCCCGCGCACAATGTTTTATACGTGAGTCATTATCTATGTTTAAGGTATCATATATGATACTTTGAGTTTCTACTGGGTAGAGATAAAAAAAAACAAAACACCTTTTCAGGTATAACACCGGGGATATTTTAAAAGGAGGTGGAAATAAAGCCTTATTCTTCTATCAGTGGCTCTAACTCTAATTTCACAAGGGATTCATTTACAACTCTTTTTAGTTCCAACGGGTCTTCCCTCCTTAAAATTCGCGCCGACACCCCATTTTCCATCCTATCACTTTTTACACCGTTACAATTATTAAACTCTGGTTTTAAGTTTTTATAATTCCAGCATCTATTTATGTGTTCTTGATTAGAGTGGTCAAACGCGGCGCAGGGGATTATATGATCTATACACCATAAGGTGTTATAATTCGACCAAGACATGTCCCTTTGGAATTGAGATTCTAGGTGTTGTTTTAGGAAGGAAGGGGTGCAACCTAGCGTTTGTGAAAAAGGGTTGCTTTTCTTGTGGGATTTTAAATCCATAAATTCCATCATGCGCCTTCTTAACTTATTCCTTATTTTTACTTCTGGTTTAGCTAGATGTTTTCTTCTAGACTCTCTTACCTTTTCTTTGTTTTGACTCGCCCATTTTAAAGTCTTTTTAAGAGCATTTTCTTTGTTTACATATTTTTGATAGGCGCATGATTTACAGATATATTTCTTTTTATTTCTAGCTCTTTCTTGATAACTAAACAAATCAAGCGATTTTTCTTTTTCGCAACAAATACAGGTTCGCGCCCAATTCGTTAATTCATATTTTTCTAATTCACTATTATCTTTCTTTTTTACGACTCTTTTAGTTTTTCTTCTTTCTGCCATTTCCGCTTCCCAAAGTCGCTTTTTCTCGTATTTGGCTTCCTGTTGTTTTAACCTGATTCTGTTTTTCTCTTCTTTCTTGAGCCTCAGTTGCACCTCTTTCTGTTTTTGAGCGGCCACCTTTTTCAAAGCTTTAAGTTCTTTTTGTTTGTTTTTATTTTCCTTTTCCAAAATCCTTGATTCGGTAGTTTTTGCGTTAATGATAGAATTGTTTATGTTTTCATTTTTTGAAACGCGGATGCTTTGTAAAATCTCTTTCGTTGCTTGTCCAGAGTTGACTTTTAAAAGGTTTTCGTAGAACTTTTCGCCGGTAATCCTAAACATTTCTTTCGTAATATCATAACTTTCTTTTTTCTTTATTCTGATGCCTTTTGTTTTAACTTTACCGACCATAGTAACCTCTATATTAAGAGATTTAAAGATGTTTCTATATGATATTATGTCTTTTTCAAAAAACACGCTTTTAAAAAACACGGCAGCAGATTTATCGACCGGATTGCTTTCTATTATATGGTAGGCAAATTTATCTTTAAAATAATTGATTAAATAAAACGGGGGCTCTTGGCCAGTTATTTCGGCGGGTGAACCGCTCTTAATCTTTAACTCCTCTTTGTTAATTCTCCTTTCGCAAAAGTCAATATAGATTGGAATTAAATTCTTTTTTGCGTAGCAGTAGTTATTTACTATGTTAAACAAACTAAGAGACTTTTCTTTTCTTAGATAAACAAAATAAGACTTTGATAAAAACCCTATGGAACCATTGCTATATTTTTTAATTAAAAGAGCGTCAGATTGATTTTTCACAGTAAAATGTGTTTGTATTCTCTTCCCATTCGCTTTAACCCCACAATGGTTATCAAATAAATAACCTAATCTATATAGCTCTTCCTCTTGTAGTTGATAATCGGTTTTTGGCGAATTGCAGTCCGGGATATTTTTAAAAAAGGTCATAATGTAGGTAGGTTGATCTACCTAATATACAGGAAAAGGCCCCCTAGTTGAATAAATACTTTTTGATGCAGGGGAAATAAGTTTGCACGCCCACCCGCCAGCCGCGCGCCTACGTAGTTCTACGTATCTTTAAAAAGCCACCCACCCTTGGCACGTATCCTGCGCACGCTCCATTTTAATACAAGCGCACGAAAAAACCCGCCCGTGTTTTATACAAGGGCGGACTCGATTTGATACAAGGTTTATATACTAGGCTATAGAATCGTAACCAATATAAAAGCCGTGATTGCTACAAGGACTATATCCATGAGGGAAAGAAGATTAAAGGTTAATGAAGAGAGAAAAGGACGTTTGATACAATCTCGCGCCCCTTCACTTTATCAAATCGCCTTTACTCCTTCTCCGCCACAAGTTGACCCTTGGTCGGTTTGATATCCGCACAGAGATTGTAAATGGTGGTGTAACTCGTGCCGAATTCGTCAGCAAGGGCGGTGATCTGCTCGCCCTTGGCGCGGCGCGTGCGGATGGTCTCTTTTTCGTCGTCGCTGAGGCTCACGCGTTCCTTGCGGGGAAGGCCGGTGGACGAAACACGGACCTTGGAAAGGTCATTATCCTTGATAATGGCAAGGAAGCCATCACTAAGGGTCTTATACATGGCGTTGCGGTTGGCGGTCTCCGTGTCTCCGTGCTCGCGAGCCTCGGCGGTAATTCGCTTGGCATACTCAAGCGGGCTTTCCTTGGTAGGCTCAAACGCAGGCACGACGTAGGCGGGCGCATCGGCGAGGGTTTCAACAGACTTTGCGAGGGAGCGGAGGGCGGAGGCAATGGTTTTCTTGTTCATATGGTGTTTTCCCATTTAACGCGGCAGGGGAGCGGAGAGACTCGGCTTTAATGCCTTGCGGCTTGTCTCTCTTTAACCGTTTGCCGGACGAATCCGGCGAGTGAGTTGGATTGTGTCGTCGGGCGTCGTGCCTTTCAACAGTTACGAATCAATCACTTCGCCTTTTTCTCGTCAAATAAAACTTTGTTTTTTCTTTAGAGTTTTTTCTAAGCATTGAAACGCAACGACTTATGAAAGCACCAAAAAGAGACGTTTGCGCGGTCAGTGTGCTCGAAAACGTGTCAAACACATAATGTGTAAAAGGAATGTAAAAAAGCCTGGGTGCCTGGGGCGAGTTTTTCCGCATCCCTTAGTGTGACGCGCGGGGGTGCGTGCGTGCGCGCGGATATGAAAGCGGAGCACAAAGGCAAATTTATTCATCTAGGTAATTCTACGTAGAGAAAAAGTGAAAATTGGAGATTGACGGGAAACGGCAAACCATGCCAGAATTTACCCACGTTGAAAAACAGTGACCCTATGGGGCGGGGAAATAGAGGGGTATGTGTAAAAAAAGTGTAAAAAGAAATTTTGTGCTTGCTCTCTCACTCCGCTCTGCTAGGCGCGTAAAAAAAGTGTAAAAAGGTTTTTGGGAGTTGACTTTGTGAATCATCCTGCCATGCTTCCTCTCACTTGTAAAAAAAGTGTAAAGGGTAGCTGGCTGGCGCGTGCTCTTTTCCGATGAATAAAATTCATAACACCTTTTTCTTTCCCTCTCTTTTATTTGCAAATATTTGGCTAAAATTTAGTATTATTTGGGTTTTATTTAGTATTATTTAACATTTATTTTGAAAAGTTTAGTTATTATTTGGGTGTTATTTAGTAAAAATTATTTGGACCCTCCCCTTTATTTCTCACTTATTTGGAAAAATTTGCACAAAAAAGCGACCCCGTTTAAAGGATCGCTTGGTTTATTGAATTTTATTTATCTTATTTTATAGAGCACCCAAAGCCCGCCCCACCATATAAACCGTATGGTGATTTTTAAAATCTTCGACGGAAAAACTCTCTTTAAAAGTGATTGAGCCTCTCGTTTGAGTTTCAATCTCACCAAGGGAAACTCCCGAAGTTTTGAGAAAAAGAGTTTTGGAAAGGTGACAGTTGAAGAATAGGGTTTTCATAGGTGTTATTTACAATAGTTAAAGCAACAGAATGGGGCGAAAAATCAAGAGGTTTTATACAAAATCGCCTTTAAGTAAAACTTTTGGTATCTCCACTTTATACTTTTTCAAAGTTTTACAACTCACGGTTGAGCCCTCGCAATGTTTAATATTTCCATTTTCATCTCTCAAATCCTTTAAAAGATTAAATAACATATAATCCTCACAATATCCCGCGCAATTTTGCCAACCAACAAACACGGCGGTTTTATCAGAAGGGGGCACGCGCGGGGCGGGTTTTTTATTTAAGGCTTTCATCGGTGAAGATTAAACTTTCACCAAGTCAATTTGCCGTTGCATGCAGCGAAATTGGTTTTTCTTTCCGTGGCTTACGATATATTTCCAATAACCGTTTTCTTCATAAGCCTCTTCGATTTTTACCCTCACACCTTTAACAAGTGAGGCTTTTTCATTCGTTTCGCAAACGTCTCCAATGTTAAACAATTGTTTTTCTTTTCCGCTTGGAGTATTGCAAATCATTGCGTCATAATATGAGCGGTTCTTTTCCATTTCTTTAAATTGCTTTTCAGCAATAACGTCAAAAACGGCGCGCATGGCAGGTTTGATAGATTGAGTTTTCACAATAGTTAAGGTAACACTTTGCCGCGCAAAATCAAGATTTTTTATTAGATATTTTGTAACACTCTAACATAATCCCGCCCGCGTTGTCCAGTTTGGTGAAACCATTTACTGTTTTTTAACTCGGCAGATGCCACCTTATAATTTCTACCTTCTATTGCGGCGCGAAATTTTTTAAACTTACTTGCCCCGCCCTCTCCCACGTTAAAGCAAAAACTCACAAGTATTATTTGGACCTCCTTTGGTTGAGAATTAAACGAGGGGAAAACTCTCTTCGCAGCACCCTCTGCCTTTTGCAAATCACTGGCGAAAAACTTATCAATCGTTGCCTTATCAATTTTTTGCCCTACCCTATATTTCCCCCCAAGACCTTTCGCTTCTATATTACTACCAATTCCCAAAGTTTTATAACCAGCAGGGCAAATGTAAACGGTGTTACGCACCCCCTCATATTTAACTAAATGAAGGCGCATTTCAGAGAACGAAGGCGCGGCGAAGGAAAGAGAGGAGAGCGCGAGAAAGAGAAAAGCCGATTTAATTTTCATAAAAGGTAAAATAAAACCCACCTATCAACATATAATGATACATTGATAAGTGGGTGTTACTCAAAAGAAATAAAAAAACTATAAATGATCGTGAAAGTGAATATCTAAAACCTGCGCGGCTTCTCTTAAAACTCTGGTGATTCTTAAATCGGCGGAAGAAGGTTCGGTTTGGCCCGAAGGATGATTGTGTGAAATTATGAAAGAAACTCCGCCACAAAGTAAAACTTGACGAAGAACATCTTTTGGGGAAACTAAAACTTGGCTTTCAATTCCAACGGTAAGAATCTTGGTTGTTAAAACATAACCCTTGTTATTTAAAACAGTAAGGAAACAATATTCGCGAGTGGGGTCGGTTACGTTTAAAGAAAAGAATTCGCGCAAGTGGGGGAGAATGTCGGTCGGACTTTCAATTAAAAGAGCGGGGATTTCCTTGCGGGAATAAGTGATGACTGGTTCGTGAATAATCATTTTTGTGGTTGGTTCGACTAAGAGAATGACAGGGTGAGGGGAAAAAGCAAGGGGTTTTATAGGGATTTTTTAAAAAATATAAAATAAAAGGAAAAACCCCTGAGTGATTAAACCCAAGGGTTTTGTTTTCAACTTTTAAATTTTAACGCTCGGCAAATCTTTCAATATATTTCACCAACTTTTCCGGCGAAACTTCGCGGCGAAACTTAATCACTTTTGTCACCTTGGGCGAACCTTTACGCCGGATATTTAACTGACGAGTTTCCAAATTAAAACAGGCAATGTCTTTAATTGCAACATACTTGCAAGGGAATTTATCAGAGTGGAAGGTGATATAAGAAGAGCTGACACCCACTTTCAAATCGGGGCGAATTGTTTTTGTGGAAATGAAAAAATTGTTTAAGACACTTTTCCGCGCGGAAACTACCCGGTGAAACATTTCCGCTTCTTTCTTCGCATATTCTTTTTTCATCTTTTCATATGCGAACATTGCAACGCGGTTTTGCGCGGGTAGGGAATAGATGGAGGCGTTCATGTGATGTGAGTTTTCTTTTTTTTGTGGTTGGTTGAACTAACTTTTAATAAGATACCACTTTGCGGGGCGAAAGCAAGGGGTTTTATTCATATTTTGAATATTTAATAGCCAATTTTTTACTATAATTTAATAATATGCCATGTTATCAAAAAGTGAAGATGAGATCAATGATATGCTCGCGGCCTATATTCAAAATTGCAAAAGAAGGCCCGCCGTCAGGGAATTTAAATTTTTGTCAGGACAAAGGGCTGATTTAATCTCTTACGATAGAGACGGAAATCTTATTTTAATCGAATCTAAAAAACTCGGCGACCCAAAACACCTGAAGCAATCAATAGAATCAGCTTTTGGACAAATCGTGCGTTATTGCTCGCAGAATACTTTATTAAGCCTTAATAATTCAACAATTAATATTATTTCTGTTGACCCACCACCTTATCACCAAGTTATGAGTTATGTTAACTTTTTACGCGACAGTTTCGGGGTTCAAGTTGTTTTTTTATGCCATCAAGATATAGAAAAAATAGAAGATAGGCTTTTCCAAGGCTATAAAATCAACAAAAAGTTTATCTCCTTTCTTTCCAAAGGAAATGTCAACGCGCGGAAAATTGTATTCCAGTCAGAGTAAGTGTTTTTTTCTTTTGTTTTATAGGGACCACCTTCCATCCTATACCTCAATACTGTCCCCTTTCTTGACAGTTTGGCGGCCAGATTGAATAATAAGGGTAATATGGCGAGAAAAGGCATCAACTTATGGCGACAGGTTAAAACTAGAAATTTATTTGTTCTCAAGTTGGAGTGTATGGGGATTCCAGAGAATCGTATAAAAAACACAATAGCTATTCTTCACCAGATAGTATCCCTTAAAGAGTATAATAAAAAAGGTGACAAGGTTTTTCTGAATAATGATGGGAATGAGGTTTTTAGATTTTCTAGTAGAATTTTTAAAAAATATTTAAAAGATGATTATCCATTTATAGTTAAAACCCTGATCGACAATGGATACTTATATAATCACGAGTATTTTTCAATCGACGCCAAGATTCCCAAGGGTTACGGCCCAACGCATAAACTCCTATACGAAATTGAAAATTTCCAAGAGGAATATCTTAACGACTTAATCAAATCAAAATATGGAATCGCCCTCTATAAAGCCAATAAAGAGAAAAATTCGCAAATTCTTAAAACCCATGATTTTGATGACCCATTGGTTAAAAACGAATACATGGGCGAAACCGAAATAGATTTTTACACCAATTGGCCGAAAATTGAAAGGATGTTAAATCTCTTACATAAGAACAAAGCTGTTTCTAATCGAGGACATATCATAAATCTTATAGAGGGCGAGATTGATAAGAAGCGGAAAAGGAATGAGAAAACAGGCAGAATCTACACAACGTTTAATTGTATCTCAAATATAATCCGGCGGCAGGTTAAAATCGCGGGAAAAAGTTTTGCCTTAGATATTGATATGCGGGCGTGCCATCTTTCGTTTCTAGCCGATTACCTATATCATAAAAAGCCTAGTGAAAAACTGAGAGGGGAAAGGGATTTATGGAGAAGTATTTTTGAGAAAGACCAAGACCCGCGCGAATGGTTGGGTGTTCAGGCTGGGATAAAAGGAAGTGATTCCATATCACAAAAAAGAAAAAAACGGTTTATGAATAGCTGGATCAATGGCGGGAAATATCCGGTTTTTGATAATTACATGAGAAAACACTGGTCGGTTCTTTATAAGGCGTGGAAAGGGTTAAATTGCAAGGTGGTAGGCAATGATATATCCCTTCACTTTGAATCGGTAATTTTCCGCTCTGATTGGCTTATAGAGCTACAAAACAAACACGATGTCGTCGCCCTCTCTACTCATGACGGCTTTTGCGTTTTTGGCGATAAAACGGCGGCAAACATATTCTTTGAAGAGTTTCAAACGAAGGCGCGCGAGATTGCGGGGTGGGGAGTATATTTTACCAAAGACGAAGGAATCGAATTGAATATCAAAAAAGAATTGCAATCTTTTGACATTAAGGCTTTAGACTTTTGTGATAAAAATTTACCAGAAAGGGCAGATGAGATTAAGTCTCAAAAGGAAGAATACCTCAATCGACTTGACAAAAATGGGGTAAAACCTGATTATTCTTAAATGACAAAGAAGATCAAAGCGTATTATATTGAAGACGTGGACTTCATGGCTCGCGTTGATTTTAATGGGAAAGTCTTTTTTGAATATGAGTATGATGAGAACAATCCTTGTATAAAGGCGATGACTCATAAAAAGTTGGTAACGATTGAGGATGGTTTTGATGATGGGGATTTAACCGTGATGGAGCATTATCGGAATATTCTTCAAGCTTCATCGGTGGCGAAAGATGAGATTAAGAGAATTTATAACAAGTTATCTCCAATTGGGAAAAGGCGCGCGGATGGTGAATTAAAAAGAATCGAAGAGATGGTCGGAGAATATCTGAAAAGTTTTAAAAAAAGTGAATAAAAAAGCTTGTTTTCCCGCCTCACTCTGCTATCTTTTACTCATCGAAGGGGCTTGCCAGCATTGCTCCCCCTGAAGAGTTGCGGAGATGAAACTCCTAGAGGTAGGGATTCGACCCTACGCGGATTTTTTTAAGCGCGAGCCCGTTTGGATTAGTATAACATATTTTTTGATAAAACGCAAGAGTTTTTTTAAAAAAATAAAAAAATGTTATAACGCAAAAAATCCCCAACTGACATGTTTTTTATTACACGCCAGAAGGGGAAATATGTTATAAGATAAAATCTTTTAACTTAACATCTTACACTTTTGACTCTTTCAAAAAACACCAGTAGCCGGTGAGGGGATAAAACTTTTTGATTTTCATCAAATCCGCTTTTGTGCGACCAACCAATATTTTTGAAGGGATAGTGAAATTCTGAAAAGTTTTTCCGCTTGGCAAAGTGAACCCGCCGCCGGATTTATGAGGGAGAATTTGTTTTGAGTTTTTCATAGGTGTTATATTTGATTTGTTTTTAAAACAAAAACTTATTCGGGAAGAGTCATCAAACGAATTTCCCGCATGCGAATGTAAACTTCTTCCGCTTGGATTTTAGTATCGGTGTGAAATTTAGAGGAGTTAAGATAAACCATAAAGAGGGAAATTTCCTGATTAATGTTCGCCAGTTGTTTTTCAAGCCGCGCGTTCTTTTCCTGAAGCTGTTGGATATAATTCATTTGAGTGAGTTTCTTTTTTTGTGGTTGTTTATTGATTACCCCATTACCTTAACACCTTGCCCAAACAAATCAATCTTTTTTATTTAAATATTTTCATTCCTCTTTCGACCAAACAAAACTTTTTTAAAAAAACTCTTGTAATTTTTATCCAGCCTGCTACCTTTTAACCATCGCAAAGGCTTATTCCTTTTGCTGAGTTGAGGGATAAAACCCAAGAGGTAGGGATTCGACCCTGCAAGTGTTTTGCCGCGCGCGGGAACATTTGGAAAAGGGTAGCACAAAATTTTATAAAAGTCAAGAGTTTTTTTTAAAAAAGTTTCTTTTCCCTATTTTATTGTTGCAAATCAAGATTTTATAACATATGGAGATAATTAACCATAATGGGCGAAATCGGGGTATTATATCAGATTATAGGCCAAAATCAAGCTATTTTTCCCATTTTATTTTACCCTTTTATTTCAATTTTTATTCCCAAATCTGTATAACACCCTGTTCTTTTAACACTCCCGGCTCTTTCAATCCTTAACATGACAGGCTATCATGCCTTAACATGACAGTTCGAGAAAAAGAAAAGGTAGATTTAAAAAAACTGAATCAATTCACGAATCAATGCTGAACCCTGTTATTATTCAGGGTAGAAAAATAAGCGGAGGTAAAACTTCACCTATACCTTAAAACGGTTCTATTTTTAGAACGACGGTTTTAGGGAAAAATTGTTTCTATTTTTATAAAAAACTTACATCTTCTCAATTTCCGCCGCAAAAGTGTTAATCATAGCGCGATTAATTAACCGATAAGGAAAATAACGGAGTTCAACCGCCGCTTGTTTGTAATTTTTTGCATTAATTGCGGTGATAAATCTACTCCGATTTTTTACCACATTTTCGCCTTCTAGCACTACAAGGGTGACAAGAATTATTTTTAAATTATGAGAGTGAGAATCGAAATTTGTAAAGATTTTTTTAGCCTCACTTTCCGCTTTTTTCACTACACTAAATGTTATATTATCAATTTGTGAAATTGCTAAATTTTGCCCAACTTTAAATTTGTCCCCCAAACCATGTTTATCTAAATTAATTCCCGCCCCAATGGTTTTATGACCCTCCCTATTTAACACCACAGAAGTGGTCATTTTTTCATGTTTTTTCAACGAATTATAGTAATCCGTGAAGGTTGCAGAGTGAAGATTTGCAACGGAAGCTAGCACAAAAAGAAGTATTCGAAGTTTCATTACACAATACTACCTTTTCATAGGAGAAATGCAAGATTTTTTAATGGAAAAATGGGGGAGTTTTTAGAGAGATTAGGATGAAAGAAAAAAGAGTATGGCATATAGTATGGCAATTTTTTTCTTTGGAATAAATAAAGGTGATGGACCTACCAAATCAAACGTCCCCAAAATAATAAACCTCATCTCATTCTTTCTTTTCTTCTGTTCTCTATATATGTCCCTACGTTTCTCATATGTTTTTACGTCTTTTAAAATAACGTGTTTTACCTCTGAAAACAGGGGTAAAAATACCCTTGGTTTTAAAGGTGTTATTAAAAATTATTCAAACTCTACCTTTTATTATTTCTCCCACCTCACGCATAAAACCCTAGTCGTTACTAACTTTATTAAATTCTCATAACAAAATTAGTCTCACCTATATTATACTTTCTTTTATTCAATTACTTGTTTTCTCACTCCTTCGCTTCATTCCATCCACTTTTTCCCACCCTTGCGGGCGATTCTAAGCGGTTTTAAGCCCATTTAAATGGTTTTACCTAGGGCAGAGCGGGGGGGAACGTGGTTTTCGCTATCCGTAGCGAGTTGAGACTAATTCTCAATAACACCTCTTTATTTATTTGTTATATCCCAACCTTCATTTATCAAAACACGAAAAAGCCCCGCTGATAGTTAGTCAAACGAGGCGGGGGAATTTATTAAAATTTACCCTTAAAGCATCTTAAAAACCTTTTTCAAGGCAGTTTCAAGGGTAACATCATTTGTGTCGTCTGGATAAAGCGGAAAATGCCAATCAAATTCTAAAACTCTCTTTCGGTCTTTAAATCGCGGGTGATTATCATCAAACCGCTTTTCATCACAAATATGATGCCAAATAGTCCACATATTAGAAGTTGAAACTTCGCCTTTTTTATCTTGAATTTCTTTTAAAACTTCGGGAAAACGTGCGTTAAGATAAACGCGAATATTTTCCACTATCATTTTAATTGTTTCGGATTTTGCTTTCATGTTTTTGTGTGGTTAGTTGTTATCTACTCTTATAAGATAACAAAACCCAATAAGAACGCAAGGATTTTTATTGGGTTTTATCTTTTTTATTCTCAGTAATGGAAATCTTCCACCACGAAAATCTTTTTCATCTCAATCCCCTTTTGAGAAAAGAGATCGAAGATTTTGTTTCTCACTTCTACGTTATGCGAACTTTTGCAAGTCCAGAAGTTTTCCGCGTGATTTTTGTTGGCGAAAGACAAAAGGTGGTGTTTTTTGCCTTTAGAGTCTTCCATCCAGACTTGCCAATTGATGTCGAATTTGATTTTGTTTTCCATTTTATAATAGAATGTAGAGCGGAATTGCTTTTACATTCTACTATGTAGGAGCCAAGAAGGATATTTTTTCATAAATTTAAAGTTTAAAACTCAAACGTTTTCTTCATTCTTTAACGAGATAGAGCATTTTGACTGCGATTATAATCACTTACTGTTTTTTGAGCCTCGTTCTGATTTACAGGATCGCGTCCAAGAATAGTTTTGGCGTTTTGGAACTGAACCTCAAACCAAAACATCGCCTCTTCAGCATTAACCATCCACTCCTTTTGTTTTTCTGTGATTGGAAAGTCTGCGCTTTGACCCGCTTTGATAAAATTTATTTGACCCCGAATTATGTCAGCGTTTTCGTTTGTTTCTAATTTAATTTTCATGTGGTTGATTGATTACTCTTATAAGATAACAGAGTGTGGCCAAAAATCAAGAATTTTTATCTAAATTTTAAATTGTTATTCTGCAACCTCAAACCATCCACCATGCCCATCTTGCCATTTTTTATCACCCCTCATCGGATAATCAACGTCTAAACAAATAGCCTCACGAATATCATTTTCGGCCAAAAGAGTTGGTTCGTCAAAAGTAATATCAAAATGAACTTGATCGTTGTTTCCATAATATGGGCGGCGGCCAGTAATAACACCGGAATAACTTTTGCCCAAAATGTGCTTACCGATAACTTTTTGGCCAACTTCAGGAAGAGTTTCGTGTTTCATGACCTAGACAATGACAGAAGGAGCGCGAAGATCAAGGATTTTTAATGGAAAATAATGGTTCTGCGCGAAAAAATTCCGTTTGAATAACAGAAGAAGAGTCAAAACATTTGTTATATGCTTCAAATTCGTCCTTGTCTTTGGTATCATTTGCTGTTTCAAGAATGAAAGATTCGCCGGTTTTTAAATTCATTAAGCGAATATTTGCCATGATGTTTCCGCGCCGACCTATAAAAATAGGATTATTCATATGAATAAAAACGCTTTAGGGTTGTAAAAATTATATCCCGCCGCGTCAATTGCTTGAATTTCTGTTTCTTTTATCGCAAGCGGCACGTTTCGCCCTTCACAAATCCCCATTCGGATTTTATACCCGCGCCGCTCCAAAGACCGACACATTTGTTTTTGAATATCAGTTTTATATTCAAGGGGAAGATTGGAATATTGAATCATTGAGTTTTATTTTAATAGTTTATAAAACTTTAAACTTTCCCATCTTCTATAACCCGTTTAACACTCCGCGCCAAACCAATTTCGGTTTTATCACCCCACAGAGTAGAATAAAAATTACGCCCCTCCCCATCGGTTTTAACCGGAGTGAGGTTTAACATCGTGACAATCGCCTGACCTTTTATAAAATCCTCTTTATCTTCCTTCCCGATGTTATAACCAGATGCAAAATCCTTGCGAGAAATATCATCGGCTGTTGTTTCATCATATGGAAAAAGATAAGGTTTTTGTGCAAAACCTAGGGCGTAACCTTGATCGAAGAGGGAAATGTTATTATTCATGGGTGTTATTCTTTATTAAATTGGTGTGCGCGGCGGGAGTCGAACCCGCACGCTTTTAAAAGCAATCGGGTTTAAGTCGATTATGGCTGCCATTACATCACGCGCACGAAAGTTTTTAGTTTTACCTTATTTATTTAATAATCTCAAAGCGAACAAAACCAATATCAACATTGTTCTCATTCGCTATTTCAACAGAGAGCTTTGCGGCCTCTTCTATACCGCAAGAGTCTTCAGGAATATCAATTGCGCAGCGCGCATGATGAATAATTCCATTGATAAATACATTGACGAATATGCGTTTGTTTTTCATTTGATTGATTGGTTGACTCTTATAAGATAGCAGAAAGGGGAGATAATTCAAGCGTTTTTATTCAATTATGAGTGAATATCAAAGTCAAATTTGCTACCAAACGGGGGGCGAAAATCATTATACGCAACGGTAATTCCCCAAAAAACGGGATAATCAGGAATAATATTACCAAAATTCCAGCAATAGCCATCGCTAATGACAACACATGCATCACACTTTAAATCGTTCTCATTGATATATTTAAAAATAGGTGCATAATCAGTTCCCCCACCCCCTTTTGGATTTGGTTTAACATCCGAACCGCCTTCAAAAACCTCCATACCTTGAACCGTATGATCGAAATAAATTACAGTAAGAGTTGCTGAATCTTTATCCTCACTCATAATATCTAAGCAATGGCGAGTTTCTTCTACAATGGCGCGAACCTCTTCCAAGTTAACTGATCCGCTAGTATCAATCGCCACAATAATGTTTGCGGGTGCTTTGGAATAAAAATCAGGAAGAATGAAGCCATTTTGTAAAAAACGGCGGTCGGGGTTTTCAAAAGAATAGTCCTTTTGGGTAACTTCCGAAACGAATTGATTAATAATTTCCCGCCAGTTAAACTTTGGCTTATAGGAATTTTCTATCATTTCAATAATAGAATTTCCGGGAAGTTCGCCCGCCGCCTTTGCAATGGAAACCGCTTGTTTGGATTGAATTTTAGCCGTTTCTTCCGCGCTTTCTTCCGTAGCGGGCCGAACCTCGCCGAAAGTTACGGGTTTTTCTTCACCTTTTTCATCATCACTTTCAAAAGAATCAGAATTATTCTCTTCCCCATCCTGATTTTCCTGATTTTCAGAATCAGAACTTTCACCTTCGCCGGAATCACCAGCGCCATTTTCGGAATCAGAATTAGAATCTTGAGATTTTTCTTTCTTCTCATTTTTCTTATCCTGCTCATTCTGCTTTTTAACCTCCTCCATAAACAAAATACGGTAAACCTCTTCCGCATTCATTCCGTCAAAACGGGAATTAATAAGAACCCCTTTAGGAAGTTTAAATCCGCTCTTAATCAACTCTGCGTTTATGCAGTAATCGCAAGCCTCATTATAAATTCGGGCGTCACGTTTTCCCATTCGGCAATGATGAAGCAAAACAAGGTGCATCACCTCATGAACCAAAACCCCTTTGCATTCATCAAAAGAAAGAGAATCGGCAAAGTTAGAATTATAAGCAAGGCGCTTACCATCAACATAAAAGGTTGGGTTTTTATCGCTATTATCTTCAATAATTTCTTGTTGAAGAAGAATAGAAGCATAAAAAGCGTGGTTCTGAATGATGTTGTTAACAGCATCGCGAACTTTTTTGTGAGGGATTGTCTTCATCTAGGTATAATCTAGCAGGTTGGGCGCGGAAAACAAGAAAAAACACAAAAAGGGCTAAGATTTTTAGTCTTAACCCTGTTGAGTTTAAATAACTTAACTTTTTAAACCACCACGTCTTGATTTTCAACGTGCCAGTTAATGTAAACAGAAGTCTCCCTCATCTTGGGATTCTTTGTCACAATCATTTTAACAGAAAAGGCTTCATATTCCTTGGGGAGCCGCTTGAGATAAATCAAAACCGAGTTGAAAGTTTTTTCGTCCTTGGATTTATTAGAAAGAGCGGTCAAAACAAAATAAAGAACATCGGGCTTTGCGGGAATTTGAGCTGTGGACGGATTTGCAATAATTTCAGCGGGGAGATTTGCAATTGACTTACAGATTTTGTAATAAGCCATGAATTCCGTTGCAAAAATTTCCCCTACGGAGCCAGACCAAACCTCATGATTAACAATTCCAAGATTAATCCACTTACCAAGATTTGCAATCGTGCGCGGGCAAGCAAAATTTTGAATAGATTTGTTTTTTGGATCAAAAGTTGAAAGCATAGAGGGTTTGGCGCGAATATATGCAATCAATTCGTTTGGCATATTATTCTTTATTGCCCAATCAATCCAAGAATCTCCATCAACTTCTATTTGAAAAATTCCGGCAAAACGCGAAAGAAGCGGGGTGATTAATCCAGAAACACCCGCGTTATCAGTTTTATCATTTGTGGCAGCAATAAAACGAACCTTTGGAGAAATTTTCTTTCCATTGATCTCGCGAGCCAAAATAATTTGCATCACGCTCGCCTGAACACTTTGAGGAGCTTGCCCTAAATCATCAAAGAGAACAACTAAATCATTTTGAGTCTCAATCATTTTTTGTAAATCTCCGTAAGGAATAAAATCGGCGGTCAATTTATCATTAACCATACCGGAAACGGGCAAACCTTTAAAGTCGATAGGGTTTGAAACAATAGGATGTTGAATCATAATTTCCATCCCCATGTTTTTAACAATGTCGCAAATAACATCGGATTTTCCTACGCCGGGCGCACCTTTCAAAAGAATGTTTAAATTATTTTGAATTGCGATAGGCAAAACATTATAGAGTTCGGTGATTTTCATGTGTTGTGGTTGGGTTGAGGACTATAGAGTGCCAGAAACGCAGCAAGAATCAAGCTATTTTTTTCAAAAAAGTGATTTAAAAATTAAAAACGGGGTTCTCAATTAAGAAAACCCCGTTTTACTTTGTCAACCACAACAAACCCAAGTGATTGTCAATAAACCACTTGGGAAAATGTTAGAAAGAGAAGTCTGCCATAGTATCGGAAATTTCTTTGATAGATTCTTTCGTTTTTTCCATCGCAACGTTGCGCGCTCTTCCGCTATTACGAATATTTTCCGCATCAAGTCCGCAAATGTTGTTCTCGATTACGGAAATAACTTCGGAAAGTTTTTCGTTATCATTGATATTCAATTGCTTTGCTTCCTGCAAAGTTTCGCAAAGATTGGTGATATTAGAAGTGTGAAACTTAGAATCACTATCCGAAAGACGAGAAGAAAGATGAACCAGTTTTTCATTTATGCGATGCAAAACATCCATTTCCGCACCCTTGATTGCATCCTCAATTCTTTCTTGAATAGAATTGTTAATTTCCGCAATTTCTTCATTTGAAAGATTGTTTGTGCGAAAATCAGAATTTTCTACGGGTTTAACATTAACCCGCGCATAAAAAGAAGAGCGAAAAGCAGAAATAGAGGGATAATCGGCGCGAGAAAACATTGAACCGAGAGACTTTCTTTCAAATTCAAAGTCACCATCAATAATTTCCTGATATTCCGCACAAGCCAAATCCACCAATTCGTAAAACTTACGAACGTTGTCTTCCAACTCGGATTTAATTTTAGCATAGTTTGCAATTTTAACAATGCGAAAACCATCCGAACCCCAAGGGGCGGTCTTTTGATAAAAATCTAGCCGCATTTTTTGAGAAAAAGAGAGAACGGCAGCGGTTGCTTTGTTTTTCAACAAACTTTTATTAACACGGATGTAATCTACACTTCCGCCAACATCAGCGGCGGTTTCAGAAGATTGTTTCTTATCCTTTTTGTTAACAGAGAAAGTTCCAATGTTAATTCCAACAAGGATTGCTTTTTCAGCAAGATTCTTAACTTTAATAACAGACTTAATCGTGTCGGCGTTCATTTTTGTGTTTTGTTTGTGGTTGAGTTAGCTCTTTTTGAGCATGTTTAAAATATAGCATAGAGACGGGCGAACGCAAGCGTTTTATTCAAATATTTAAAAGATTTTTTATCCAAACGGTTTAACTTAATACAAATCACTATCACTTTTAAAATTAAAGGCGGGGCTCTCACTTAAGAAAACCCCGCCTAGTTTTGCCAACCACAGCAAACTCGGAATCTTAATCCCGAGAAATTAGTTTTATGTTTTTTTTACCAGAAGTTTCCCGCCTTCCAAAATATAAAATGGGGAGAAAATCTCTGTCCTGATATCGGGCTGGCTTACAATTATTTTATGAATCTCTTCAAAATAAGGCGTAAAACCCCGTGCAATAACTTTCCCCGCCTTCGCCTCTAAATATTCCGCGCAATCCTCTGAGTTGGAAAAGGTGGCGCGAGTATTAACCCGTAAACTTTGCAGACTTATTTCCTGAATCAATAAAGAATAACCTATTGAGGAATTGTAACTTAGGGAAATGTAATTTGCATTAACTTTTTTCATTTCTTATCCTCCATACTCTTTTTCGCATTTCTCGCCATTTCATTTAAAACATTCAGAGAGTCTCTATATTCAAACGAATTAGCATGGGACGAAATTAAATTGAGAAACAAATCCGCCATGTTTCCAACTCCCAATTCATAATCAGTCTTTCCATCTTTAAAACGGAGTTTTCTGAGTTGAACGAGAGCGGCTTGAATTTTTTCTTTATCTTTCATTTGGTTTTTGTTTACTCGTTTAGAATGCTCCTTCTTTAGGTTGAAAGCAAGATAATTTATTTTATTTCTTATCAATACTGAGACAATTCCTTTATCATCTCACCGACTTTTAATCGCGCCGATTTAATCAAATTACGATTCACTTGATAAGGTGTGAACTTTTTACAATTTTGTTTAAACTCTTCGCGCTCAAACATTAGAGCGAACTTTTTAATTAAAATTGTTTGGCCGTGAGGCATTAAATTATAACCCTTTTTTAGCCAGTAATTTCTGCCTTTGATAATTATTCTTTCGGCGAGATTCATAAAATTTAGTTTTTTCTAACAAGGGAATGACACAACCGCCCCACAAATCAACCATTTTCTTTCAAAAACTTCTCAATTTCTTTCATCCGATCGCGCCGAAAACCTTCAAATAAATCAATTTGCCAACGTTCGCTTGCGCCCGCATAATATCGTTTACCCTCCGGCCAAGCAATAACACGATCAAAGAATAAATCGGCAACTTCCTCTTTGAAATTACTTTCCGTGATTTTTCCGGTAAATTCCCGTAGAAGTTTATTAAACGCGCCGCGATTATTCTCTTGAAGAAAAACCAAGATTTGCCGCAAAAATTTCTTATCAATCTCATTGTTAAGATATTCAGGGGTATCTTTAACGCTTTTGCGGCATCCTGCTTTATAGCAGAAAAAGGGGTGATATTTGATTTTAGCCATAAATTTACGATATTTCACTCGCATAAGATTCGTCAATTTCAAAATCTTCCGTGAGATAACCGATTTCTTGCAAAACCACTTCAATATGGAAAATAAAATCATTTAATTCATTCCCCATTTCCAACCCAGCGGTTTCAAACGCTCGGCGAATATTAATAACGTGTTCGTGAGCATCGGAAGGATAACCCTCGTAAGCGAATCCCTTTGAACTGAATTTAATCGTTTTCATGTTTTTTTGTTAAAATTTAAAATTAAGTTAGCAACAAACAATCTCTCTCCTCATTCACATAATACCCGCCGTAAATAGACTTATCCCCTTGGAATTTATACCGTAGGAAGCGATTAAATTATTATAATCGTCAATTTCCTTTTGTTTTTTAATTTCTTCTTGGCGCACACTCTCCAATTTGTATTCCGCTCGTTTAATCTCCAACTCCTTGTGTTTAAACGCTTCAACAGAATCATTGAAAATATACCCGCCCTTGTTTCCATTGGAATCACACCAAGATGGAAGCATAAACCTGATTGGATTTTCACCAATTTGACAAGGAATGGATTCGCGAAGCTCTTCTAAGGTAAAGTCTTTCATGGTGTTTTAAAAAGTTTCGGTTTTGCCGCCGAGAGCAACCAACCTTGATTTATAAACAGCAATTTTGTAATTAGCCTCAGAGTAAATTTTCTTATAATTTTCAAGGTTAACTTCTTTTTCTGCCTTGAGTTGTGCCAAAGTATTTATCAGTTGAGGAATAATTTCAGAGTTATCAGAATTACATTCATTTCCATAAATATCAGTAACTCTTTTGAGTCCAAGTATTACTTTAACTTCTTCTAGTATTTCTTCGTTTGTCATGTTGTGGGTTTGGTTTAACTAACTTTTATTAAAATAGCAAGATGAGCGAAAAAATCAAGCGTTTTTATTCAATTTTTATCGGCTTACAACTATGCAAAATCCAGTTACAGACTCCGCTCCATTTTCCAAAAGTTTTTTAGCCGCGCAAACCATAGACGCGCCGGTTATAGAATAATCGTCAACGAGAAGAATTTTTCCAGCGACCCTCTTAGATTGAAACATTTCCGCGCTCTTTTTGTGTCGCAAGTTAACGGGGATTTTGGAAATCCTACCATTTTTAACCAAAGTATCAAAATCTGAAACTTTAATCCCGCTCAAACGGTTTATTCTATTCGCAAAGTTTGCCACAAGTTTTTTACTACTCGGCATGATTACAACCGAGTCAAATTCACCTTCGGGAATTGAAAAGTTAAAATTAACGATTCCCTTTCGCTTGAAAGTGATGAGACCTCCAAATTTATTCTTCTTTTGAAGGGCCCGAATTTTAACCCCGTTTCGGTTACGATAATACATAGTAGTGTGGTTGACTATGGACAAGGTAACAGAGTGCGGGCGAAGGTCAAGGAGTTTTATTCAAAATCTCGTTAAGCCTTTTTTCGCAATAATCAACGTTTTGTTGCGCGAAATAGGTTTGGCTATAACCCTTTGCCGCATTTAATTCCTTCCGCGCCTCTTCCAAACACTCTTTTGCCTGTTTAATACTAAATTCCCTGTCCTCTTCTTTGGTATATCCCGCCCATTCTCCACGATAACCTCGCGCCCGCAAATTTTCTTTACTTAAAACGCGCGGTTCACCGTAAATTTTAATCAGTCGGGTAAACTCCTCAATGTCAGCAATTACTGATTTTTCATAAGATTCAACGTTAAAATCAATCGTCGCTTGTAAAGAGCAATGCCCAATCATTCTATTGTGATAGAACTTATGCTCTAATCCATCGACCCATGAAAAAATCTTGTCAGAATCGCCGCCAAGAGGAAATTCCTCCCGCACGTCAAAATAATGGCCGGTTTCCGTGATTGAAGAATAAGCGAGTTTTAATGCAAGGTTATATGCCTCATTCATTAACTCCTCTAGGCTTTTTTCTATAGTTTCCATGATTAAAAGTTATCAGCAAGACTTTTTAATTCATCTACTGTTGCCTCTACCCGCTCAATCTTTTCAACGATTTTATCCTTAGCCGTAAGATATTCCGCCGTTTGCGCAGGAAGAATCTTTTTATCCCATTGAATTTTACGGGCGTTTTTATTCTCAAGATATTCCCTATCCCAAGTGAAAAATTGCCGTTTGTGCATCCATGTTGTCAGAGGGTTGTCTTGATAGTCTATTTGACAAGATAGATAATAAGTGGCGCGATTTGGTTGATAATGGATTTTATTATTCTGAATGGTATATTCGCCATCCTCAACATAATTAGTTATAGCAAAAATAATGGGAACGTTCTTTTCGGCCCCACACATTACTTCAAGAACGTCGCCAATTTTATACAAAGGCTCGTCAATTTCAATTTCAAGTTTCACTTCAAAACCTCCAAGCCAGTAGATTTTTCAATCTTGTAAATAATATCGCCCAGCTTCATCGCTCGGGGAGCAAATTCACACAATTCACCGCAAAGCTTCTGTCGTTCGGGACGATTACGAATTTTCTCATCTTCCGACCAAGCCTTAATAAAAGCGTCGATTGATTTTGTGAATGCTTTGTAATTTTGCAAAACTTGGCGCAAATTTTCTTCCGCGCTGTAAATAATTTCGTGTGGTTCGCTCATTGGATACGTTGATTCTTTTTGGTTTTTATAATGTTCGGCAATTAGTTTGATGGGAAAACGCTTCATGCGGTGAAGTAATAAGAGATTAGACTAAGGTGGTTTAAAGTCAAGGGGTTTTATATGTTTTATACATAATTCAACGCACTCATCCCCGCCCGCTTTCTATTCCGTTCAATAATTTTCATCCCCTCTTTATACCCAATTTTGTCGAATTTTCTTTGCGCCCAAGGTAATTCTGAATAACGAAAACACTGCCAGAATCTTGTATAAGCAAGTGTTAACTTTGACCCGCGATCAAAAGCGTTTTCGCAAGCCTGAATTGAATAACCGGCGCGAATCATATAACAGATTGCCTCACGCTTAGGTAGAGAATACCAGAGGTAGGAAAACTTAACGTGTTTCCAATCTTTGTTCGCGGCCTCGGGATGTAACCAATTGCAGAGAGCCTCAATATCAGAATTTATAAAACCCATGATTTTATTTCTTGATTGTTTTTTTAAAATCGGGCATCTCCGATAAATTAATCTCCGCGATTCTAAAATGTCCATAGCCGTCCTTCCCCGCCAGTTCCTTCACCTTTTCAAAATACTCTGGCATGGAACAAAGAATTTCTTCCTCCCACTCTTCAGAGTTCAACTTGCGACCGTATAAGAGAGTTTCGTTTTTCATGAGTTTTTAATTACCTCATCGGAAAAAACAACCCAATTAATCCAAGCTAGTTTATCCCAAAGTGCGTGGCAAACAGGTGGCGGGTTGAATTTGTAATTCCCTTCATCATAGGCTTTTAAGACGATGACTGGCACCTCTTCTAGGGTTTTATAAAATTGCTTTTTCATATTCCAATTTTACATTTTGCTGATATGAACATCTCGGCCAAGACTAATTAATTCTTTTGCCAGATCCACAGAAATTCCGTGGTGCTCGGCAATTTTTTCAACAGTCAGATAATTATTAACCCAATCAAGATAAAAAGCATGGGCGAATTCTTTAGCGGATGTATTCATGGTGTTTTTTTGTTTAACCTCTATACACTAGCGCAAATCCCGCACAAATCAATCAAAATATTCGGTAATCGTGGTGATTTTTTTAATAGTGAACTTCCAATTGGGATAAACTCTCAATAAATCTTTTTTAGTTTTACGGGCTTCTTTTAGATCGGGTTCGGATCGCCAATGTTCTACATCATGATTTTCATAAATACGACAAACAATGTATTCGTATTCTTTCATAATCAATTTTCCGAATAAATTTTTAGAGATTCCCAAGAAGGGAGTTGGTAAGCGCGACCTTGTTTGATTTCGCCGCGCCGGTATGCCATTTCTTTTTCATAAGACTTGCGCGAGACTAGAATATTTCCGTCAGAGGAATAAGGCAGATAACGCATTTCGGAACAAGAAACACCAAAATCATCAATGAATTTATTTAGAGAGTTTTTCCAATTTTGCTTTGCCTCCTCTTCCTCTTTCACAATATCATTAATAGTTTTCATTTCAATTTTCTCCCTTGATATAAAACTCCTCTTCCTTCCCATTAAGTGTCACCCCGTCCCGCCAAGTCAAACCGATATAGTTTTCCCCGCGACCCCCGATGTTATAACCAATCAGGTAGCCACCAGATTTGGTTTTAATAACGCGGTAAGCCTCATTTGCCCAACAAACGGTTTTACCTTCTTCAATGGCTTGTTTAATTTGTTGTAGATTCATAGTGTAAAATTTTCGTCAACCATTAAGATTTTAACTGATTTATACTTCCAAACATCAAATTCCTCTTCAGTTCTAAATAAATAAGATGAAATTTGTTTGGGAGATACTTCTGTTATGACTTCTAAAATTTCGCCATCTCCAGAATCGTGATTTACATAAACAATTATTTTATTAATGCCGTCAGGAATATCTCTAAAAAAGTCTTCTGGAGATTCCCTTTTTTTGATTTTCTTTTTCATACTATTCGGCTCGACAAGCTTCTTCAATGGCGGATTTAATTTCGGCGAGATTCATGATGGTGATTATCAAAGTGTGTTTTTGTATTCTTCACAATACTCAGCCGGAATATTAATCCCGTAATAAGTCAAATCGTGGGCTAACATACTATCTTTGAAGCCCGTTTTCTTTTTTACGTATTCCCGCCAATCAATCCAAAAGCGATAACTATCATCATTTCCGCACGCCGTTGAATTTCCAACAATAGAGCCAGCGGGAATAACAATATCCCAGCCGTTAAAATTTACAGAGTATTCTTTAATTGTTTTCGCTTGTTTGTAAGATGTTTCCATTTTGTTTAACAGTTAAGATAATAGAGGAAAATAAACGAAAGTCAAGGTATTTTCTTAAAATCCCGAACAAATGCGCATTGCTTCGGAATTGTTTCTCATCCCAAAAATATAAGAAACATTATTCGGAAGGGGTTTTGAAAAAACTATTTTACAAAGAGTGTTTGCAAAACCGTGGTGGTTTGGAGTTGCTTCAATGGGTGTCGCCCAATCATTATTTTCTCCATGATATACGGTGGCAAATCTTTTTTCTGAAACGGCTTTTTCCCATTCGGGTTTTAAAACAAACTCGGCGTGAAAAACAGGACCGAAATCCCGTTGCAGTTTTTTGAAAGTTATTCCTTTGTTTTTCATTACGAATAAGACAATAACAGACGGCGCGGGGAAAGCAAGAGAATTTATTTATTTTTTCCAGATAAAACCGATTCTTTTCCGATGTTTCTCAAATCCATCAGAGCCAAAGATATAGCGGGAGGCAAATCGTATATTTCGTTCTCTGTGAATGTTTTATAGATTTCAATGCACCGTGCTCCCGCAAAGGTTTTTAAATCTTCCTTGCTGAATTTATGGTTATTTGTAGGGATCATGTGGGTGGATAGTTTTTTGTAATTTTATTCAATATTTATAGATTTTTCAACATCAGAAATTAAAAAAGACGTTCCACACGCGGAATTTTGCCCCATCTTGGCGAGTTTAACAACTCCCTGATTGTGCAAAACAAAATTAGAAACTACCCAAAGGCGGTCCCCGGTTTTAAATTGGCGGAGACGTTTACTCTCACCTTTGAAGAATATCGGGGTTTTAACCGTGATTGTTTGACCTTGGGAGAAGTTCATCGGTTTAAAAAATTATTTTTCAGATATAACTTCACTAAATTTTGCGAAAGGAATTTTTATTTTCATAAAATCAGATATAATCGCGTGCCTCTCATTAATAGAACGGTGCAATAAACGTTTGTTTATATTTTTTATTTCGTTGATTTGTTTTGTATTCATGGTGTGGTTTCTTCTTAATTCGGTTAAGAATCTAGTGTTAACGGGGTGAAATCAAGAGATTTTATTCAACATTCGTCCGCATCAATCAAAACCGCACTCGCCCCATGATTCTCATTATACCATTTTACGAAAAATTCCGCATCTTGACGAGAAACGAACCAAATTTTATCCTCCGACCACTGATTTTTATAATCGGGTAAAAGCATCACACCTTTAACATTCCTTCCCTTAATCACCCAATCATAATCATACCAACGGAAGCAATCAATTTTCGCCCTGTCTGGAATATCGCAGGAATGTCCTTGCCCGAAAATATAAGTTTTAATTTGCGGGTCAGTGTTTCTTTCTAAAAATTCTCGTCTTTTTTTATTCATAAATATTTTTCAGAGGAGCGGGCTACTGTCGATCTTAATGGGTATTGATTGATACTATCTTTCTCAAGGTTTCAGATTTCCCGCTCGGTCCCAAACCTTTTTTCCTTTTCTCTGAAAATTAAATAAAGACAATCTCTTTTTTATACTTGTCTTCTAGGTCGCACCATTTCCTCCGATATTCAAAAACGCTCATTTTAATTTCACCATCAGGGGTGTAAACAGTTACTTCACCATCTTTACTTTTCGCGCCCATTTCCCCTTCTTTTAATTCAACTGGAATAGGTTGAAAACAGGCCGCAACGCCAATCAAATGTTTAACCGCCTCTGTTTTGGTTTTAAAAAACTTATTCTGAGTAATATCGGGCGGAAAATATGCGAGCCAATCATTACCCCAATTCAAATGATAATTAACCTCACCGATTTTCTTCTCATTTTGAAAAATGGAAGACTCTTCTTTGTTGTGCGTAACAACCTTAATGTTTTCGGGATAGGGAGATATGGAGTGTTTCATGATTTAAAACATAACACGAATAAGGGCGAATGCAAGGATTTTTATCCTGTTTTATGTTTAATCCTCAACTCTTTAGCCAAAGCATTAACATCTCTAACATGAGAATATTTCAAATAGATTTCTTCCCAACTAACAGGAAAACCTAATGGCCCTAATTCCCGCCAATTTTTAACAATCGCCTGTTTAAGTTTGTCATTTTTAAGTGCGCGCCTCATTAGCGCGACAATAACTGCGTCACCGTCAAACATTTCAAAACAGTTGTCGAAATTGCGCGATTTAATATTTTTAAGGAAGCATTGAACGGCGTAGTTAACGCGATATTGAAAAGCTTCTGGATCAGTTGTCTTCATTTTGTTTTTTTACTCCTTAATCTCCAAAACTTCTTTAATCGCTCGGTTTAAATTGTGTTCCTGTTTATTGTTAATGACATACGTGGGCCACAATCCCGGCCAAATAACAGAAATGCCGATTGATTTAAGAATATTTTCAACTTCATCGGTTAAACCCTGATATTTCTTTTCATATTCCGCCCGCTCTTTTTCAGGAATTTTCCCGTCATTGGCTTTTTCGTAATTTTTAATGGACTTTTCCAACTTTCGATTTACAAAACCAATAAATTCAACACGTTTCCAAGGATCGCGGAGAGAGTCTTTTGTGATAATCATGGTGATTAGGATTAAACTATAGATCAAGCCAGCCGCTAATTCAAGTCTTTTCTTTCAAAATTTCCTGATTTTTATACGGAATACAATCTTCTTTTTATACGGAATACAATCTTCTGACATATTATAAATCATATTGGAAAACTCCCCCATCTTAATTCGCGCGTGGTATCCCTCTCGGCGCAAGTCGGAATCAATAGACAGTTCTTGTTCAATATCGAAAATTAATTCAGAGGCTTGCTGAATTTTCTTCCGCATTTCTTCTTTGGTTAGGTTTTTCATAAATCAACCCTTATAAACAATTTTGTCATCTTCTTCAAGAATACTCATGTCAATCAAATATTCTATTAATCCGCTCATATCCGCGTTATGCTTCATAAAACCATCCTCTATAATCCTCAAGGGTTCGATATTCCCATCCTCATCCTCATTGGAGATTTCAAAAACAGTTTTTCCGGTATCTGCATTTTCAACATGCGCTTTATAAGTCCCGCGCTCGTCTAAATCGACAATATAATAATAGGTTGTTTTCATGATTAGTGGGATTAACTAAAGAGTGACAGAAATCTGCTAAAAATCAAGCCTTTTCTTCCGTATTTTTTAACAAATCTTCCTCATTATATTCAACCAACGTCCGATCAATCTTGCCAAAATCACGCGGGTTAAAATAAACGGAAACCCCATATTTGTTATTCTGACTATACGCATATTCATATCCCAAAACGGGCCACTTATATTTTTTAAATTCCTCCTCTTCGACTTCAATCCCAATGGAGAAACCAACTTTGCCAAACCCATTATATCGACGCTCTTTTTCTTCATAATCAAAACGCAAAGCCTCTTCGTTCGCCTCAATTTCTGGAAAGAAAAAGTTAGCTATCACTTCATCAGTCCCGCCGCCCGAAGTTGAGGAATGGCCGTTGAAACGAGGATATTTAATTAGATAACCACGGTCTTTCTCATCGTTTAATTTCCAACTGGCATTCACAATCAACCAGTTTTCTTTCGTGATTTGCATGGAAAAATGGGTGATTTGAAACCCCATATCTTTTTCCATGATATCTTTGGAGTCGGCATCCCACTCAAAAAACGGGTGAATTGATTCTACGGGGATTATAACTTGTGTGTTCATAACTAATATAGGTTTTCAGAAAATAACTGTGTTTCATCGCCGCCGACCCGCCTCTTTATTTGTCCATTCTGTTTTGCGACGACAAGGGCATCTTCTCTAGTGTAAAAATTCCCCCTCTGATCTATAAAACCTTGTTCGCACCCTTTCCACCAATCCGGTCCTTCGCTTGCCTTAATTTGTGCCCGCATGATTGAATCGTAATGCCGCGCCCCGCAAACGATACGGTTTTCTTTTCGGTTGGCCGCGCAAACTATGAATGGATTCATTTGGTGTTAAAAACATTTATTTGAATTATTAGTTTTCATAAGTTTTTATCAATTTTTATTTCACAATCTTGTTATTTTTATGTATTAGTGAATATGAAATTAAGTGGATGGGCAAAACAAAAGGGAATTCATTATCAAACAGCTTGGAAATGGTTTAAGGCTGGAAAGATAGAAGGGGCTTATGCTACTAGTGATGGGACTATATTCGTGGAATCTTTGGAAGAAGTCAAGAAAAAAGAAAAATTTTGCATAGTTTATGCGAGGGTTTCTAATTTTTCCAGAAAAAAGGAATTGGATTATCAAGTAAAAAGATGTGAAGATTTTGCTTCTAATGCCGGAATAGTGGTTGATAAATCCTTAAAAGAAGTTGCCTCTGGGATGAACGAAAATAGAAAGATTTTTTGGAAAATGTTAGAGTCCAACCCCTCTCTTATAATTGTTGAGAACAAAGACAGGCTTTCGCGCTTTGGATTCAGCTACATCGAAAAATTACTTAAAAAACATGGGTGTGAAATTTTGGTTATTAACAAAGCGCAGGAAGATCAAGAGGATTTGGTAAAAGACCTAGTTTCTATTATTTACTCTTTTTGCGCAAGACTTTATGGAATGAGACGGGCGAAAAATAAAGCGGATAAATTTAAACAAATTTTAAAGGCCAATGATTAGAGCGGTAAAATTAACTAATAAGTTTGCGAATCGTGGGAAAAACGATTCGTTGAATGCTTTTCTTCGTGAATATCGTAGAGTTGCGAATGAACTGGTTGATTTTTATTGGAAAAACGGACTGTGTTTCGACGGAAAAGTTTTTTGCGTGGAGCATCAGGAATATAGCTTTCCAACGATGCTAGACAAAGATCAACTTCCTAAGGGTCTAAATTCTTTTCTTTCTGCGCGAGCTATAAAATGTTTGTCTACACAGGTTTGTGGCATCATAAATGGACTGTTCGCAAAAAGAAAAAAGCAAATTTTTATCAGAGATAAACTAATAAAAGAAGGAAAAAGAGTTCCAGAAAAGCTTTTAAAAAATATCAATGGATTATTATCGAAACCAGATTGCTCCAAGATTAACGCCGAACTAAATTCTATTTGTTGTGAATTTGAAAAATCCGAAAAGACTTGTTTTGATGGGTTTTTAACTTTGTTTAGCTTACGCAACGATATAAGAGGGTCAAAAATAATTATTCCAATAAAATTTCATAGGAATTATAATAAGTGGGCGGCGAGGGGGACTCTTTTAGCTTCGTTTCTTATTTCAGAAATAAATTCTCAATTTAGGTTTCAACTAAAAACAAGCAAAAAGGAAAAAGGTGTCACTGTTGGAGCAGACCAAGGATTAAAAACCGTTCTAACCCTTAGTAATGAAAAAGTTACACCTAGAGAAAATAAACACGGGCAATCCCTAGATAGTATTATTGATAAGTTAGCAAGAAAAAAGAAAGGATCGGGCGCTTTCGGAAAGGCTCAGGCACACAGAAAAAACTTTATTAATTGGTCAATAAATCAATTAAATTTTAGCGACATCAAACAAATAAACTTGGAAAAAGTCGTTAATATAAACTTTGGCAAGCGGGTATCTAGAAAAATGCAAGCTTGGACAAACACGGGCATCAGAGACAAAGTGATTAGTAGGGCGGAAGAGCATGACGTTCATGTTGTTTTGCAAGACTGCACTTACAAAAGTCAAAGATGCAGCGCCTGCGGATCGGTTCGTAAAGCCAATCGTAAGGGGAAGAGATATGAGTGTAAAAATTGCGGAAACGCAATAGACGCGGATTTAAATGCCGCGAAAAACCACGAAATATCTTTACCCCCGTTGCCTTGGGGAATACGAAATAAAAAGCTAAATATGAAAAACGGTTTCTTTTGGAGATCGGATGGAATATTTAATTTTAATGGAGAGGCACTTACAGTTCCTTTTTCCGAAAAATAAAGAAATTGATATTTACTTATCAAATTTCTAACTGTTGGTAATTCTATATGGAGATAATTTAACTTCACGAAAACCCAATTGAGAGGAAGTTTCGGCGAGAGAAAAAGGTGGGGCGAGTTTGTCACTCATTTTATCAAATACCACTATGCGAAACCAAGTATTTATTCATCTTTTCTCTGACAGAATCAGAGTTTCCCTTAAGCCAACAAAGAAAAATAGATTCCCCGGTCCGTTTAATTCTGTAAAAAGAATGGCCTGTTTTAGTGGGATAAGCCCAAATTCGGTCAAAAAGATTTGCGTAATGACCGTTACAAGTTCGGCGGTTTCCCGAATCGTAGCAAAAAGATTGTTTCTTCATAAAATTAAAGCCATTCTACACTCCAACGATAGCAATTCATCATCACGGTTTTATTGCGCTTGGTTGGTTTGTTGGAATAATACCAAGGCCAGCGACACGCGACTTCCGTTTTCCCTTGATCGCGATATGCTACCACATCATAAATGATTTTCTTAAAATCTTTCGCATACCAATCATTCGTCGGGACTTTTTCAAGATATAGGGTGAGGAGGCTCATTTGGATTTTTATTTAATTGTTTTGATAAAAACTTTGCTGGAATCTTCCTTCTTCCAGTCCCCTACCATACTCCCGCGAGAGTAGTTCGTCAAGAGCTTTTTTCTTAAATTCTTTGCCTTTAAAATCGGAGGTTAAAAGTTCAAGTTTCAACTCTTCCTCGGTGTAATCTTCGATGTGTTTGTTCATTGTTCGATATCCCTTTTTCTATTTAAATAAAAACCTGATTTACGGCGAAGAGCGATTAAATGAAACCTATCATCAAATAAATTAGAGGAAATAATTTCTTTCACCCTTTCTTTTATCATATTTTGCCCAACAGAATCTCTTTTCAATTTCCTCCACAAACCAGCTAAGTCAGACAATTCGCAATTTTCCAAATGCCCCGGCCAATCATAAAAATCCGTAATATTATATTTTTTAGAAGTGTGATGCCATTCAGTTGACCGCATCGTTTCGCGCACTAACTTTGCCGATTTAAAACCGTAAACCTGCGCGCATTTAGTTGCCGGATAACGCCCTTGTGACTCGGCATAAACGGCATTGTTAGATTTAGAATAATTGAAATAACCGGCCATAATTAAAACCTTTCGTCCCTAACCAAATTACCCCCCGAATCGGAATAAAACATTTTCTTCGGCCCGCCGCCAAACATTGTCAACGTCCGGGCGCAATTTACACAGGCTTTTGACATATTTGGATTTCCATTGTTATCAATGCGGATATTGAGAAAAGTATAATCTGAAATATCTTCCTCCCCCAGCTTTACCAATGCGCTCAGTTCTGAATGAACACAGGGGCGATATTCGCTTTGAAAACCTTTCCAATTTTCGTATTTACCAAAACGATTTGCGTTATGTAATTTGTTGTAATTGTTGGTCGCGATACAAACCATTTTGGATTTATGATAAACCAAGGTAGTATGCGCGGATTTTCCAGTCTGGACTTTTGGCTTAAGTGCGCGGCTAATTTCCACGGCTCGTTCGTAAATTCGGGCGTTCATGAGTGTTATTCCCTAAATTTAGGGAAACGAGAAAGAAAAATCAAGAGATTTTGTTAAAAATTATTCCTCACTCAACACATGAAACCCCTGCTCAATAACGCTAAATTTATTTTTACCGAATAAACGATAAGAGTTTTCTTTATCTGGAATAGGAATACTTTTAAAAACCTTCTCTTTATTCAACTCCCATTCTTTCGTTTCCCCATCAAACCATAAATAATAACCCTCTCCTTCCAACCAATTAAGTTTATCACCAAGGGAGTTTAAATAATTTTGTTGCACGGGTGTTATAATTTAAAATTCACGCCGCCTCAGACTCAATCCGTGCGCCCTTACCCTTGAAAAAGTTAAAGCAGTCTCGCGCCTCTACCTCACTATAGAAATAACTAGGGCGGTTGATAAGATCATAGCGTTTTGCCCCACCGACTTTACCCCCGAATAAGTCTCCCACCTTGACAGAGAACTTCATCCGGTTGTTAAAACTCAAATTTACATCAAAGTCTTTCGAGTCAAACTCGGCAAAGATATCCTTGTGGGACTTAACATGGGGCTTGGACCTAATGAATGTTTTCATATTTTATAGAGCTAAAAGAATAGGAGTGAAGACTAGTATAATGATTAGGATTTCGGGCATCAGATTAGGCACAAAGGTCTCTCATGTCAATCTCTTTTGCGTGCTCCCGATCAATTTTTTCCTTCTTTTTTACCTTAAACTTAATAGTCGGCGGGGCGATTGGTTTGCGAGTTTTAAGTTGGCCAAGTTTCTTTTTTAACTTTTCGGTTTTCATGGGGGTTATTGTAGATATGAGATTAATTTAGATAGGAGAATAGAACCAATGACTATGAGCGAAACTAATAAGAATGTAATTCTGAATTCCATAGGTTTTTACACTACCAGTTAATCTTCGAAACTCAAGGAAATTTTTCCAGTGGTTTTATCGAAGATTTTACAAACGACCAGTTCACCGTCAAACGGCCCATGTGTTCTCGTTTCGGGCGGAACTGTATCAAGAAACTCGATTAAATCGCCGACCGTTTGGAAATTTTGTTGGGAAAGGATAGTGTGGGACATAAGTGTTATTCTTGGTTTTTAACGAAACTTTCTCCGAATAATTCTAAAGATGCGTATTCCCTTGAATCACTTGAGCTAAGTCCCGCGTTTATTCCTGCGAGCCAGAGTTCATAGAACTTAATTTTTATAATTGGGTCAATCATTTGGAAAGTCCAGATAAGTATGGTAAGCAATTCCAACCTCGTCATCCTGCACGCATTCCATAAGAATTGCAACAGAAAAACCATAAAGTTCTAACAACATATCACTCAACTTCCCGCCCTTCCCCTTAAATTCTTCATAATCCTTTCGAGTTATAAAAAATACAAACTGGTGGCGTGTGGTGCCCTCAATCGGGAAAAAGGCGGGAGGCGAGGGAGATTTTTTCAAGGGAGTTAAACCTTAATTACTTGGAACCCTTTAGATTGGAGTAGTCCCCGATCCGATTCGTTTTTAGCACCAAGTAGCTTCCAAGTCTTATTTGACGTAGGCGCGGAAATGTCTAGGCGCGTGTCGTTATGTTTTGCGGTCCAGTGGGTAGTTTTATTCATAGGTGTTATATTTGTTTTTTTTCTGACAAAATTTGTGTTAAAACTTAAACTTGATACCAATCATTATACTGGCGGAAGAACTTGCGGGATTTTCCATCACCTTTTTTAACCAGACCCGCGCTCAAAGATTGTAGGTCCGCGCCTTGTTTGTGGAGTTCATACGCGCGGTTACTTCCAACTTTAACTCCATTGGTGGGAATAACGCCCGTTTCTTTCGCAACCTGCCAGTTTTTATATTGACGGAAGAAAGAACGGGGCTTTTTATCCAAAGTATTAACAATAACCACTTTACCAAAAGAATCTTCGCCCTGTAGAGAAATTTCGCCCTTACGGTGAATTTCATAAGCGCGGTTTGCGCCCATAATGGTAGAGTCTTGAATGTTTTTTGTAACACTATTACCCTTAACATGATTCGAGGTAAAATCCTCAACATTTTCTGCTTCTCCGGCAATTCCTACCACTTTATATTCGCAAACCCGCATTTTAGCACAGTTTGCATCGTTAGGAATGCTAATTACATTTTGTGGATTTACTTTAACGAGAATAATCACGGAACCACTTCCCCCAAAAGAACTTACATAAGTGAACGCGCCAACATGCAATCCGAAGTGGCAGGCGCAATTTGCATCATCGCTTACCTTATTGCGCGGAACTTTAACAATCTTTCCAACACTATTGTCAATGGTTTGGGTATGATGATCCAAAAACCTATCTGTTACTGACTTAAAGGCGAGAAAATCTCCGTCCTCGTTAATTGCCAAGTTATAACGTTCCAAGTAGCCGAAAAGTTGTTCGCGGCTTCGTTCGGAAGGATTCAACATAAGTTTATCCAAAAATTTTACAAGATGTTCAAAAGGATAATCTTGCGAGATAAATTCAAAAACTCTTTTTGTCACACTATTATGAACTGGCTTTCCGTCATAATGAATTTCATTCTCAAATACCTTTACCTTGCCCACTCCATATTTTTCGATGGTCTTGGCCGCGTTAAGAGCAGATTCTAGTTGTGTCCAAGCACCCTTGGAGATTACCTTGCGCAAGTTATGAAAACGGGCATCGCCCTGATAAATAGTGTAAGGCTTCCCATTGTGAGTTACCACGATGAAATCTTCCCCAAGAATGTAGTGAGGGGTGAGTTTGGATTTAAGTTTAGTTGGCATGGTGTTAGGTTTTATGACTGTGTTAAGGTTATGCGGTTACGGGCGAAACTTCAAGAGAATTTTTAGAATTTTTCTCATCAATTAGGGTAATATATTCAAGATAGTGTTGAATCATATTTGTATATTCCCAGCGGTAATAATTTACATCGGCAAAAATAGGATAGGATTTCATAAATTCTTTGGCCAAAGCATTTAAATTGTTAGTTAATTTTTGTATTTCTCTGCTTTTTGTTGTAACTTGAAACTCACTTGCCAAGTCCTCAAAAGGATCGGTTAGTGATTTTGAGAAGTCAATTTGGTCTAAAATATGGGATAGTTTTTCAGATGGGACGAATTTACCCTTATTGACCTGATTGTAAATAGCCGTGAGTGGGTAACTAATACAACTACTACTATCCAATTCATTAATACTAACTTTTTCCGGCGCGGGTTTGTCATAATGTGTGGTGAGTAAACCGAGTAAGACTTCCCCGATGCGTTTAAAATTAGGGGTAATCTTATCCTTATTTTTGACTGGAACGATATAAATAACGGGGTTATCCGCATAGTCCGGCGCGACGTGTTTTAGGAATTTATGAATGTTTGATAAGGAGCAATTAACATCTTTGAATCCTGCATCATAATAATACTTGTTATAGTGGGAGAAAATATAATAAGCGTTTTCTACCTTGGAAAAATCTAGGTCGAGAGTTAAAATTGGCTCGCCGTCATGTTCGTCTACAATTTCATCATCTACTTCCCCATACTCATCATCTAAATCATAGATTTTACAATTACCAGATGCGGGATTCCGCTTGGTTTTATCCCGAACTTTCTTGGGGAGAACGATTGCCTCGTTAATATTTTGAAACACTCCGAAATCAATTCCGGTTTTCTCGCAATATTTCTTTAGAGTGTCAAGACTCCCTATCTGCACGACATAAATCATTTGATACTCCCCAAGATTTCCCTCGTTGAAGTAATAACGGCAAAGATTCTTCACTCGGCCATTTTTACTCCGCTTTAAGTCATAAAACAAACAGCGTTTCTCAGCCTTTTCCGCCTTAAAATAATGAAAAAATTGAGTTTCGTCAAGGCGAACGCGCAGATTATAAGATCGGTCACGCTTGCGGGAGACTTCTAAAAGAGTAATGTTATCCTCCTTTTGAATTCGAAAAAAGTCTTCTACAATGGGAGCGCCGTTCACCACAATCTTAATATCCTTTTTTACTAAATCGGCAATAACACTCAACTCCCCCAAATCAGTAAAGATGTTACGAAAGAATCGCCGACCATCACACTCGGTTTTAAGAGAATCCAATTTTACTTTAACCTCATCAATAATCTCCTTTTCAATCTCACGGATTTTATTTTGAAGAAATTTAATGGTTTTAGGGGTGTAAGAAATAGACTCGCGGGAAGCTTGCAAAGTAACATCGCCAATCCCTACAAAAATTACCATACCCTTTTTAAGTAGGTTACGTTGAATGTCGGTTAAATCGGGAATTTGGGTTTGATCTAGGGAATAAGCGATTGGGCCAGAAACAACAGAGGTAGAACCGTCTTTGGTAAAACCCCAGCGGTTTGGCTTCAAAAGATGATATTCCACCACTTCTTTTTCGTAATCTTCGCAATTATGAATAATGGGGTAGGTTGGCCAAAAACGAAATACTTTTTGACAGGCAATTTTAAAACTTTCAATATCAGCGGGCTTTACACCAAAAGAAACTTCCGTGCCTGTTTTTTCATCAGTTTCGCCCTCGAAAATCAAATCAATTTGGTCAATGTTTTGTTCGTTGACGTAAATTGTGTAGATTCGCTTATAACCATTTTGAATACAGGTGAGTTGAAACGCGGGAGCAATACAAAGAGGGGATAATTTCCCAATGCCAAACCCGCCGACAGCTTGATTGGAAGTTCGTTTTGTGGATTTGCCGTAATAAGAATAAATATCACGAACAATTTCATCACTCATACTCTTTCCATAATCACGAACCTTAAATACGGGTTCAAAAAGTGATGGAAGAGTGACTTCAATAGGAGTTTCTGAAATTCCCGCTTCGGTGTGCGCGTCCAAACTATTGCAGCAACATTCGCGGCATGCAGCCTCGGCTTTACGCGAATAAAGAGAGTTGCGCAAAATAGATAATACACTCACATCCACTTTAAATTCGTGATGGGTAAAATCGTCAGAGCGGATAATACGTTTTTCTTCGTTATTGATAATCATTGGGTGGTTAGTTCGAGATAGAAGATAGCATTCGGAGGGAGGAAATCAAGAAGATTTTTCAAAAATATTACCAACTACCTCAATTTTATAAAAATCAAAGGTATATGGCTCTAAGCAAGATTTTAGCATGTCTCCAATACGAAAACACCCACGAAAAAACTCTACAGGATGAAAAACGTGCGCCCCATTTCCTAAATTTATCTTCACAACGTCCCCCTCATAAATCTCTTTCCCATTTTTGTCAAGGAGACCGGTGAATTGTTGTGGAATTAATCTTTGTTTGAACCCAGCCAAAGCAAAAAACGCCCCTAAATCTGTCATATCTTGAGGGCAATGAAACATCTTTTCTGTTTCATTCCAAAACCTAAATTTAATTTCTCGATTAATTTTATTCATAAAGTGTTATTTCCCTATTCTTTTTCCGCACAAATACTTCCCTGCCTATACTCCGCATTAGGATAATATCCACCCTCATATTCAAGTAAATTCTTATATTCCACTTTTTCCTTTAAAAACTTTTCAACCCGCTCCTCCGCCAAAACTTCCACCTTTTCTTCCTCCCACACCACATCCTCCCCATCCACACTCTTAATATACTTTTTCTCTACCTCTCCGCTCATCTTCACCTCATTTTTAAAAAACTCTCGCAACCCTTTCCTTAGTCGGTCAGGGGGCGTCAAAACATAAAAGGAAGTATCTCCATAAGAGTGAACTTTACCTGTTTGTAAAATCCCATAGTTTATACACAAGTTAATACAACGATTTTTAAAATCTTCATCACCTTGAAAGAAAAAGCCGATGTAGCCATTGCCGGAAATTGAGATTGTAAAGGTGCCGGTTTCGGCGAGAAGAGAGGGGGGAGGGGTTGAAATAAAATTTGGCGACATAAAAAGCTGTTAGAAATTAAGAGTGAGTAAGCGAGCTGTGAAAATGATTAAAGAAAGGAGAACGATAGATAAAGATATACCTATAGCAGCGTCCTTATCTTTTACGGACGAACCTATTAATATCCCAAGAAAAAGGATGAAAATATAAAAGTTGATATAGTCAAAGATTTGCATTAGATTGAAATGATAGATTTGATGTTAGACTTAGAGAGGACGCCCGAGTATTTCACTTCGTAGGTAGCGTTTTCCACGCGCGGTAAATCAGAAAGGTTACGCTCATTCAGTTCTTTGCCACTTAAAAAAGTGGTTTTCCAGTAGTTTTTACCGCTAACTCGGACGTTTAAATTAGGTTTATTCATAGTTTTATTTTATTTGCGCAAGAAACTATTAATTTTATTGTTCAACTCTTGGGACTCTTCATTTGTGATGTTTAATGATGCGGTCAATGATGAACCACTTTCATACTCCTGTCCAGAATAAAAGAAATAAATATCGGTGTTGTTCCCCTTTTGTTGTAAAGTTCCTTGTAAGAATTCCCCGCGAAAGTTAAAGCCAAAAGAGCGGGGGAGGGTTCTAGAGTGAGAAAATGATTCGCTCATTACTTCTTTTGTGCCGCAAGATTTCGATAAAGACGGTGGAGAGCCTTGGAAAGGCCAACGCGCTTTTCGAAGGGGTCATTAACTGAGCATTCTGCGATTGCGACGCTCACTGGTTGAATCTCGGGGTTGTTTCTAACATTAATTGCATCTTCCTTAGTTTTATAGGCCAAAACGGCAGTTCGCGCACGAAGGGGCTTGCCGTAAGCGGAAAAACCCGGATTCTTTTTGTCAAATTGGGTGTGGTGAACCTCTAGAAAAACTCCAAATTTTTGATTAATGAGAGATTCAAGATAAAGATGGATGTTTTTCTTGGCGGGCTTGTTGTTTGTGATGTTTTTCATGGTGTTTTATTTACAATTGCTAACTTAACAAATTTTTGACTAAAATCAAGAGATTTTAATAATATTTTTTGGAACTTGAAAAGATGAGTAATTATTGTGAATTAAAAGATAATCTTCAAACATATCAGGGGTGATTGCCATGTTGGGTAGCTCGTCACCCCGTTTATATTGAAATTGTTTTATTTTCTGGGATTTGCCATCCCAAAAGGCGACACTTGCTAAAAAACCTTCAACAAAAACTATTTTCACTTCAATAACTTTGAACAAAGATAGGGCCGGAGGGGTCTTCATAGTCCGCCCAAAGTTCGCCACCATACTTTTGCAAGTTACTGATAGCCTGTTGAAGAGACTTGGTAGGGAGAAGGGCGTCAAGCGCGCAATTATAACTAGTGTAAATTGGTTCTTGATAACCGTCATCGTGAGTGAAAATTTGCTTAACAGTCCAACGAATCGGACGATGTTCAAATTTATTCATTTTGTGAATTGGATTGAACGAGGTGAAGGAATTGCGGCGGGAGTTGCCAGCGTTGGTGTTGTTTTTAGACATGGTGTATTATAATTTGATTTTGATTTAATCTTGCTTTAGTTTAACTTGCTAACAAAAAATTCAACTTCCTCTGGATATTTATCCCCGTCCCAAATTCCAATTCCATGAACGGGGCGTTTGGCATCGCCACTTTGAGAATAAACCAGTTGGGTTTTCGGAGCGCGTTTAAAAGATTTGAGAAAGTCAGCATTGAGCCGCGCAATGTCGGTGAATGCTAACGTGTGTTCGGTGTAGGTTTTAAGTGTTGTGGACATATTGTGTTTTATTCAGTTTTTTCAATCAAAAAATATTCTTTGTCACTGTAAGCGGCAATTAGCTTACCGGTATTCACACAACGTTTAATAGTTGCCTTGTTTTTTCTCGCTCGCAAATTCTCTATCTCTAGTTCCATTTTGCGGAATCGGTCAAGGTAGTTTGCGCAAGTGGTTTTATAGGTAGTCAGTTGTTCCGCCTGCCACTCATTCCGCTCGATTAAATCCCCGATGGTGTCAGTGGGGGAAATTTCGTAAGAGTTGAGGATTTCCTGTGCTTTTTCCAACTCTTTTCCCACGGAATCCAGTTTCTTTTCCGCTTCTTCTTTTTCCTTTTCCGAATCTTTGAGAAACTTTTCAGCGTTTTCCAAGTCAGACTTAACCCGCTCTAATTCACTCTGGTCAGTGTTGAAAAAGATGTTTTCTCCCTCGATGGAAACGGACTCTACGTTAGTAAAAGTCCATTTGTTAGGATTCTTGGGAAGTTCGGCAAGAAGGTGGATGAGGCGCATGAGTGAGAGAGTAGGAAGATTGGTGAAAAAATCAAGTTTATTTTATAAAAAAAGTAAAGTTTGTAAAGTTTAACCGAAATATTTTTGATAAAACTGATTAACAATTGGGCGGAGAGTTACAAGTGAAGGATCGGTGTGCCAAAAGATATGTTCGTCGGCTAATTTTGCAACTTCTGGCCCGTGGATTTTTTCCTCGTCGGTCGGTTCTGGCGCGCCTTCTCGATTAATATTAACAAATAACATACTCTCTCCATACATTTTCTTAAAATAATGATACTCGTTGAGATGCCTTAAATCTGTAAGAACATAAATAACATCATTGTTTGCCGTCATGGAATCATAAATGTCAATTTGTTCAAACGTTTCCTTACACCAAAAATTAATATCGACCGAACGGGCAAGTCGGCCAGCCTCAATCAACAACGGACGAAACATTTCTTTTTCTTCCGGGGTGAGTTTTTCAGGCATTTTGCCAAAAACATTAAAACAGAACCCGCTCATTTTAGATTTTAACGAGTCAGCAAGGGCCACTCTTTTAAAATTAGGATTAAGTTCTTTTAAGAGAGAAAAGAAAGTATCTTTACCTGTTTGTCTGCAAGTTCCTAAAGTCAAAAGTTTAATTTTATTTTTGTTGTTAATCATTTTTTTATAAAATTACAGTTTCTTTAATTTAATTTTCCCATCTTTCATCACCGCATAACTCCCCTGTTGTATCGCCCCAATGGACCAAATTTCAGTGTCAGTGTCAACAAAGTTTTTAACAAAAGGTGAATGATTATGACCGATTACCACGGCGCGGATGTTATCAGTTGGATAAACGTCAACAAATTCCCGTTCAGTAATTTCCTTATCTGTGAAATCCCAAAAACTATCGGGGCGAGAGTGGTAGAGCATGAGAATTTCCCCATTGGGTAACACCACCTTGACCTGTTTTGGGTGACAAGCTAATTCCCAAGCAAAATCATAATCTATGTTAATTAAACTCTTGGCGGTTACGCTGTCGTGATTACTTTTTACAAATGTTACAAACTTATGTTTATTCTCCTTATACCACGCCTGCGTCTCCCTATTCTTATTAAATACGGGTGCGTCAAAACAAGTTAAATCCCCCAAATGAAACCATTCAGTAATTTCAGGGTGTTTAGATAAAACTTTATTTATTCTCTCGTTTTGATTGTGGGAATCGGATATGAATCCAATATTTGGGCTTTTTGTGTGGTAAATCATTCGGAATACTCCGCCCCACGATCTTTCAATATAGATTTAATAATTCCCCGCGTTTCTTCTACAATGTGAGATTGGGTGTCAAGAATCGCAATGAGATGACTTGTATCACATTCACACAAACATTTTGTTTTTCTCGGACCTTTACCGTCAATCCCATAGGTTCCCCAAAGGGTATATTTTTTAAATTCGGAGCTGTTTTTGTCAATCTGTTCTTCTTTTGGGATGATTTTAACATTCTTGGCCTCCTCGGGAGAAATCTTACCAAGTTTATTTATTCTATAATTCCAGTCGTCGTAAGCTGCTCCATACGAATAAGGAAGTTCAATAACGATAGGGGTTAAGCCAGAATAGCGAAAGTAAGGGGATAACTGGCCCCCATCCATGAAATTACCTTCGCTATCTGTGATAAAATCATGTTGAGCGCGGGAGTAAATAATCTCTCCCGTCTTTTTATTTAATCCGGCGATATATTGATAATTTTTCATTAACTTAACTAAAATCAAATTCCGCCTTCTCCGCCACAACAATTCTCACGGGCTGTTTGCTAACATTCTTAACCCCCGCGCCTTCGACCTTGTGATTCTTAGACTTGATAAAGCCGAAGTAGTCGGCAATGGTGTGAATCTTGCCTCGTTTTCGCACACTCCGGTTCTGCTCCAACGCCCCAACCTTCATCCGCTCAAGAACTGTCCCTTGGTCAACTTCCTCCGCAGTTTTTGCAATAAACGCCTCAGTATTCTCCAGCGTATCCTTAATCGCGGGATTATCCGAACGAACAATGATGGTGTAGTTATATTTGGATTTCTTGCCCGCAGGCTCCTTTTCCGCTTTCTTATCTTCTTCTAGTGCCCGCGCTTCTTTAAGAATAGTGGAGCGAAGATTGTTATCTTTAACTCCCGCTTGCAGGAGAACGTCGTTCAGTTCATCAATTGTAAGGCTCATAGTATTATATGTTGTTTTGTTTTTGTTTAATTTTTCTATCTAAATTCACTTTTTCAACTCAAGACGAAGAGTTTTGAGAGAAATATCGCCGTAAAGATAAGTCAAGATTGATTCGACGTTAAAATCCGTGAGTGATTCTTTTCCAAGAATTTCCTCCGCATCCCGCGCAATCCAATCAAGAGCCTTTAGAGCGTCCTGAAACTCGGTTTTTAATTCTACCAATTGTTTATTTTGTTCTTTGATACTCATAAGTGTTATGCCGAAATTAGTTGTCGAACCGGTTTAGAACTTCCCTCAGATCATAAATCATTTCCTTTGGAACGGCGATTACATTCTTGTCGTCTCCCGTGGAAATTTTAAGCCAATCGGAGTTATCAGGATGATCTTCAATTATAAGTTTGGTATAAACACTCTCATGCGCTTCTCCGCAAGTTAAAACTGTTTTGTTAGATTTGATGATTTTGGTCATAATTTTTTACAAATTGGGCGAATTGAAGGGGGAGGATGACGTTGGAGGGGACGGAATAGTTGGTCTAGAGTGGGATCTTAATGGGATCGAGTCAAGTTTTTATTTCTAATTTTGGTAAAAAAGCTGTAATATGGTTTAGCATGTATAAAGTTAATCCTATTCCGTTTACAGTTGGGTTCAGCCCAATAACTTCATATATCCTCGGCTTGTTGTGGGCGGATGGATATATCAATAATCATTTGGACAAAAGAAGGGGAACGTATCATCAGCAGATTATATTAAAAACTCAACTAAAAGATCATTTATATTTTAAAGAAATATTCAAAATGACGGGCGATTGGGCGTGTAAAGAATATCCAGAGTATGTATCTTTAAAAGGACAAAAACATGGTGCCTATGGCAAGATATCGACACATAACAAGGAGCTAATGTCTTTTCTTAAAGAGAATGGATATCAGGTAAAAAGCTGGGAGTCTGCTGATAAAATCTTATCTAAGATTCCCAAACATTTACACAGATTTTGGTTTTTAGGATTGGTAGACGGAGATGGGTGTTTTAATAAATCAAAAGATAATGATCTTATCAAAAAAATTGCTATCTATAGCGGAATAAATCAAGATTGGTCTTATTTAAAAAGATTTTTGTTTGAAAACGAAATAAAATGTAAAATTACAACAAGTTCTTCCGAATCGGGCTCTAGAAGCGAATTATATTTTCAAGGAATATATCAAATTGAAAAATTCATAAAACTAGTATATGACAAAAATTTACCTATTGGGCTTCCTAGAAAAAAAATAATTGCAGAAAAATTTCTTAGTTACTTAGAACAAGAAAGAGTCAAAAATAATGATAAATTTATTTTTGAATATACCAATAAACATAAGTCAAATACTTATTCCGTTTTATTTAAAAAATTTGGAATTAAAAAATATATAGGAAAAATTAAAACGAGAGAAGAGGCTGTTAGTAAAAGAAATAAATTATTTTTTGATACTTTTGGTAAAGACGGGTTCAAGAATTTTTTTGGTTTTGAGTATGCTCCTGAATCCAATTATGTATCTCAAACGGAAGGATAACGTTTTCGGGAATATCTTTGTTTAAAAACAAACCTGCTATTTGATCCAAATTGTATCCCGCAAGACCCATCCCGATCTTCGTAACCAAGAACTCATACTGTGGATTTTTCTCCGCAAAGTCAAGAAATTCTTTGATGTTTCTTTCAATATCATAGAGTGGTAGAGTTTCAATGTCAAAATCTTTGGTGGGAAGTGCGTAAGTTTGCCCCTGAAGTCCGCGCCCAACTCCCCACTTTGCGCCAAATTTTTTAAAGGCAAGTTTTGCGGCTCCTGCGCCGTGAACGCCCCGAGTATTGCTCCCTACTACAATGGCCTGATTTGGTTCAAGACTTTGAATATTTTCTGGTGTGTATTTGATAGTTTTGTTCATAAATTTATCTGCAAAAGAATATTTTACTCCGCCTCAAACTTCAAGCTATTTTTTAGAAAATTTGGGCGTTCTTGTTCAATGATAATTAAAGTGTTAAAGACGAGTGATTTGTTAAAAACTTTCTCGTAACTCTCCCCGCTCATTTCCCTCTCTTCAGATGGATCAAACACCATGCCGTCACAAATTAAAATTGCATGATTTCTTTTTCTATCCCGCCCTTTGGAAAAATGCCGGTCTTTAAACTCCCCACAAACATAAATGGGAAATTTAAGGGAAGTTTTAATTAAGTTGGAAATTGAGTCGTGGTAATCCTGATTCAAGGTAACATAATGGTGAGTGATACCGGTTTTATTTAAAAATTCAGATACGTTATACGAAGCGGTCCCACTCGCCTTTGTCTTAACTTCCTTGCGGATTGTCTTTTCATCTGCGCCGAATAACATAGCAATTGATGCCGCGCCGCAAGAATACGGGAGTTGTTGGCGGCGATGAGTGATCTTGGGTTGGGTTTTCACCAGAGTTTAATAGGAATCAGATGTGAACATGAGAGAATAAGTCAAAAACAAAGATATAATCGCGGCGGCAAAATAAGCAAGAACTAATTTCCGATTTTTCGGATTATCTGTTTCCTTGGGGTTAGCGAATAGCCGAATCATTAAAAAATAGGTGAGTCCTCCACTTAGAAAAGTGAGAAGGAGATGATAAAATAAGGGATTCATAAAATCTTAATTCAAACAAAGTTGCCCCATTAATGGCCGCGCTATGTTAGTTGCATATCCAGAGGAGAATCCGACTTGTGAAGCATTTCCGCCATAAAGAGGAAGACGCACTGACTTTATATAACGGAGTTTTTCATACTTCTTTTTAACAAAATTCTCGCGCTCTTCCTTCTCATTCTGAACCACCAGCGCATATTTATTCCTAGAATCTTCCTGAATTTCCGGAGCCAAACCAGAGAAAGATTCATCCTCTTGCTTCTTCTTGGCTTCAGTTAATTTAACATTCAATCCACGGGCAAAACTTTCAAGAAATGTAGCGCGATGAGAAACGGGCGCGTCGTTCAACTTCTGATAATATTGCCAAGATGACATCATGTGATGTTTTAGGAAAGATTGGGCGTAGATTGCAAAGTCAACATCCCCTTTTCTACCTAAAAATAGAATCTTTCGGCCATAGAAACGCGAGCCTGAATAAATGATTTTAACATTAAAGTGTTCGGAGAGAATGTTGGAGATGAACCGCTGGGCGACACCCTGCCTCTTTCCCTCAATGAATTCTCCCTCAACAAACTCTTCCTTAACTGGTTCTTCTACAACGGCTAGGGCAAGATCAATGTTGTGCTGGGTGGCAAGAGCTTGGGCTTTTTCTAATGCAAGGTCGGATTCTGCGCCGGTTTGCCCTTTGTGGAGTTGGAGTAGCTTCTTCAGCTTTTCGAGGATGATGGTGTTCATGGGTGATTAATTCGGAAGTAAAGATAGTAGAAGTTTGGCGGAAATCAAGCACATTTTTCCATATTTTTGCCAAAATTATTCCAAAACTCTTCGTTTCTCCAAGATGTTAATTTCGTTTGAATTTTCCCAAAACCGCGCGGAGAAAAATAAACGGAAACATCTCGCTTGCTGGGTTGAAAATGACTGAGACGATAAAGATCAGTTAAACCCGTATTCCAAGACAAACCGCATTCAATGGAAAAATTCGTGCGGAATCTTTTGCCACCGGAATAATAATTGTGTTTTAACTCTGGAAAACACAACATCTGTGTTTCAGTGCGATTTCCATGCATGGAACCATCGTCCGCACAATATTTAACTTTGTAATAAAAATCATCTTTTGCGGTCCAACTAGCGTATAACACCAGCCAATTTTCACTTGTTTGATGCAAACTATAATCGGTAAACTCAAATCCGATTTTCTTAGCGAAGTTTTCAGAAAGCGGAGAGATTCGGACAATGGGCGTGAAGATGGGTGACACGAAGAAGAGAGTAGAGCGAGTTTAGAAAAAGTCAACGAATTTGTTAATAAATTTTAGCTTTATTAATTTCTTGCGTGACTTTCTCAATAATCAAATTCTTCAGCTCTGTTTTTGCCCAAGGATATTCGGGCATATCTCCCCCCGACTGGCCCGAACAGCGAGTTTCACCCCGAATAGTTTTACAACAGGTTGGCCAATAATTTTTCATAATTTCACTTCTTAAATCTGCAATCTCCCGCGAATCAGAATCATTTGTTTCCTCATAAACGTGTTCAATTTCGGCCTCTAACGCATCTATTTCCGGCTGGTGTGTTTCCTGCCACTCATCGCCCCAAATGTCAGAAGAGTCGTTCCGGTAAGAAACGGAGTAGGAATTATATTCGATAAAACCGTTTTCCACCTTGAATTCAAATAATTCTCGGCAGGTTTCAGATTTCGTGTGGATTAGGGTGATATTCATAAACGTATGAATGAGCGATAGAATCGTTTTTGTCAAGGGGTTTTCTTAGTCAAATGCCCACGGATCGACCTCTTTCACCCTCTGCCCCTCCGGAATATCATCAAACTTCTCCGTCTTAATTAAATCCCGTTGCGCGGCGCGGTCAATTCCATTGGTGAGTTCCTTCACGGTCTTTTTCCAGCTCTTCCCTTTCTCAAATTCAATTTTATACGCGCGGGAAATTTCCCGATTGGTGGTTAGTCGGGTAGGTTTCGGCTCACCAAAAATATGAACCCAAAGGGGATTATCCGCATTTTTCTTTTCATGTGACATGATCCACCCACCTTTACGCTCTTCAATATAGTAGCCAATTGAACGGAGTTTTTCGATTTTTTTGGTGATTGTTAGGTGGGAGGACATAAGTGTTATAAAAAATGGTATTCGCCGGAAGTAACGCTCTCCAGTGCCTCTCTATCCCGAGCTTGTTTTATGAGGAAATCCTTAGAACGGATTTTCGGGGGCGGCGAACATAAAGTCTTAATTCGCAAACGCTTACAACGAATTAAGAAAAGTGAGAAAGAACAAAAGTTATTGATATAGAACTAGTTCTATTTTGATTTTTTTCAAAGCCGTGGTGTTTCAAGTCGAAGCCTCAGAATTTATCCGCGCAGTCAATTCGGCGCGAGGGATTTCAACAGTCCCCAAATTGATTTAGTTATTTAACGGGCGTCTAAACCAAGAAAGATTACCCGGAAATTGTCTGAAAGAACGGTCAGGCGGGTGAACCCTCACCTGACTCTCTACACTTTACACTTTTTCTTGCTTTCGTCAAGCGTTTTTCTTCAAAAAGAACAAAAATTTTTCGGAAAGTTGATTAAACTTCATGAGGCGATCCGCCCAAGAATTACCCGAAGGAACCCCCTTCGTGATTCAGTAACTCACACTTATATTAACCAACTTTTATTCCGGGTGATTTTATAACGATTATTCGCCCGCCTTTCAGCAGCAATATTAGGAACCAACCAATATTCAAAAACGCGAGATTTAAGATTATCCCGAACTATACTCATCCCGCCCTATCGTTTAGAGGTTTGAATGAGAAGAATGTGAAAAGAACAAAGGTGAGGCTTTCCCCGACCTGATTTAACCACTATGCGGGATTACCCCGATGAAGTCAACAAGTTTTATTCAAAAAATTTTATCCCTGCGCGTAAAATACCTTAACCGCCCGCTTCTTCACCTCGTCAAATTTAATACCTTCATTCTCAAATCGCCCGTCATATTCCCGGAGAACATAAAGATCAAAGTTTAGTTCATTTGCCACGTCCTGCAACTTATCATTATCCAACGTCAAATCTAAATCGCCATACCAGATTTTTCCCTCGGCGTTAAAAACATTGGCGTTAAAAATCACCTGATTCTTAGGGTGTTTATTAACATAACCGGATTTTGAACCAGAGATCATTCGGCCAAGATTGAAACCATGTTTGGTGAAAACGTTTAGAATTTTTTCTTTATTCATAAGTTTTTAATCCGAATAAATGTATTGGGGCGTTACTTGCATATTTCCAATCAATTCAATTAATTCTTTCCAGTCAAGCGGGAATTTTGCCCGTTCGTTGATGAAAATCACCCCGCGAAGGAAACCGTTCCATTCATTAGTGCCAATGTAAATACTAGGGTATTTTTTAAACTCCTGCATAAACTCATCATAGGTAAGAACTTGCAAAGGTTGCTCATAATAGCGAATTTCCCGATCCTTCACAAGACCCATCCAATCCTCCCAATTTCCACCCGACTTGTTCCTCTGTTTGACGAAAATGTCGATAGACTCCTCTTCGGGGTCATAAACAGGGATAAACTCCCCACCGACATTATCCAACAGTTGAATGTTTGACTTAATGTTTAATGCAGCTTTATTTTTCTGCACCAGATATTCCTCCGCTTCTTTTTGGGAATTGAAGGAAAGACCTTCTATTTTATACACTTCTGATTTTTGTATTTGCATAAGTGTTATTCGTTATTTTGTTTCAACTCACACCATATTTGTATGCCGATTCTAACTCACCTTCTTCAATATCTGTATAAAGAATGTTTAATTTTGCGCGCTCAGACTTGGTATAATCCATTTCGGAATCACGAATTTTGATGATATGTTTGCTCAAATCAGTTTTAATTTCCTTGTATATTTTCATAATTTATATTTTAAATGCTCTTAAATGGCCCATGAATATCAACATATCTCCAATGGTCACTTATACTTTCGATAAAATCAAATGCCTCTTTTTCGCTTTCAAATACCTTAAAATTGTCATCCCATTCTCCCCCGCCCATGTGATCACGTTCAAAAAAAGAAGAATATAAAACCAGACATTGATTTTGGGTTAGCTTAGGAATTTCCATAAAAATTTTTTTCTTAATGATATTGAACGCAAATCGCACACTTCTTCCCGCGAAAATCAACGAGGTAGCACTTATAGTCGTAACTGCCCGATTCTAAAATCCGTTCCAGAGTATAATCAGTGGGTCTTAATTCCTTCTCTTTGGTTTTCCAGTGTTCTTTTTCCTCTAAAATGTCGGGCTCTCCAATTATGGCAAAATTCCAATCGTCAAGACAAACGCCGACCGACCAGAGATAATCAGTTTCTTCCTTGGAAAATTCTGTGAGTAGTTCAAGTTTCATGGGTGTTATTCAACCAGTTCCGCGCCGCCTTGTCAACCCTTTTCGTCAATTTTCCCAACTTTTTCTACCCAATGATCCAAAAATATCAATCCGGCAATTAACAGACCAAACAAACTTCCAACTAAATATAGCCCGAATTGTTCAAAAATCTTCTTTTTGTTGAACTTGACGGCCCAAGCGAGGGAGAAAAGGCCAGAGACATACCAAAGGGTAGTAAAAATAATTGTATAACTGTTAATCATAATTTTTTCTTATGAAGGTGCTTGTGCTCGCTCCAGAATTTCTCCCCAGTATAATAATCGTGCAGTTTTTGAATGTCGGGCGGAACAAAACTATCTATAATTTTCCCATCTCGTTCATTTGCAAAATAGGTGTCATCTTTGTTTAGTTTTTCAATAATGGTTTGAATAATTCCTAATTGCGGCTGAATTTGTTTAGCGTGCCAATATTCTTCTAAGGTAACTAAAAGGTTTGTAATGATATGGCGCTCAAGTTGTGATAATTCTACTTTCATTCTTTTTCCTCCCAAAGTCCAAACACTCTTAGAAATGCCTCTGCCTTTTGCGCCGCCGTTGCGTGGAAAAGAAATTTTGTTCCGCCCTCGTCTAAAAACCCCTCATATTTTAACCAATTGTCAATATAACCCAAGCATTCTTCCATTTTGTGAGTTGCATTTAAGTTGTTTACGTAGTCTGGAACCGGACGAATGGAAAACGGTTGGTCTTTCAGTTCTGGAGGAGTTCCCCTTAATTCATATTCACACGAAGCATCCGAGCCGTAGTCCGTTCTAACAGATTTTACATTAATCCAGCCACAAATTTGGGCGATTAAAAGGTTTTGTTTTTCTGGTGACATATTTAACCCCTCATCTTGTTTTCAATCCCGCAAAATGTTTGTTTGATTTTACGCTACCCATACCAACCATAAGTGATTTAATCAGAATGGTTTTAGTCATTTTGTCATGCTTCACACCCCAATAAGAACCAATATCGCGTAACTCGTCAAGGGAAAAACGCTCCAACAAGCGAAAAATTCGGGTCTCCGCGCGATACCAGTCGGAAAGAGTGGCGGGTTGATAGGATTTAATTACGCGCATACAAATCTCAGAAAATGATCCTCTTGATAGAGGAGACGGGGAAAAAACAGCCAACATCCCTCTTCCCATCCCTCCCGATTATTGAGCAATTATAGTGCTCCTCGCCCGTATCCCCTATCCACATCGACTGATTTTCTGGAAATTCATCAATGATTGCCTCCCCTTTATATGCCGCCCAAGGACAATCTTCATCAGAAAAATCAATAAAAACCTTGGTCCCGTTAGGAATCGCCCCGTTCTTAATTGAAATAATTTTCGAATGAAGGTATTCCTGAATTTCTTTAAGAATCTTTTCATCAGAAATTGATTCAATACGAGTTACGCAATTCTCAATCAGGGTTTGAACCCGCTCCCGTTTAGATTTATTTTTTGTTTTTACCATAGAAGAATATCCTCTTCCTCTCCGCCCTCAATGTCAAGATGATTTTTCAACGGCGCGAGCATTTTATATCCCCGTTTCATCAAAACATCCGCTAATTTTACCATCAGCGGATTAGGCCCGGCGATTGATCGTTTATTTTCTACTAGAGCTAATGCATCCCTCTCGTTCCATTCGCCAAGTAAATAACACAAAATGATGTAACATGCTGCGGTTGAGCGACTTTTGCCAGCTTGACACGCACAAAGCAAGTTAATTTTCTCGCCTTTTTCCAACCTATCCTCAATTATAATCGCGCTATCAATAATACCCGCAACTAAATCTTGGTCGGGCATTTTATAGCCAGTTTTTTTATGCTCTTGAGTCCACACGTCATGGACTTCATGGGTGTTAAAATATTCAATTTCTCCCAAGACAGAAGACACTCCCTTGTAAGAATACCTTTCTTTTTTAATCTGGCCGGGGTGATTAAATCCAATGAAATAATTAATATTTTTATCCGCGAGATATTTTAGCTCGTCGCGACCGGAGATATAGAAGGTGAAATTGTTAGGGAGTGGCATAAGTCAATGATGCCCTTCTGATTTATATGCTTTTTTATTCATAAATTTCTTTAGTTTTTCAAGAGAAATCGGCGCTCCATCATTATATTTCAGCAAATTCTCATAACCAACATCCGCGATTTTCCCACAATCCGTTGTCACCCAATCAGATTCACGACTAGAGCAATGCTCGTGAGAATGCAACATCCAGCTCTGCCGCACCATTTTGTTCCAGCTACGGATAGCATAGTGACAAATTGAGATTTGCAAACCATTAATATCTAATTCAGCATAGTTTGGGATATAAGTTAGAATTTTCTCATTCAAAGACACCTCGTAAGTTGAACTCATATCGTCTAAGGGATAAACCTCGGCCAAAATAGTCCCATCCAACATCACCAAATCAGGATATTTCCAAGATAGCGAACTCCGATAATTCTGCAACCATCCGCTAAAATGATTTCCGGGTTGGACGAAGACTTGTTTGAAATTAAGTCGGCGGAAGAGATTTTGAAATTCATTTCCCTTGGGGTCGTTAAAAATAATATCCCCAAGAAGAAAAATAATAGAATTTTTGTCGCAAACTTTATTCCATGCTTGAATTTGAAATTCGTCATGCTCTTCACCAGATTCAAACCCGCGCATTTTCCATAAGGGGTTGTCCCACATTGGCCTATGTCGGTGATGCATACACCCAAGAAAGAAAAAATTCTTGTCCTCTCCTTTGAATTTTAATGTTTTAAGCATAATCAATCAATCGTTTTCTTTTCTTGTTCCCCCGCTATTTTTGCTTCCTCCCAAGTCTCCAACGTATCAATCAATTTTGAACCAACAAATAGGTCAAATACTTTTACATCATAAACTTCCGTATCACCCATCGCACGGAAAACACCACCGACTTCCAGTCGAGGACGGATTTTCACTCCTTTACCAAAATCATATTCGCGGAAGAATTTGCTCATTTATGATAATAAAATTGCTGTTCACCATTCTTGTCAAGATAAACGCAACAAAAAGCAAGATGAACTTCCTCCCAAACGCCTAATTCTTTAGAAAGCGACTCTATTTTATCTGAATAAATTTCGCACGCTTCAACGGCGGATTCAAGATTGGGATGGATTTTCATCTAGAATAAAATTTAATGCCTTATAAGTTCCCAAAACAACAGATTGGTATTCAAAGAGTTTTGCTTCTAATTCTTTTTTATCCATTTCATATATTTGATCATGATTTGTCGAATAGATTTTGTATTCACCAGAATCATCTTGCTCTACCCAGCCCTCATTGTCTGAGTCCCAGCCGTCATGAAGAATGCGAAAGCGAAAAACGGTTTTATTTTTGTTCGGGTTCATTCTAACAAACATACAAGATTTCCCCGCCCTCGTCAAGGGGAATAGTCAGATTTTCATGCTGGCGGCGAATCACATCAATGGGCACCTTTCTCGCCCGCTTCTCATTATTTAAAATACATTGGTCAAGACTTGTTTGAAAGACAACCCAAGTTTTCTGATAGCCATGCGCGGTTGCCAAACGATTCCAAATCAAGCGGTTTTTACGATTATAGTTAGTTTGGTCAATGAGTATGTTCTTCCTTAGAATCATGAAATAACCAACCATATTTTCCAAAGTTTGGAATACATGATGATTCCGATCTTGATTGGATTCATCTCCGGTCATGCATAACCGCATTGTATCCGCATTTAAATAGATATAGTCGGGATTCTGTTCTAGGAATTTTCGCGCCCAAGTGGATTTTCCACAGCCAGCGGGGCCGATGGTCAGAACAATTTGTTTGTTTTTATTCATTTTTCTTATCTTTTTTGTTCAATACATACTCATTATTATCAATCCATTCAATTATCGGCTTCTGTCCAACCGTCTTTTTGTCCCAAACAAACCATGCATAAACCATCATGCCAGTATTGTATTTTCCATCTTCTCGTAGTTTTTCTCCTAACATTGGATAGCGAGTGAATACATAAACTCTTGATAGAGGGAAGTTTGGGTCAGAATAAATGTTATCAAACCTTTTTTGCCATGAAGGTAGGATGGCGGGAGAAGAAACGCGAAATAATCAGTTAAGGTTTTTGCCTTTTGGATGAATTCGTAAGCGAGGGAGAATGGAGGATTGGTAATAATTGAATCATATTTCTCTGTTTCGTCAAGGAAATTGTGACCTGAACTAATGTCCTTTCCCACCACATTCTCCGAGAACTCTTTCAAAACTTTTACAATCGCCCCGTCGCCGCAACTTGGCTCAAGGATTGTTCCCGTTAGCTCTCTCTCTCTCTCTCTCTCTCTCTCTCTCTAAAAATTGGCGAGTAATTGAATAGGGTGTTTCATAAAAATCAGATTTTTTATGTTTGCCCTCGGAATTATTACAAGAGAAGTTTTTACCTTTAGTTTGCATTAAGCGGCCTCCTCCATGTCAACTTGATTCTCGTCAGACTTAATAATACCCTCGCCGACTTTAAAATAAAATCCTTTTTCTTTCAGGAATTTAACAGTATTTCCGACCGCGTATCTAACAATTACCCCTTCGGAGTAGTGACGATTATCTTCTGGATCGGCTTTATCCAAATATGACTTAACTTTCTCATAAAGCGCCTCTTTATTTCCGTCGTAAATAAACTCTGGTTCAAACTCGTGTGGCGCTTTCACACCAATATTTTTGGCCAATTTCTTAACTTCTTCTAAGGATAGTCCGATAGAATGACCATCCTCATTTGTAAACGTCGCATGATACAGCATGAATGAATGTGCACCTTCCGTGTCTTCGTAAGAGAAGAACATGGGGCTATTATATTGATTCTTAATCTCTTTAAATTCTGGTTTATTTAAATCATGTGGGGCCATAATCGGTTTTCCATTCGCCCAGCCCGTGATTTCGCCATACAGAGTGTAACCAAAAGGAATTTTATCTTTGATTAGTGGGAGAATTTCATAACGGAAGGATTCCGAGCCGTGAAAACCCTCCTTGTTTGTTTCGTGTGGCAGTAACACCACGCGGCGAGTCCCCAAAAGATACTCTCTCTTAGATTCCGAGAAAACCTTAACAAATTTATTAATAAATCGTTTAAACTTATTGAGTTCGATAATTTGCGAAACATACCCTGCCCGAAAGCTCGTTCCGTGACGCTTGTTTTGGAGAGAAATTAATGCTCCTTTGGGAATTTCCCCGATCATATAGCGTAATTGTTCGGTGTCTGCGTGCTCTTTCAGCATTTTGCTAACGGGCTGTTTCTTTCCTTGTTTTGCGGCGTTGGCCTGAGCTTTTAAAGTAGCTGGCGTATAATATTTCTGACAAATCTTTACCTTGTTCAATTCAGTAAACTTATCGCCCACTTTTAGCTTGGAAACGTTAACCCCTGTGTATTCTAAGCAAGAAATCGGGGACCAAAAACCACAAGATTTAACTCCTTTGAACTTCTGCGAGCGGATTCGGGCCTTGCCTTTTGTAAAAAACCCGCCGCCAATTCGTTTGCCGTCTTTATCTAAAGTTGGGAACAACCCGTTCTTTTCACAAAATTCATCCTCGAAAATACCATCTTCGGGGAAAAATACTCCAATGTCACCAATCTTGGTATTAACAGAAACAACAACCCCACTGTTTAACACCGTGGCGGCAACAATGCGGTCGGCACCCTCGATAGGGCGAATAGAATCAATTTTTGCGATAATAGCTTCGTAACTCATAGATTAGTTAGTTTGTTCGTTCTCGGTCAAAAATCAAGAGAATTTTTCAAGTTTTCCAAATAATTTCAGGTCGCTCCGTCTTAACTTCAGGCCCTTCCCACGAAACACCATCGGCCATTGCTTTAACAAATTCGGCGTTTAATTTTTGTCGGTGTTCATTCGCGGCAAAGGCGTCAGAATTAGGGCCAAAATACCAATTATTAATATAATCTCGTTTAATTTTAGATAGAGTTCTCATAATTAAACCTCCACCAACTTCTTAAATTTCTCAATCTTTTCCAATTCTTCCTGCTTTACTTTTTCCGCCCGTTCCCGTTCCAACTCCATTCGCCGCGCCTTTTCGGTCTCAATTTCCGCTTCAAAACCTTTCATTAATTCGCCAACTTTCGCCACCCAAGGCCCATCAACTTGAAAACCTAGTTTTTTACCATCGTTATTAAATTCGTAAAATGATGAATACCAAGAGTCTAAATTGTAAATTTTCAGTCTTTCTCCATCGGGCGCGACCATATAGACGGTTAGTGAACAGCCGGTTGAGTGAGAGTGATAGTCAAACATGTATAAACCTTCCGTAAAACAAAAGGTGTATCCCCACCGTTCGGTTTTGCGGAGATTCAGACGATATATTTCTTCAATGATTTTTGTGTATGAGTTCATGGTTAAAATTCAAATTCCCTTCGGTATTAAATGAAAACAATCTCGCGGCCAAGCGTGATAAAGGGCAAAATATTTGTCGGAATAAATCTTCACCTGCTCTTCCTTATTTTTCGCAAAGAGTTTTAGTCTATCAATTTCTTGTCTCGCAACCTCCGGCGCGAGTTCAATTACTCGTTTGCGGGCTAAATCCAGCGGAGCATGTCCTTCAACTGCATAACTTGTCCCACCCGAATAACAATTTTCGGTCCAACCAGTCAAGATTTGATCGGCGACATGTTTAATGATCGTGTCTTGACAAGCAAGGGTTTCAATCAATTCGATTTTATCTTCGGGAGATAGTGAATCAAGAAGATTGGAAATGTCGATGGTTAGTTGGCCTTTATTTAGTTTAGCGTTCATGATTTTATTCCTCCATTAAAGTTTCCCACGCCTCTTGATTTGTAAAAATAAATTCAAAAAGTTCGTCTTCTGCACCTTCGGGCCAAAGAATGGCGCGATAAAAATCTTCATGGGAAATACGCGCAGGCTCAACCTCAATATAGTCAAACTTTGCGCTAGTTAGCCGCTCCACATTATCGCAAAACGCCTGAAAATCGTGATAGTCGGGCGCGGTTAGAATCGTTGGTTTCACATTAATATTCATGGTTAAAAATCTTATTCTCCGTCATTATACAAATCCGTTCCAAGTTCACTAGCTTTATTCCGAATCACATCCATAACAGAAGTCAATCGCCGAATCTCATATACGGAATTCTGTGTCTTAACCTCCCAGCCAGAACCATCCGGTAAAACCTCGAATGACTGAACGATTGAACTGCGAAACCACCCATGTTTCCCCATTGGGTTAGACTGATTTGCCAAGCGGGTAAAAATAATCGGTTCACCAACCTTGAGCATTCGCGGGTCAAAAAATCCAATCAGCCAATAGTTGTTAGGGATATTTCCCGGATTAATCTCACTTTTTTTCTCTAAACTCCAAAAAATATCACTTGGATAATTCTTCCGCATTAACTCGGCGGATTGTTGAAGTGTTAGTGGTTGGCGCATGTGTAGAGATTGCTAGATTTGGGCGGAAAAGTCAAGAAGTTTTATTTCTCCACCGGTTTAAAAAACCCCCAATTCAACATTTCTTTTTCATGTCCCACCAAATATACGGCGACCCAAGATGAAAGCACATCCACATGGGAGAGTTCATAAGTTTCTCCCATGACCAAATTATTTTTACAAAAATTCTTCATGGATAGAAACATAGGGTAATAAAAATCGGGGACGCCAACAAAAATTACTTTATCCCCCGCTTTGGGCCAGATTGGTTGTGTGTTATTCATGGTTCGTTAATAATTTCATTCACACTAAAATACCTTTTTAGCCCAATTTCAATCTTTTTCTTTAAAAAGTGTTCTGCATGAACGATAAAATCCCGCGCTATTTCATTATCCTTACGCCTTTTCAACTCTTCAATCCCAACTAAATAAAACTGGGTAAGAAATTCTGGCGTATGCTCAGGACGGGCCAAATTCCAGTGGATGAGATCACCGAAGGGGTTGCGTGGCATCAGGTGATTATTGAATATCATTTTGACGGTGTTGTGTAAATAACCCGTCTCCATTTCATCCAAAGGGATTTTTTCCCCGAAACGATTATACCAATGGGTGATTTGATTTGTGGTGCTCATAAAATCTTTTAACTCCGCACCTTAATCCCTGTCAATTCACAAAATCCTTCTGAATAATAAACGGGATCGCCGCCAAATGAAAAGGCTGAACGATTGATCTCTTCGGTTTTTTCTAATGATTCTGGATTTACAAATGGAACAAAATCTTTTAGCTTTTGATTTTTCTTCTGGTTCAGTTCTTCTATCTTTTTATTCAATTGATAAATCTCCCCGTCGATTTCCTCAATTTCCTCAATCAAAGCGGTGTTATCCTCCTCAATGATTTCAAAATTCTCAGGATTCAACGCTTTGTAATTATTACTCCAAGTGTAACTATATCGGTCGGAAAAAGTTACCTTAAAAACCCCATAGTATGAGTGCCAAATTCGACCTAGCTTCCCCTCGGTTTTTACAAGTGTGCCGTTAATTTTCTTGAGATTATCCCTCATAGAGTGAACCTCTTCCCTATATTTCTCCGCTTCGGTTTTGCTATCAGTAGTTTCGCGTAGCTTGTCTAATTGGGCGGCGCGTTTCACCAGTTCGTATTTTTGTTGTGTGTTCATATTTATTTGTTTTCCAACCATTCGTTAAATTCCACCCAAGTAATTGTATCTACAACGTGCATTCCTTCCCAAGCAATGTAATAAAATCGGATATTTTCAGAGCCGAACCAAATGCCATTCAGTCCGAGTATAGTATCCTCAGTGACAAAATGCTTAAGAAACGATTCTTCGCGGGCATTCACTTGATCCTCTAATCGTTTGAGTTGTTCGATAATCATAAAATTATCCCATCAGATTTCGCCCGAATCGTCAATCTAATTCCTCAAATTCGCCCCATGATTTTGAATATTGCGCGATCCTTACCTTTCAGTTCGCAATCCCAGAAAACATCTCGTCCAAAAGATTGTGGTTTTCCGTTTGGCATATCCGCATGTTTTCGCGTCCCGTCCGCACTTTCCGAATAGTGAAAAATAGGAATGAAGTTTCCCCAAGTTGAGTAAGCAAGGTGGAAATCTTCCTCCTCTGTTTTTCCATGATTGAGGAAAGTCCGATGAAGAGAATCAAAAGTTACGGGGATGCCAGCGGTTAAGTAGAAATATTTGTGCAAATTAGTGATGGACCAATCGCCATTTGCGTTGTCATTCACCTCAAAAACCAAACGGGAGCGGACTGATTCTGAGAGTTTACCAACATTTTTTAAAACGGTTTTCGAAATCAAATTAACATCCCCGTCTTTCCTCACATGAATGTTAATGGGTGAATTGTAATTCTTTGGCAAACCAATCCTCTCATAAAGTTCCCCGTGCGATTCCAAATCTCTGATTGAGTTTTGAGAAACCGATTCTGATTCAGAGGAGAGACTAACATATTCCGAAGGATGGCTAGAAATTCGGACCCCAGTTTCTTCTATCGCCGCGCGAATAACACCTAAAGCCCGCTGGATTTCAGAAAAGTTTGGCAAGTCTTCTAAGTGCAAGTCGATTGCAGGATGGTCTAACAAGGGAATTAAACTAGAACTCATTCTATAACCAGAAATGCCATTTTGCCCACAAAAGCGAATTGTTTCCGCCGTGAGTAGAAGGTTGTGCAAAATTCTCTCTGAAAGAATTGGCAGGGCTTTTTCTTTCCCGAGTTGGGAAAATCTTGAATAGGTCATCGTCTGGAACTTTTTTCCAGAGTCAGAGAGTGTGTTACTGATGCAGCAGAGGGAGAGGTTCATGGGGTGAGAGTGGAGATTCGTGAGGAAAAATCAAGATATTTTTTAAAATTATCCCTGTTTAAACCTAAAAAGAAACTCACTACTCTTACTCATCTCGGCAATTTTATTAACTCTCTCCCACTTTTCCCTCTGTTGCTCTCCAATTTTTTTGCAGTTTTCCATGTTGAGTTTGTTTAAATCAATATGGGTAACGGGCCGACTGGTGGGGACAATAGCGATGCGCCCGTATGCGCGCAATTCCCCACACAGGGCAACGTGTTCGCTATCCCCAAAGGTAGCCCACTTTTCTTTGTCGAACGCCCATGAATCAAACAGGCAAAATCCGCCAAATGCCGAGTTGACTTCAACCGGAAGCATGTTTTGAAAATTTTCCTTATCTTCCTTTCGGTAAAATGGAGTGTCGGCGAAATAAACTCCTCCAAGACCGATTTTATCTCGAAATGCGTAAACATCGTAGAATGAGTCACTTGCCTCATTAAATGTAAGATCGGGGACGTTTTGACGGCAATTTGAGGTGGCGGCGACAAAATTCTGATTCTCCTCCATGAAGTCATAAAGTGCGAGGAAATCGCTGTTACCCCACACTAAATCGGTGTCAATCACAAGAGAGTAATCAGAGGGGGTGTCTTTCCCCATTTCTTTATTCTTATTGCGATAATAGGAAAGAAGTGAAACCCGAATTTCGCTCTCTACACTTCCAAACTTAGGCGCATTTAACTCTTCATAGAGTAGTTTGCCCCCATAGAGAGCGCACCAATCTTGGAGAATTTGGCGAGTATTGTCGGTTGAGTCGTTGCAATAATAGTAGAAATTAAACTCAAAACCGGGCAATGTGGTTAAGTTGGAGATTTGCTCTAATGTCCGGTGAATATTCTCCTCCGAGTCACGGAAAAGCGCGTATACATTAATCTTTTTAATTTCTACCTCTTGTAATATATCGCTCATATTATTTCCCACCTTTCTTAAACCCAATGTATTTAAATCGTTTAATAAATTCGCTATACCTGCCTCGCCAAGTTCTTCCACCCTCTTTCTCCATAGGGTCGCTCCAAGTAGTGATGATGGGTTCATCAATGGTAGCCGCGCCGCCTTCGGATTCTTCCTCTTCAATGAGAACAATCTGATGTTGAACGCCTTTCCCATCTTCGTCTTTTAAAGCAAAGAATCGGGAGCGTAAATTTTGATAATTTTTGATGTAGTCTTCCATAGTGTTATACCTCATTCAGTATCCCACGTTGCCGCCTCAAAAGCAACGCTAAATCTATCCCAAGGGCCATTTTCATCCTCACCTTTATAATAATAAATCATAAATCCGCCACTTCCCGTCCAAGTGGAGACTTCTTTCTCATTTTTACGCTTGGTATATAACTCTCTCATATATCTCCTTACATTCTTCCGCATGTCGGCAATTTCCGGCACGGCCATTCCGCCGTCTTCGGTTCCCCACTTCCAATTAAGAAAATTCATTATGGTTTTCACTTTATTAAAATCAAACCAATCCATAACTTCTTCTATATGCTGATCTAGTGTTTTCATAAATTATTTTTATTTTTTTAATTAATTAACCTTTTAAACAATACCCTAAACGCCTTCTCCGCGACATCTGGAACCACTCCATTACCTAAGAGGATATGTCTGTCCACCCGATGGGAAGTCCCATTAGGCTTTCCACCCAGTTTAAATTCACCACGGGAAGCAATTCTTTGGTGTTCCCATTCTTTTTGCTCTTCTGCTGGATAACTTGGCCATTTTGATTCTGGTCGGGCATATAAGACTCCATTGCACTCAATAAATTCAAGTCCGTCCTGAGTGGGTCCATAGCATTCGCAGTCGGCATAGTGAGTTCCGCAATCTTCGCACCACTCTTCTTCGCAGCACTCGCACTTTGGCAATTCGTCTGCGAATTTAACCCGCCGCCAATTGCAAATATTTGACGGGGAAGCTGATCCACTCTCGTCTTCTCGTCTTTCCTCATCGAGGTTTGATTGAATGAGTCTTTCCAATCTCTTGAATTGGGGGTTATCCAAAATTGCAAGGATGAAGACTCTTTTTCTTTCATGGGATGCGCCGCATTCCGCCGCGCTAAATATTCCCCACGTTGTTCTATAACCCATTTCTTCCAAATCGCTAATGACTGTGGGGAGTCCCATCGTGATGTGCCCTTCAACATTTTCAAAGAGACAGATGGTGGGCTGCATTTGTTTAATTCCGTCTCTGATGAATGGCCAGAGATGGCGAGGGTCTTTTTCTCCAAGTCGTTTTCCGACAAGTGCGAAGGGTTTACAGGGATACCCGGCAGAGAGGATATCCACTTTTCCGTAAAATTCTTCGTATGGAAAGTTCGTAACGTCTGTCCAAACAGGCGCGGCATCCAATTTCCCTTCTTCAATTTTTGCAAGAAGATTTTCGATGACATAGCTTTCTCTCTCACAGTAACAGATTGTTCTAAGATTTGGGATAACTCGCTTGATTCCAAGGCTAATTCCCTCAAATCCTGAACAAAGGGAGGCGTAATTAATTGTTTGGGTAATATCCATGTCATTATTTATGGTGTGTTGTGTTATATTAAATTGAGTTCCCGCCGCTACTGCCAAAACCACCCTCATTCCGTGCAGTTTCGTCTAACTTGTCAACCAAAACCCATTTAATATCAACGTTTTTTACGGGACGAACCTGAAGGATTCTATCTCCCACTTTGTAACACTTGTCCAAATTAACTCGTGCACCCATAACCTCCCAATGAATTTCATCCGCATATGTGTAGGGTCGAAGGGTCAAATCTGTTGGCTGGATTTTATAACCTAGTCTGATTTTTATTTCACCTCGATAGGGGTTATCTATTGTTGGACAAGAGTTTAATACATAATGATTATACTTACTGATACTTGAACGAGGAAGACCCTGAAGCCACCATTTTTCAGGAGGCGAAGTTAACATACTGAAAAGATCGCCCGTTGTGTTTTGGGTATCTTGTGGAGCGACAAATAAATTCGTTCCATACTCGATATAATCAATTTCGCTATAAATACCCCCACCAACTTCAGTCCCGACAATTTTCGGCCCGGAAGTGGCATAAATATCATAGGCAGCGTCTAGTGGGTTAAATTTTTCAGGGAGTTTTAGCCCTTCAACGTTTCTAACTTGAATTGTAATTTCCATAAGGTGTTATAAATTAATTGTTTTATATCTTAAACTCTTTCCAATTTTCTTAAAATGCTTTCCGGAGTCCAAAGACTCTTTGTTTGTGAAGGAGCAAAGAGACTCGCGAATTTATTCGTGAAAGGAATTGCGCAGTAAATTATTGCGGTTTTCATTAAAAGTTAAAAATCTTTAAAAATCGTTTCTATTTTAGAAGAAATTACTGTAATATATAATTGATGATATGTTATTCAACCAAATTACTTGCCGAAAGTCAAGAGGATTTTGCGGATTTACGCAAACTTCTTGAGTGGCAGCGTTTGGCTTTTAACGAAGCATCTAAGGTTCAATTTGGGCAAAAGAAAAATAGCATTGTTTGGTTGCATGGAAATTTTTATAGAAAATTTAGAGATTCAAATCCATATATTCCATCTCAGGTAATTGTTCGGGCGGAACAAGAGTGTTTATCTAAATATGCGGGAGCTAAATCGAACAAACATAAACCTGTTAAAGCGCACGAAAAGAGAAATTTAAGTATACAATTAGACCAACGGATTTATTCAGTTAAAGAAAAATATACGATTGGAATTACCACAGCGAACAAAAGAAAACAATTCAAATATGTTTTATATCCCAAACTGAAAGAACTCTTAGATAAGGTCGGTCATAAAGATCCATCTATTTTTGAACGAAATGGGGAATTTTATATCAGTTTTCCCTTTGATGTTAAAGTTGAGCCGGAGAAGCAAAATTTAGCTTTAGGTGTTGATTTGGGCATTCGTGTTGCAGCGGCGTGTTCTGATGGGCGTATAATTAAGGATAAGAAGTTTAATGCAGGGCAGCGCAAACTTCGCTTTTTGAAGCGAAAACTTAAATCGGCGATTCACACACGAAAATCAAAATCAGCCCGCAAGCATTTGAAAAAACTCCGCAGAAAAGAGCGGAATAAAAACAAGAACCAAACTTTCTTAATCGCCAATAAGATTCTCCAAACAAAAGCACAAGTTATTACTTTGGAGAATCTTGAAGGAATTAAGGCTAAAAAACATAAAAATCAGAATAAAAACAAAATCAGTCAGGTTCCGTTATACGAACTTCGGCGAGTTCTAACCTATAAGGCTCTTTTACTTGGCAAACAAGTAATTGTTGTTAACCCCGCATTCACTTCTCAAATTGATTCCATCACTGGGAAACGAGAGGGCGAACGTAAGGGTAGGCGTTTTTATTCAAAATCAGGTCTAGTCTATGATGCGGATTTGAATGCCGCCAGAAACATAGGCCAAAGATCAAAACTCCCCGTTTCGTATGGAAACATACTTGATGGGCAAGCCGTTGTCACCCGGCTAATAGTTGGAAATACTTTAAGTAGAAATACTTAACTTTTTTCTGGCAAGTCCGCAAATTTATTTGCGGGTAAGTGACGGGACGATTTCTCCAACTCTTTAAACTCTTTTTCTGTTAATTCCTTGCACTTAATTTCAAAAACGTCCCCATCTTCCATGCAAGAAATCTCCGACATAAAATCTTCAAATTTATCCGACCAATAACCGGCTTTTTCTTGGTTATGGATAAACCAGATTTTAACTTTTTTGTTTTCCATAAAATTAATCGGTAAATTCAATTAAAACTCGCGGGGCTTGAATCCGAGAGAGAACAATGCGTCGGTTAAATTCTTGTTCTGTAATTAGCTCTTCCATTGATTCCCGAAAATTCTTTAAATCCCAGCCTTTATGGTCAAGAATAGTAATAGAGCTATACTCTAACTCTTTCAACCAACCATAACTTGATTTTTTAATAATCGTATCGTTCATATTTTTATTTTTACTTTAAAACTACTGCAATTTTATGACTACATCCCCAACTCTTAAATCCCTCATTCACTTTATTAAATTTTTCAATCGCCGCGCTGAGTTCTTCTCGACCTTCTAAATCTCCCGCGTCAAAATCCTCGTAAGCGTCTGAGGTGAAAGTTTCTAAAATGCTATCCAAATCTAGGTTCACCACCGGCTTCTCATCATCCACCGCCCAAATATAATCGGGAAGCTCCTCGTCTTCATCCTCTCTCGCGTCAATAAAATCATCTACTGATTCAAAATACTCATCATTCCAGAATACCCGCCCTGACCAATCCTCTGGTTTAACCTTTCGCGCTTCCTCAAACAGTTTTTTATCCTGCGCGCGAGAAAACGCCTCGTTGGCTCGCTTGTTGATTAATTCAATCTCAGCGTCCGACAAATAATGTTCCAAAACTCTGGTGAGCACAAAACTTTTACCCGCGCCCCTCCAAAAGTAATTCTCGCCCCACATTTGCCCCGTCTCAAGGTGACAAATCCAACCGGGGATTTCCTTGTTGTTTTGCAAATGAACCGGGCCAAACTTATCATCAGAAATAAAATCTCTAATCTCTGCCATTCTCTCGGGCGAGAATAATTCAGTTTTTTCCAAGTTCTCAGGTTTCTCCAAAATATTAGAAAAACAAGAAATGCGCGGGCGTTCAATTTTTTGTTCAATATTACTCATAATTAGTTGTTCAAATTCCTCTCTCCCCCCACTCTCCTTCTTTCCCGCGCTCTCGTCAAGCTTTTTCTCCAAATTTCGCCGGTTAAAATCGGGAATTTTACCTCAATCAAATTTCAACTCCTCGTGATTAGGATACGCCATAGACACCACAAAGGCAATTGGCGAACTTGCCGCGCGCCACAGTTTTTGGTCATCAAGGGTTGCGCCTGAGACATCGGTGAATCCTTCCTTTTCTAGATAAGCAAATTTTGCCATGTCTGCGATTAATCCGTAGAAGTTGCCCTCATTATTTAACCCTATGATTCCTAATGACTTACGATTTTTATATTCGCAGGAGTAAGTGAAAGTGGTGTTGCCTTCTGAGTCTAAACCCGGCTCCATTTCTACCTTGAAATTATTTAAGACTAATAAATAATTAACTTCTTTTAGATATTTCCTTATTTTGTTTTGAGTTGAAGTCATAAATTAATTTTTGTCTAGTCTAACATAGATTCCGTCAATTTTTTTGATTCGCCGATAAGCTTCTTCGCCCCAAGCAATTAGACAAGAAGGAGCATTGCCATTAGATTTTTCCACCCCTTCACTATTAAGAAATTTGATACGTTTAGTGATAAAATTAATGCCCGTGGCAGATTTGACGAACTGAGCCCAAGCGCGGGTTTCTGTTCTGGCAAAGCATAAGACAATAATCTCAACACCCTTTGCTGCCTCCTCATTACATTTTTTTAACCATTCATAGCTATCCGAATAGGGAAAATTACAAAAAACTGTTTTATATTTGTTCCAGTCTTGAATCAACCCATTTTCTTTTTCCGTGAAATAATGGTGCGCGGTTTGAACAATTGGCTTTCCGTCTGGTAAGTGTCCGCATGGGTCTAGGTCGGAAACGCCGATTGAGTTGATAATCCAAGGGGGCGTAAGCCAACAATTTGTAAGTGTGTGTTCTGGGCCGAGTTGCGTTGCATTATGGAAGTTTTTACTCATATTTTTATTTAATTAATTTAACTCCGACCTTCATCACATCTTTTTGCCCCGCCCAATGTTGTTCGTCACTGATTCTATCCAAATAAGTTGTTTCGTGAATTATGTTTGTAACTCTCACTTCTTTTAACGAAATATCACCAGTCCGCCCCTGAGAATCCGAGTATGAATAAACTTCATCAATAACGCTATTTAACATCCTCTGGAACAAACCAAATACAAAAATCAGCGTGCCATCATGGGTAGATTCGCGCGTGATATAAAAATCTGGTTTAATAGAGTCATCAATAATGAATGTCTTCAACCATTGCTCTGCCGCCTCTTTTTCAATCAGGGGCTTTTTCTCCATCTCAATCCACCCCGGACTTTTATAACAAAATCGGGAGTCGGATTGAGGTTCAGGCTCAAGCGGCTTTGAATATTGATCTAGCCAGCTTTTAATATCTATGGTTGTTGTCATATTTATTTTTTAATATCTTCTAAATCTACAAATTCTATCAAGTGATAAGAACTTTGAATCTTCAAGTGTCTTACCAAATACGGTGATACTTTTCCGCTTTTGAGCATCCATGTCCAGTATAAATCGCGGAGGCTAATAAGTTTACCTTGTTTTTTTGCGGCTTTTCCTAGTCGGGAAATAATTCTTGATGAAACATTAGTATGAAGAAGAATTAAAGTCATCCAATTAACATCGCCGAAAATACCCCGAAATTGGAGCCAATTGGAGATATACTCGCCATCATCTTTCTGCCCCCTTTCAAAATTTTTCAACATTTGTTTAAACTCTCGCCGGATGTTGTTATGATTATTGCGGGGCATAATTAAACTCTCTCAAAACTATAATCCCATTCATTTATTAAAAATTGTAAATATTTTAATTCCACGTCGGTTAAAACCCTATCTTTTTTCACAAAAAAAATTCCGTGCCCATGATCGGTGATCCCGCTCTTTTCTAAGAAATTAAGCGCGTTATAAAATTCGTCGTTATCTTCCTCTAAGGATTTTTTACTAAAAATTTCTTCTTTGAAAAATTTGGCTAAATCTTGCTCTTGGCACTCATTTGAATTATTCATCGGGGGTGGCGTAAGGTTTTAATATTTCTTCAATTTTGTTTTTGATAATTTCGGCATGACAAGGTTTGAACAATGGTGGACCCGCACACCAACACATTAAGGCGATATTTTCCCCCTTGTAAACTCTTCGTGCGATTTTCTTCGTCTCTTCCAGCATGGGTCCATTATTGGTACAATCTTGCTGAAAGTCAATTTTATATTTTTCAATTACTTGCGCACGTTCGTTATCGTCTAAATGATTGTGAAGTATATGGGGATTTCCCAAAATTGGATTTTTCCTATCAACATCAATTAAAAGAAACGAATCATCAAACTTTTCCCCGTCTTTGCGTTTTGAACCGATTTTGACAGAACCGAATTTCATTTTTTCGCCTTTATTATTTTCCCTTCGTGGGTATAATTCTGCCGATAAGATTCCTCGTTATTATGGCGCGACCAATCTGCCCATCTGGAGTATGGCTCCCAGCCCATTTTGTCATACCAGCGAAGCATATCGCGGCAACATCTACCAATGTCTGACTTTTCTAAACAAAAAGTTTCGTCGTGGATTTTACCCAATCTGAATAAACGGCAATGGTATTGCTTGCCGATTTTAGTAACTTTGATTGACAAGGGCTCTATATAATTTTCTTCACTCATAGTCAATCCCCCTCTTTTGCGTCCAGAGTTAGAAAATAATCTCGTATCATTTGCCACTCCGCGTTCCGATAACCCGACTCAACGTAAATGCGCGGTTCGTTCATATTATGTTCGTTCCCATCAATGTATTCCTGCGCGGCGACACGAGTAAAAAAGGGTTGTTTGTTATGCCAAATATCTTTATAGGGAACTTTGTGCCAGCCCTCTTGCACGTTTTCATAACTTAGCTGCCATTCATCTTGCTCGTCCAACTCTCTGTATTTTTCATCATCCGCCTCATTATAATCCCTGTCCATCCAAATGTAATCGCCCGAACAATCATCGCAGTAATAAATCCGCTCTTTGGTCTGAACGATATACTGAGGCAAGTGGGTTGCAAGATTATCTTGTTCGCGCAAGTTTTTAATTAGTTTTTGAATATTCTCTGGGATGTTATTCATTGGGTTTCGCCTTTTGTGGTTAATTCTAACTCCATCTTTTTAACAACCTGATCCCAACGGATAAAAATCTCAGCGGGTTTTCCATTCTCTCTTACAATCCACCCAGTTTTTGCTGCCTCGATGGTCAAAGTTTTATATTGTTCTTTGGTTTTCATAAGTTTGGATACTGCTTCCCCGTCAGTCTCAGGTTTTCCAGTCGTTCAGTCAAGGAGGAAATATGGGAAAGTAACGCGCGCTCCTGTTCTTCCCGCCCAACACAAATGATTCCACCTTCAACATAACCAATCTCGTCATGCAAACCATGTGCAAATTCACTCGCTTCTTTTTTGGTCAAAAACCCATGTTCAAAACTTGCGGGCTCGTAATAGTCCGCACTCAAACTACCGTGCCACACGAACCACTCATCGCCCCACGGCATAATAAAAATTGCATTGTCCGCGCTTATGTTAACTTCCTCCTTTTTGAGATTTTTGAAAACGGCGATAATCATTCTTTAGCGAGACCTTTTCTTTTTCGGTCAATTCTTCTTTAGTAAATAATACTTTCACCAAAGCTTTTGCCGCCGCCTTCGTCACGTCATTTCTTTTCATAATTAAAATTATAAAACAACCTCTCGTTTAAAATAAAATTGAACGATCACCGGCCAATTCGAAGAAGTGTTGGAAAGATTATCTACGCATGAAACGGTTGAGCATAACTCCCAACCGTTCTCACCAAGTTTGTTAAGAAGCTCGTTAGAAAGAGTCCCGTTTTTGCCATATTCTATACAGTATTCCCATGTTTTCACAGAAATTCGCCCTCCCGAACAATCTCATAATGGTGATTCATTTTTAACCCGGTCTCCCATGACTTTAACTGCTCGTTCCAGATATCTTGAACGGAATCATCGGGACACTTCTCCATTTCGTGGAGGGCGTCTTTGATAGCATTGGTTAGTTTAATCCAATCTTGATTTGTTTTCATTCGTTTGTCTCCTCCCAAAAAGTATAGCTTCCAATTCCATAAGGGGCGCGTTCCATCTTTATGCTGGATAATTTTTAAATTCTTGCTCACGTTTTATCACTTTCCTTCTCCAATTCTTTCCTAATCTCAGAAACTTTCAACACCGTTGGAACATCCTGAATAACAACGTCTTGCACGAAATGGATACTGTCGGTGTGATTGCCCGCGTCATCATCCCCTTTACATTTTTTAGTCACATGCCAGACTGCAATATCATTGGGTTTTATCATTCTCCCGTTATTCTGAATTATTGCCTCCCGCGAGTCAAGAGAAAAGGAGAGAGCAGACACACTCCCCACGTCATCCTTGATGTCATACTTTACATAGGTTTTCTTACTGGTTTTACTCACTCGTTCTTCTAACTCTACCAGTTGGGCCACCACCTTATAATCACCGGCTGGGGCGAGGCTTAACTGTTTTAAGTCGTAGAGGTCGTGTATATGTTTACTGTAGATGGATTTGAGGGAGTGGGAATAAGAGAAGCCGAGATAGTGGTTTTCCATTATATAGTCAGTCAATTCATTAAGTCTGGAATTTCGCATGAACTTTTCTTTCATTGGCTGATAATGTTTTTTAATAGTCGCCATTCTTGATTCTTTTATCAACTCCTTTCCTTTTTCATTTTTAATAACGCCCATCTCTTTAACAATAACGAATAAATCATTATTGAATTTGCTAGATAGAGAATGAACAACGATTCGCTCCCTGTCTGTCAATAATCCATATAATTCAGACTCAAGCGCCATTTTAGAACGAGTATAATTATCTGGGCGGCAAGAATCTAAGCATCCAGAAAGAATTAAAGCCCCAAGAACATTTTGAGGGATTTTTGATTGAAGAGCTGATTCGTAAATCTCCAAACGATTCTTATACTCTTTTTGAAAAGCTATTAACTTTTCCATATTTTTATCCGAGAGAGACTTCACCATTGATAGACCAAACCGAATGGTGTTGCCCTCTATTTTAAAATCTTGCTTAGATTTAAGTAGATCGGGCGGTAGAATAGCGATATTAAAATACTTTAACTCTTTTTGAATAATACGAATTTCACCAATAGGATCGGGCTCGTCCTTCGCTAAATTCAATAAAGCCTCAAAAAATTGGAGTGGATACTTGAATTTTAAATAAATCGTCGCCGCACACATACTCGCATAAGCGCAGGCATGGGAAAAATTGAACGAATAACTTGCGGAAGCATCAAGAAGAGACCATAATATATCGCCTGCCTTCGGGTCTAAATTATTCTCGGCAATTTTGTCCTTAATTTTTTGCTGCCAAACAGCTACCTCGTCCTTTTTTTTCTTCCCGCAAATACGGCGCAAAATTTCTGCCTCCTCCAAAGTAAAACCGATCTTGTTTGCACAACGCATTAAAGATTCCTGATAAATAGGAATACCTGCACTTTCTTTTAAAACGTCATCAAATAGTGGATGAACAGACTGAAATTCTCCCGATTCCGTATATTTCTGATAAATGGGAACGAGCTGCAATGCGCCGGGCCGGGCCAAACTGACCACTGCGGCTAAATCATTGAGATTTCGTGGTTTGATCTTCCTTAAAACATTGTAATTTGTTTCTGCCTCAATCTGAAATAAACCGTGAGGGGTTTTAAGATCTTGAAGCGGGTAATAAAGTTCGGGGGACTCTAAATCTATTTTATTAGCATCAATACCGACAGATTTGCAAATAGTGTCGATCAGCGTCGCGCAACGCAATCCGAGGAGATCCACCTTCGGCACGATGTTCAACACATCATTCATGGAGTAGCCGGTAACGATATCACCCTCTGCATTAAGTTCAAGGGGGAACAATTGAGAGAGGGGTTCTGCCGCGACTGTCCAAGCTGATGCGTGACAGCCCGCGTGCAAGAATAATTCATGAAGCGATAAACAGATTTTAGTAAATTCTTTATTGTTGTCACAAAAAGTTTTAAACTGTTCGCTAGCTTCAATAGACTCACTGATTGTTTTGACCACTCCGAATTGCTTGGGAATCAAATCAGATAAAATCTTTGCCTCGGTTTCATTTGATTCCAAAAAACTCTTGGCAACATCTTTAACGAGGATTTTCGTTGATAAAACAGAGGTCGTGAGGACTTTGCAGACTTTTCCCTTAAATTTATTTTCTAAGTAATTAGACACCAACGACCTCTCTCTGAACGAGATATCAATGTCGATATCCATGAGGAGATCGCCTTGATAATAACGTATCCCGTTGATTTCTTTAAACTTAGCTCTTGTTTTTGATAAAAATCGTTCAAAGAACAAATTATGGCGGATACTATCCACCTTTGTTACGCCGATTAAATTTAAAACCAAACTGCCACAACAAGAGCCGCGCCCGTATCCAACAGCTATATTGTTTTCGTGGCAAAAATTTAGAATATCCCATGTAACCAAGAGATATGAGCAAAAACCAAGTTCTTTGAAAATCCCTAGTTCTTTTTTGATGCGCTCTACATAGGTGTTATATCTCTGGCTACCTTTTTCTAGGTTTAGCTTATAGAAGCCATCGAGGGTCAAGGCGTGCAAAAAATCATAATCTGTTGCGCCATCTTTTAATTTAAATTTTTCTTTAAATCTAGGCTCGATCTCGAAATCGGGTAACTTAACACCGTCTTTCAACAAGTTCAGTTGATAAACGGTAAAATTATTTTTAAAATTATTCATTTGGAAAATTTAGAATAGCCTTGTCGCCAAATACTTGTTTCGCTAGTTTATCATATTCCCTAGCTGCTAGAATTTCTCCTTCTGGACTTTTACCGTAATATTTACATTTTTTAAGTTTTTTCGTCCTTATCTCCAACACCCAATATCCACGTCTGAGGCCAACGCCCCTATAGCGAGATGTTTGCTTTTGTCTCTTTTCTTCCAAATGATTATTTATATATTCAATATATTTTTTATACTTATCGTGTTTTCTGCTCAAGCCAAATGATTCACCCTGTAGAATATATTCCATAAATTTAATAACGGATATCCGCCCAGAAATCAAAAGATTGGAACTCCCGGAATTTTCTTTATTTTTGACCCTATGATAGAGGATGGAGCATTCAATACTTATTTTTTTAAGAAAGTCCTTAAAACTCCAATCTTGAAGAAGACAACTCGTTATTTTAGCATAAACACCAACCGATCTTTGTGGATAAAAACAAAAACACCCATCTCCATCAAAATACCCACGCCACCAATAATGACGGAGGTTTTCGGGGATTGCGTTGAGAATTTTATGGGCCGATGCGCCAGATTTGATTTTGTAATCAAAAGATTCTAAAAATGAGTGCAAATGGTAATTCGTCGTTACCGCAGTGATTTGAACTTTATGTTTTGGGTTTTTTGGCAATCTTTGTTTTATACTCCAATTTGGAAAAGTCTTTTTAAATCTATCAGAGATGGCGTCAAAATCATATTTCGCAATAGTTAAAGTGGCATTATGATTTACTTTCCCCAAGTGACCATCTGCCCAGAAAAATCCCCAAAAATAAACTACAAAAGGATCGTTAAAGTCACATTCTTTAGAAATATCATTTTTATTCCACGAATCTTGACATCTAATTAAGTGATTCACTCGAAGCCCCATTGTGCTTGCCTTATGACTTAAGTTGGCCTTTGTTACGCCTATTTTCTCTGCCACTTTCTTTGGCCCTAATTCATAATAATTATTTCTAATAAAATCTAATTCTTCTTGAGTATACTCTTTGATCCATTTAGGGAAAAGTTTATAGTGATAAACTATATTTTTTACTTTTACTTTAGTGTAACCCAAAAAATCAGCGCAACCTTTTGGCCCTATCTTTTTATAATTCTCCTTGATGAAGGAGATAGCTTCCAAAGGAGCTTTTACATTGTGAAATTTATTCATACTTCCATCATCCATAAAATTTTATCTAAAACCATTTTGTTTAAAACAATATCGTTGTTACCTCTGTGTAAACTCTCATAGTCAAACTCTATACCCATTTCCTTGCCTGTCAATGCCAAATTGGTCTTTAAATTCCTCTCGTGAAAATTGGACATCCTGAAGTTAAAAGTCAAAAACTCTTTTGAGCCCACTGTCGGAATTATTATTCCCTTTTTATGGGCCTTCATTAAATTATTTGTGTCAATGAATACGTGCTTTTTAAAAATCTCCATATTCGTTGATAAACCAAGCGCCCGCCGAAAAGTAAAATAAACAGGTATATCTAGCGAATAAATATTATGGCCTACTTTAATAATATCTTCATTCAAAAAGTCTTTTTCAAACCTCTCCAAGACCTCCATGGAATCAATAGCTTTGGCTTTGTATTCATCAAAAGAAAAACGGGTCTTAATCGCCGCACCTTTTGAAAGCCGTAAATCAGAAAAATAAGGGTAAAAATCCTGAATCTCTCCCATTTCTCCAATTTTACCGACTAGCCAAGAAATTTCCCAAGGTCTGGAGTAAAAAAGATTGAGTCCCTCAGTTTCTTTATCAAAAACCATATACTTCTGATCTTTAGAATACCTTAATAAATGACTCCCGATACTCATGATTTTATTTTAAGATAATCTTCTAGGCAAAATTGGTTTGACATACAAAAATTCATTTCTGGATTACTAAAATTTGAACGGAAGTGTATCGACCGATAAACCTGCCAAGCTCGAAAATCTTGATAATTATTATAGTAAATGGTCTTCACTCTTACCACTTCATATTCACCTTTTGTAAAATTGTTAAGAGACTCATAAAGAATGTCTTCAAACGGCAGGCCAGAATTTACTTCTTTTAGAAAAATTGGTTTATCGGGAAAGTCGGGGATAATAGAAGATCCGTAATTTAGAGTGTTTCTCGCGTAAAAGCCATCAAAAAAAGAAATAGCTAAAAGTAGATTCGGGGTCCAACACTCTTTGAGTATAGACCAAGATGCCCTCATTTTATAATACTTATTCTTAATATTTCCGTAAACTCTGGAATATAGCTTAATTATATCAAAATAAGCATCAGAATTTTTCATAAAAACAATAACTTTTGATTCATCTGCTACGGATGCTTCGCTATGCTCTTCTGAATTTGAACACACCCACAACTCAAGGCCGAAAATTAATTGCAGATTATTTTGTTCGCATAATTTTAGGGCGGCGGGGAAGTCATACATTCTTGTGGAAACAAAATAAACCTCCTTTAGTCCCGTTTTTTTGGCTAAAGTGATGATAGATTGGGGGCCATCGGGAGATTCACAATCCTTTTCTGGCCACCAGACATTGGTTGCCCGCTGGGATGAATCCGAGTAAAAAATAGGAATAATATCACTCATTTTATTCAACTTCCAAACCAAAATTCAAAAATCTGAACGCCATTTTTCTTCCCCCTTTGGTTCGACCAGTTCCAAAAACACATGGTCCCAACCATCCAACTGATTCTTCTTCATCCCGTAAAGAATTGACTCATTTGCAAACCAAACAACGTCGGCCCAAGTTGGATTGGAAACAATCTTGCTTTTAAAACCATGCCGAGGCTCAACAAATCGGACTTTTGCCTTCACAAAAGTTAATTCAAAATCAGGATGCAGCACCGGCCATTTCTCCGAATTGTATTTCTCATCAGGATTCGCGTCTTCAAAAATACTAAAAGTCAGCACGTTTTCCTTCGCTCCGCGTTCAGTTAAAATTTTACTCACAGCTTTTTGCAAGTCCGAGTAGTCAGAATTAACGGTGCATTGATCTTTGTAGGTTTTCATGGTGTTCAAATAAGAGTCTCCCCCAATTCCCGCGCCGAGTCAAGTTGTTTTTCCAAATCTAAGGGAAGAAGCGTGCTGTATAATTTGGTTTTAATCTCCCCTGCTTTTTCCCTGCTCAAATCCAATGCGTCTTCGTGGTTTTCTAGCGCATGACTCACTTCACGGAGAATCCCGTAAGTGAGTAAGGTTACTAAATAATTTTCTGCCTCCTCCAAAGTCTTAAACGTGGTGAATGTTGGCAAACGATGGAGAATATACCCGTGGTGCTCAACCGTATAATCAATATCTTGATAAGTGCAATAATTGATATTAATGGTAAAGCGGCAATCGCGGTCTTTGTGGTGGGCGGGACCAATGCACTGATACCAAAGGTCTAAGAGTTGAGTTACAACGGTATTTTTATTCATCATTTGTATTTACTTTTTAAACCCGCCGAATATCTCACCAAATATATCCGCGCCGTTTTGTCCCGCCGCCACCTTCTTCCCCTCCTCAAAACCATCCCCTCGCGCATATTTACACGCAGTCAAAACAATCTTTTGCAACTGATTTGCGGTTAATTTAATTTCTCCATCTTTCCAAGCGGGATTCACCCCCACGAACTTTTCCCAAATTTCTTTATCCGACATGTTTTGATTCCTCCTTGATTAATTGTTCCCCGTCGATCTTATCCCAATTTTCTTTCCAATCGGCAGTTTTAAAAAAATCTAAGATCTGAAATTTATTCATTCTCGGCGATTTAAACTCCAAAACATATTCTCCACACAAAATAGAGTAATAATCAGAAAAGCGCCAGCCCAGTCTTTCATATTTTCTAACTTCTTCTTTAGTCATAAACTTGTTTTCCCAGCATCTTTTCAACCTGTCCATCAGTTAGTTCAATTGGAGAATTATCCTTTAATAATTCAACCCATTCATTCCCCACTTTAATCTCCATAAAACCAATCTCCGTGCGAATCACCTCTCTCATTCCGAATTCGTGACAAAAGGAGTGATCGACTGGGATAGTTTCAACACGATATTCCACTTCATCAAGGTCGAAACTGGGATAAAGCCGCATTAGTTGAACTTTTTGGGAGAGGGTAAGTTCAAGGGTTGGAGTTCTCATAGGTGAGAGTAAAACACGTTATCGTTATTTGGTCAAGCCAATTCCTCTGCAAATTTCCTCAACTGTTCCTCATTGCAATCTAACCAGTCTTTCTCATCGGGCAGGCGAATGGCGATTTTCTCCTCGTTGAAGAATTGCAAGAGTTTTGCACGAATCTTTTCAGAAGCCATCAATCCGATTTTGCTCTTCTCGTTATTTAAGCTAATGATGATTTTCCCCGGATTCCACGATATTAGCTTTCCTAATAGGTGGGAGGATGGGGAGGTTCCAAAGATGGGAAGGGCGTAGGCGATGCCAGTTTTGCGAAGGGCGAGAACACACCCGATACCTTCAACGAGAATGATTTTACCGTGTTTTTTAACTGCCGCCTCAACATTTTTCCTGTCAAATAAAAATTTACTTTTGTCACCGAGTTTCTTCCAGCGGGGCGTCTCTTTAAAATCGCCCGAGGCTTCCCTGATCTTATAAATATACCTTCCATCAAACCCATGAATCTGTCCATTATCATTGCGCAAGACAAAACAATAACGATTCTTCATCTTGCCTTTTAAAGCTACCCCACCTTCAAATTGAGAGATAATTTCTTGTGGGATGCCACGGTTAGTCCAGTAAGTGTAATCTTTTAATAGACCAGTTAGGATGGAGTCGGGATAAATCTCTTCTTGTTGAAGGACGGGCTCAGGAGAAGGGGCAACATAAGCGGATACTACCCCATCTGATTCAGTGCCGACTAGTTGCAAAATACCTGCGTTATGGCTTTTGTCTCCGGGAGCTACTACGCACGAGAACTTGCCGGAGCGATAAATCTTTAAGTGATTTCCTGAGCGGTCCCGATTTTCAACCTGTCGGCAAAAAGGGCAAGCAGCGGTCCAACCATCACTATCGGTTTTTAAATTTTCGAGTTTTTCTAGGTCAATTACGTTCATTCTATTTTCGTTTTATCTTCGGCGAATGGCTGAAATTTTTCACCAGATTCAGAACTTGGACCAGTCCATTCTTGGGTTTTGTATGGCAAATTATTTTCAACAATATATTTGTTGTATCCCGACAATGCCTCAAATTCCGTTAAATAGCAACCAATTTCCTTGAAAGGTTTCCCGTTTGGTCGCAAATAAGCATACCATCGACCATTATCTTTTCTACGAGAAATCCACTTGTATTTTGAATGTTTTTTCTTCTCGGACAAAAATTTAACAAATTCTTCCCTATCCATATAAATATCTACGGGGTTAGGATAAAAAATCTCCCCGTAAGTTTCCCTGCCGTAATAATTATAGGCATTTATCGCCGCATCTCTGTTTGAATAATTACCGAAGTATTCCGTTCCTACAACACACGCCCAGCCGCGCCCGTTCTTTTTTACCCCTCTGACCAAATTCTTTCTTTTTCTATCGGGGTGAAAGTTAGCTTTGATTCCTGCTTCTTTTAATTGCTCTGTGCGGTTTTCATATTTATTGTCTTCCGCCCTCTGTAAAAAATCAAGATAACGGTTATATTTTCTATCCAGTCCAATTTTGTCGTTTTCTCTATTTTGATAGACGTAAGAAAGAAATTTAAAAACATTGTCTCTTGCGTCCAAGCTGATACTAGACGCCCTTCCTAGCTCTGTAACTCTTTTGCTAATTGAGTGTTTTGTAATGCCTAATTTTTCAAATAGTTTAACGGCAGAAAGCCAGTCATAGTTGTATGTTGACGCTATACTAACGTGATAGCCATTCTGCTCATGTCCAACACACCCATCCCCATCCAAAAGCCCGCGCCACCAATAGTGTTTTAGATGATCGGGAATTTTAGATAAAATCTTGTCTGAATTAACATGAGACTTGATGTGGTGGTCAGTGCCGATTAAAAATTCTTTAATTGTGCTGTTGTGGACCCTCAACTGCGTGCATTCTTTATATTTTTTATGATTTTTCTTTATTTTAGATGCGGGCCAATAACCCATTTTATCTAAAACACGCTCTTTAATGTTCAAATAATCTTCTGTAGCTATACAGATAGAAAAACACCAACCTCTATCTCTAGCGCACCCATCCGCCCAAAAATAACCGAGAAAATAGGCAACTTCCGGGGTTTGTATATCAAGAAATTGGGGAGACTTTACAGTTACTTGATCTTCACTATATCTCCGACCCATAGAAGCAACTAACCACTTTTCTTCTTTCGTTAGGATTAAATTATTTTTCTTAAAAAAGCTAGAAATATAACTTTTAGATTTGTTGGTGTATTTAGCACAATGAGTTATACCTTTTTGATAATTTTCAAAACAATATTCTGATTGTTCTTTTGTAAGCGAGGCTAACATATTAAAATGCCGGAGCATCCTCCCGTTGTTTTCCTAGTGGGATTTTCGAGCGGCCTGTTAGTTCCAATTGCTGAGAAAACGTGCCTTTATCGACCACCGAAAAGTTGGAAATATCAAAGTTAATAAAATTAGGTTTGTAACTAATCTGATTACCATCTTTAACCTTAATATAATCTAGGAATCCCGGTCCCTTTTCACCAAGATAACGGGTTTTAGTAGTAATTAGTTTATGACTTGCGGCCTTATACTCCGGTGTTGTATCCGCCTGCATCTCGTCATGTGTTCGTTTTCTTAGAATGCCCATGTAAGAAACGAGCCAGTTCAAGCGATCCGACATGGACAAAACATTTTCGGAGTCATCTATGGAACTTGCTGATTTACCGTTAGTTATACCAGAACGGTTAGTTTGAACCGCTGATAAAATGGGGCAATCGCAATATTCGGCCAACTCCTTCAAAATTTGCGTTTTTTCATACGCCGCCACAAATTCTTGGGTGTTTTTATCAGTCTTATCCGCGCTAGTAATCTTTAGATAGTCGTAAATAACGACAAATGGGTTCCCTCTTCCCACTCTGTTTAAATAAAAACGCTTAACGTATTTTTCTAATTCCGAACCACTCTTGTTTCCGATAGATTCAAAATAAAGATTCTTTTGCTTCATATTTCGAATCACATCCAACTCCTTTCTTATACGTGGAGCCCAAAGCGCGTCATAGCGCCATTTACGAGAATCAATTAACCAATATGGAACCCCAATTTTACCTGCGATATAGCGTAAAACCGCATCTTCTTTAAACATCTCGGAATCCAGATAGAGTATGTTTAAATTCTCTTTTTCGGGATTCGCCGCAGGGAATTGCCGCATCAAATCAAGAAGAAATGTGCTTTTATTTCCGCCCGATCTAGCGGCAAAAAGCATCAGGTGCTTCGCTCTGGCGCAACCGATGTTTTCTTGAAAAGATTTATGAGGCATGATTAAATCATTATTATTTATTGCCTCGTTACCATACTCCTCAATGATATCAGGCAAGACCTCTAGTAGGTTGGTTGGTTCTTGTTCATCCCCGGACAAACTCACTAAACTATTGCCTAAATACTTATCCGTAATGCTAATTAAGTCCTTCGCCGATTTATCCTCGTTCTCCAACACCTCTTTCTTAACCAACTCCGCATTATTGCAAATAGTTCTAACCAACGTCTTTTTCTTTAACGCCTTCGCCAAATCTACCAAATTGCGTTTGTCCACAGGCCGAATCTTTAACGCCGCGCAATAATCGCCAACTTCAATTCCATCAAGTGTAATCCCCACTGATTTCAACTTCTCCGCTACAATAATCTCATCCGGCCTTCCTTTATTCTCCACAATGTTTGAAATCATGGCGAAGATGGAGGAATGTTGTCGGGAAAAATCCTTAGAATTAATAAAGGGGATTTCTACATAAGTTTCGGGATGTTGAAGGAGGATGGCGAGAATAGAGAGTTCAATTTCCGGTGAATATAACGATTTTGACATAGTTTTAAAAATGAAACTGGTAGAAGCGGGGCGAGAAAAGTAAATTTACCTTATTTCCCCCGCCCCGTCAATCTTAAAAAAGGAAAAAGCGCAAGGTGTGTTGCCCCGCGCCTTGAGTTAACTAGTTGGGGTGTAACATCTAACACCTTACCATGCAATAATCGCCCCGAGCACGAGAGCAGAGAGAAGGGAGATTACGAAAACTCCCAACTTCATGGAGACTTTGCGGGACCAAAAATAGGTCTTAAAACCCTTTTCTTGGATCGCGGCGGTTTCGGACTGTGCTTTGTCAACAGTTTTGTTGATTTGGGTGAGGACTTGTTGTGTTTTGTTTGTGTTTGACATAAAATAGTTTTATAAAATTTACCTTACTTTTTCAGGAGGTTTAGAATAAATAATTTGTTGCAGTCCCCAATCAGAGAATAAAAGACCTTGCGCCGATTGAACATTTCCAATATAACCATTCGCGGAATGAAATTTATCGGGTGGGCACAACGCGGGACACACCAAAACGCGCACGCCCTTATGATCGGTTAGCTTGTCGGTGTGCCGATGACCGGTCAGAAAGGTAAATTGTTCATACTTAGAAACTTCTGATTGGCACTCCCTCATCATAATCAAAGGAAGGTCTTGGATTTTAGTATTCTCGGAATGTGTAAAGCCTATCAAATTTTTTCCAAAACCAAAATACTTTCTATCTAACGGCTCATTATTAACCTTTACATTTTCATGGTGACGAAAAAAGGCTTTAACATAACTTCCAAGGGCATATTCACTTAAACGACTGTGATTACCGCAAACAACCATAACCTCTACCTTGAATTGAGAGGCGAGTTTTTCCACTACCTCGGTAATCATCTGGCATCCCTCATTATAAACCTTAGACCATCTTGAGTCCGAATCCAATCTCGTTCCGGATGTGGTCGTGACTGATTCTGTGTCGAAATGGAGGAGGTCCGAGCCACAAATAAGCATAACGGTTTCAATTTCCTCTGTAGGGGCGTTTTTAAGTAAATCGTCAACGGCTTCTTTATACACTTTTTTAGCAATATTAAGATCGAACGACCCCCAATTTGTTTCGGAATTAGCCGCCAACTTACCCAAGTGAGTATCCTGTAGGTTTAAAATATAAAGTTTTCCATTTTCCTTCGGACGACTATAAACAAAGTTTGAGGGCGAGAAATTGTCCGCTTCCTCTATGAATTGTTCCAATAGTTTTTGAACATGTTTCTCATCCTTCTTCTTCACAAACTCCGCCTTGGCTTGAAAATTATCCCCGTATGAATTTGCGGTAAAGCGACTGACACTCCATTCATCCATATTAATACCGCAAACCTCGATAAGTTCATCAAGGGTATAAATAACCTTACTATTTTTTACATCCACCACCGCCTTATCCCCTTTAACCTCAACTTTTGGCGCGGAAAATTTGGTGTTTTTAATACCTTCCATTTTATAAACCTTCCCATCTCCACCCACTACAGAGGTAGCACTAAAATCTTTTTCTCCCTTTTTTGCCTTATCAATCCCGATTTGATACCCACCCCCAAATATCTTCCGCCATTTGTTATTCCGCGCGGTCTTCTTCAACCCCCAAATTTTCCCAATTTCTTTTCTAACAGTAGTAGAATCTACGTTTTTTGCCAACTCCTTGATGTGTTTTACCTTATCTTGTTCTGTCTTTAGGGTGTTGTTACTCATATTAGGTTATAATTAAAATTTGTTTGGTTTAGGTTAGCTTGTCAAGGGTAGAATCTGCCCCTTTGTATTGTTTCTCTCTTACAGGTTTTCTCGCCATTTTGGAAATCACTGAAATGATAGTTGTTGGGGTTTCCCCTCCTTGTTAAAGAAAAACGAGCAACCTGAATAAAACCTCTTCTCCACCTTAATCCCTTCCGGTTTCTCATTTTCAAAATAACTCTTCTTAATCTCCCTCTTCTCATCCAACTCTACCCAATACCACATTGGTTTTCTTGCGGGACAAATCCAGAGCGGGGTTCCGTCCTTTTTCAACCCTTCCTTTTCGGTTCCGCATAAACGAAATTTGGTTGGGTCAAGGTAGGCAATTACATCATTCGTATTGGCTAGAGAGAAATTTTCAATTTGAGTTTGAATATCGGTCAGATAATGTTCAAATCCATTTAATAATTCTTGAGAATAAATACCTGTTGATTGGATAGGATTTTTACGAAACTTTAAAAAGAGAAAATCAAATGAAAGTAATTCGTGCTCGGGGAACAAATATCGCGCAACTAATTGATAGATTATTGATTGCACATTATTTTCTAATTTTTCTTTTTTAAAAAAATCCTTGCTCGACTTATAATCGACTATCTTTACATATTTTTTACCATCCCTAATGATTAAATACGCCTTATCAATAAACCCAAGTAATTTGTATCTGATCCCGCGCTCTTTGTCAATCACTTCAAAATTAAACTCTTTTTCAATGAGAGTTTCGACTGTTCCTTCGGGTTCTTGGTCCCAGATTAAACCAGTGAGGACAAAAAAATCAATTAGGCCCAAGTTGGCTTGGTCGCCGACATTGTGTTTGTTTGCATAAGTTTTTAACAATCGCCAAAGAGAAGGAAAAGGTTTTATTGAATCTTTTTCTATAATCTTGGGGATTAAATGTTTTCTTTTGGGGGAACTTAGCAGCTCTAACATTAAGTGGGCGCTACTGCCTCTGCTAGAACCCGGATTGCCCGAGTCGGGAAGTTTATATAAATATGACGCCGCATACTTGGCGGAACAAAAACAAAAAGCGTCTAATCGGCTTGCACTAATATGTTTTTTTAACTCAAAATTTGGACCAAAATTAATCATTATGAAGATTTCAGTCCTTTGAAAATATGTTCAATGACGGCGACTGTCCAACCGTTTCCAATTGCGCGATACCTATTTGTCTTAGCTATAGCATTTGTGTAATTATCGGGCAGAGTTTGCAACCTCTCACATTCTAGCGGAGTAAGCGTTCTGTAGTGCTCGCCACAAACTAACTTATGTTTCGTTCCTGGAGATTGAGCACAAAGAGTTGGATACTTTTCAACAAAGTAATAATCTTCTGTTATATATCCGTGAGGCAACCGATATAAAAGCATTTGGTTAACCCGTTTTTCCTTATAGTGTTTGAATGGAACGGACCTATAAGAAGCGTTTAAAGATAAACTCTTTTCGCGATCAACCTCTACTAATTCGGGATTTTCCAAAATATCTTTAAGTAAAATTCCTTTATCTTCTGGCTGGGTTACATTCGGAATATTAGTCCAATACAAACGGTTTCTTTTTTGCGCGGAAACGAGAGCTGAATTTATCTTAATTGGTTGAACGCCAAGTGCTTCCGAAATAACATTTTGATATTCCTCCTTCATCTTTACATTTTCAAGAAGAAATTTAATGTCAGGGTTTTTTACTTTAAGTTGTTTTAAAATATCAACAAAAACAAAAAATAATTTACTGCGTTCGTCGTTAAAATTAAGTTGTTTTCCACAAAAACTGAAACCTTGGCAAGGTGAACCCGCCGCGATTAGGTCAACTTTGGGCAGATCATCTAAGTTGATTTTAGTTACATCACCTAATTGGATTGTCTCGGGCCAATTATGTTGAGTAACTTTAATTGCGTGTTTATCAATTTCAGAGGCAAAGTATTTATTAACTTTGATTCCTGCGCGGTCAAGGGCAATTCTCGCGCAGGAAATCCCGTCGAAAAGACTCAGAACGTTGATTCCATCATTTTTGTCAGCATTTTCAGTATTGTTCATATTTTTATTTTTATTATAAAGTTTATTCTATGTCAATTTATCACAAATCCAAATCAAACTCTCTCTTAAACATTTCCTTGGTCAGTTCTTTTAAGTGTCGATTATTCAACTCTATAAACTTAAACCCATTTAACTCCGCAATCTCCATCTTCTCATAATCCGATTTTAATTTTTTCAAGTAACCAGCGCGACTACCATGCATAAATTGGTTGAATTGTAGGTGGACTTCATCGGGGGAGATTTCTAAAAAAATGCCCAAATTTAAGTTTACCAAATCTGCTCTGTATAAAGTTTTTGGAAACCTGAATTCTGAAAGAACAACATGGTTTTTCCAAAATGGGTATAAGAATTTCCTTACCGCCGTTTCAGGTTTTGATCTTCCGTCTTTTGACCAGTCAATTTTATATTTGGCAGGATTAACATTAACTTGCTTGCCCGATTTAGTTTTCCACTTCATTAAATAAGAGATTTAAACTTATTCAGCAACCAAGAGAACACCTCTTTGTTTTCACCTACATATTCGAACACCCCATTTAACCCTTGATGAAGAACTTTAATCTCTACCCCGTCTTTCTTCGCCTCCTCAACCAAACTATCAGAGAATGAATACCATGCGCCTTTACGAGTTAGTTGCCCAAACTGCATGGCCATATCCACCACTTCTTTTTCTACCCAAATAGCGGAACCAACGCGATTGCGTGAAATTGGAATCTTCACTTTCGTCCCGGTGACATCCGTTCCGGACTTGCGGATTTCGATGGTAGAATACACTCCTAATGTTTTGTTTTTTACGGGATCGGGCTTTTCGTCCGGTTTTTCTAGAATGTAGTCGCCTTGGTAGCGCGGGCAATAGTAAAGAACATAATCGCTTTGGTGTCCAATGGCTGAACCGCCGCTGCCCTCTACTTGGCGGGGAACGTCCTTAGCGTAAGGGTCAATCTTGATATTTGCGCTATATTGACTGGTAACAATCATTAGAGCATCATAATGGGTAAGAGGGAGGGCAAAGCGTTTGAATAAAAGTTTAGATAACAAAGGGACGCCCGCCACCTTCACTGATTCAGTTCCCCATACGTTCTTCTGGGCGTCAGATTTAAGAATTGTTCCATCAAGTGAATCCCAAATGATACAAAGTTGCTCGCCCAATTCATGCATTGTTTTAAGCAAATCTTCTAGCGCGGAAGCGATAGTCTCAAAATAATTCACCGCCCACACAAAAACGGTTCCATACTCCCATTGCTTGGGGTCGGTTACAAATTTGTGACCACTACGTTTTTGAATGTCGGGAGACAAACGGGCTTCGGCTTTAATATAGATTGTTTTACCCTTGGGAAACGCTTTGTGAAAATTATCCGCAAGAACAAATGCTTCTGAGGTTTTCCCAAGTTCGGCCCCCGCACCACAAAGACGAATGATAGAGCCACTACGAATAGTGATTAAAGAGTCGAGGATAAGACTGCCGGTAGAAATAGGGAGATTTTGTGCGACTACGTTATTGTAGTGGTCCCCTTTATTTAGAGTCAGGAGAGCGCCAAGAGCGTCATTGCTTGAGGGTTGTTCGTTGTTACCTTCTTCTTTTTTAGATTTTGCCATGATGTTATATGTTTTTATTATATTGTATTGTTCTAATTAAAGTTAATTTACTTCATTCACCCCAACAAGTCAAGAAGATTCTTCGCTTTCTTTTTCTGAACGGGCAAGTCTTCTACAACTTTTTCGGCCTCAAGTGAAATGGTCTGGACCGGCTTGGTCAAATCCACCGCCCAATTTTTATACAATTGCTCAACTTCGGGTCTGTTCAACCAATAAAACACGGTGTTGGCTTTAATGACAGGTTTAAATCCCTCAAGAAGAAACTCTACATGAGGAAATTTCTTAACAAGTTTTGCCACCCCAATAATCTCTCGTTTAAAATTATCCCTAATACTATCTTCCGTTACCAAATTCTTCAAGATTTCCCCACGCTGTTTCGCTGTAATCTTGAACTTTGTTCTATCGTCAACCTTCTCTGGTTTAACCACTGCCTCTTCCTCTACCTTCTCCACCTCACTCATTTCCACCACCCGTTTCTCCCGTTCCCCGCGCCCGCGACGAGACTCTAGGAGGGATAACTGGGTGAAGAAAATAGACTCGATTTTATACAGCTTATTAGGGTCGCTAATATCGGTCTTTAGCTTTACTTTATCACCAATTTTAAAATTTTCGAGCATCGGTATAAATTATTTATTCTTTCACACAGTTATTATAATCAACTCTAGCATAATTTGGTATTCCGAGTCCCGTTAATCCCATATAAAGAAATGTTACTTTTTTACCAATCCATTGCTTTTTATTTTTCAAAAACTCCACGCCCTCTTCGTAAGTTCCTTTAAAAGTAGCATCAAATATTTTCCCATTCCAATTAAGAGTAATCCTCTTTCCTGTTCCCGCCCAATCGCCGACCCCTTCCGTAATGTCAAGAATAACTGCCTCGCTGTCATCTTCTGATTTTAATTTTAATAAGTTGGAACTTCGTTTGTTCTCATAGGGTGAATCGGGAACTCTGATGATTGCGCCCTCTTCTTGGTTTTCGATGAGCTTGTTAAAATGCTTATAAACCTCCTCTTCGTTATTGCAAACGATTGTATTTACCTCTTTATAATAAGGATTTCCAGTCAAATTTTTTGCAATAGTTTTAACTCGCTCGGAATAAGGAGATTCTTTTGTCAAACCATCAAAATTATACCCGTCGTAAACGTGATATTTTACCAATTCTTTACTTTTTAATAAATCATCATCGCTGATATGAACCGTCTTGCGGATTAACTTCATCGTTTCGTTCAATCTAGTTTTCATTCCGTCCCCCATCAACTCGCCATCAAGAACCGCGTCGGGGTATTTTTGAAAAAAATCAATTAAAGACCCCTCGATGTGTGGCGCGCTAATGAATCGCTCGCCTTTTCTAGAAAATAATCCGCTTCTTGTTGCGACGCAGCGACTTCCATTGTATTTTAATTGGAGGTAAAGAGGGTATTTAAGTTTGCCCTTCCTGTCTTCAAACTTTTTCGCTAACATCGGACTGACATACAACTCTTTATCAATATCTTTAACACTCTCGAAATAACCGGCTTTTAGTTGTTTGAGGTATAAAGAGGAAATTTCTTTCTCCACTTGTTCTACGCTTGTGGTTTCATTTGTGCGACCAACATTTTTCCCATCGCAGTAAACCCATCCGGTTTGGACTAATTTACCATCAAGCAACCCGTAAGATTGGCGATAGGCGCTTTCTTCCTGTTCAACATACCAGATTCGAGTGCCGCCATTTGAGTCGCGGGAGTAAAGAGTTTTGTGAGTTATCATTTTTTGTTGTTTTAAAATTATTTCATTAGCATCTCGGGATTTATAAACACGTTCCCCACTACCTCATACTCATAATGGTTTTTAACTAGCGCTGTGGAAGCCACCCCACTCTCTTTCCACGCATCGCAAACCCAAGTGTATATCACCTTATATTGGCAAAAATCAACATCATAACCGACAATTCCCCGCGCGTAAATTATATCGGGGGAGGGAAGAGGTTTGGAAGTATCCAAATGGTAAATCCCCTCACCCATTTTCGTCCGCTCGAATTTGATGGGGTATAGAGCTATTACGTCGCCGTCGTAAATCTCCTTTCTATTTTTGTCTAGAAGTCCGGTGAATTGTTGAACAGTGTATCCAATACGGGGTCCGGGCCAAGAAACATGATGTGCGAATTGCTGTTGATTCTTTCCTTTGTTTACAAACCATTGCCCATTAAGAGTTAAAACGGAAGGTTCGTATGCTTCGGCAACAATATAGGGATTGTCTCGTGGATAAACAAAGATTTTGTTTAAATTATCCCAAACACGAAATTTAATAGGTTGGCTCATGGGGTGTTACTTGATATTTATTTTGCACCATTTCCTTAATTTTGTCAATCCCGTTTTACTCCCGATGTTAAACAAAACTATCTTCTCCTTCTTACTAATCTCTATTCCAGTGGCAGAACCCCCAACCACCTCGCCTTCGGGCGTCCAGCACACGGCCAAATGGCTAAGTGTTTGGTTATCGGAACCTAGTAAAATTCCCACGTTTCGAGCGTGAAAGATTTTATGATTAAGTTTTAAATTATCCCAGTGTTTGACATATTGGGAAGCAATTTTCCAGTTTTCTTCGGTGTGTAAAATACCATTATAATGATTGTTATAACCTTGCCAAGGTAAATAAAGTTGGATGTTAGACTCTTTCTCTGCCTTAACAAACCCAAGTCTCGCCGCCTCGTCACAACCAATCGCTCCGCCCGTTCTGAGAACCCATCCTTTCTTTGCGAAAAACTCGGCGATTTTAGTTAAGTTTCCCAAGACTTCGGGAGGTGCGTCACGGGAGCCCCATATTGAGATGATTTTACTTTTCATATTTTAACCGGGATTACCACCAGAACAAATAGCAATATTTAAATTATCTTCTCGTTTAATTATTTCTACCGCTACCGCGAATAACTCGTTCGGGTTATTACCTCCATCTACCAAAATCTTTCCTAACTTCAATGCCGCCGCAAGAACATTGCAATTATCCTCCTTCATGTGAAACCTGATATATTTTTCGTAATCTGCAACAATACCCTGCCATTTATTCCCGCGCAAATCACGATAAAACTCCCAGCGTTTTTCAAGATCAAAAAGCAAATTAATTTCTTTTTGAGTTAGCATTTTAAACAGCGTCTCGCAAATTCATTAGCCGCATTCTTTCTTCTAATAGCTCATCAACTCTTTTATACCACTTAGCCTTATCTTCATTCGTCCGCGCGTCAATCCAAAATGTGCGGGTCATAGAAATGGTTTTATCCAATTCTTCAATTAGTTTAATATATTGGTTGGTCATAAGTGTTATGCCTTTTTGTTCTTCAACGACTCTAGTTTCTCCTTAGCTTCTTTCAAATTCCGTTCTGCCCGCTCTAAATCGTATTTCGCCTGACGGGCTTTTCTCAACTCTTCTTTCTTATCTCGTTTGATTTTTTGTTCGGCTTGCAGGCCCGCACCGTCGATTACCGACTCACCACGAACGAACTTACTAATTTGAATAAGTGGTTTAATTTGTTCGGGAATGTGGCCGAACCCGGATTTGGCGGTGCCGAGGGTGTAATAAATCTTTTTGGGCGGTTTCCAACCTTGAAGGCAGTTGCCCCCATAACCTTTCCAATATTTTTTAAAAGAATCTGGGGTTAAAATTTCGCCGGAGTTTTTAAAAGTTAGAGCGAACAGTTCGGTGTAGATTTTAGGTTTCATTAGTAATTCAACGATTCCGAAATAACAGGAAATTGGGTTTTAAAAAGTTCACGAATTGCCAACGCAATATCCCGATGTTCTTTTTGTGTGTGCGTATCGCAACGCACCTCAAAGTAATGAAGCCAACTACGAACAGTTCCAGACATATAAAGCGTTGTAGTCGTATTTAAGGGGAGAATCATACGAGCACATTCTTTGGCAATTCCCTCCCCGATTAGTTGGTTATATGCCATTTCAGCAGATTTTTGCGCAAGTTCGACCATTGCCGCTGCTTTGTCACTCAATAATACATCGGAGTCGCCTACTTGACGATTAGTTTTGCCTTGCGCCCGCCACTCAAGTTGCTCGGCTCCGGATACTTGCGCATATCGTTGGGATAATTCCTGAAACGAAAAAGATTTGTGGCGAAGAATTTGGGCCGCTATTGCGCGAGAGGTTTTAATTTCTACGCAAAGGGAAGCTTGTTCAAAGATTGACCAATGTTTATTATTAATACAATATTTGATAAGTTTCGCGCCAGTCTCCACGTTTAGTTGATTAGAGGGATTTGAAACGCGGGCGTTATGAACAATTAGCTCTTCGGCTGTTTTAATGCCCTCAACGAGGGGCTGTGTGATTGAAATTAGTTTAACTTTCATAAATTTTAAATTTCTATATGTCTCCAAGTTTTATTATGTTTTATTGCCCATACCAAAGATTTTGACACCCCTCTGTTTTTTGCGACTTCGGATTGCCTTTCCCCATTCGCCAGATCAATTTTAATTAATTTCGCCAATTCATTGGAAATGCTTGCCAAATTACTTTCCTCGCCCAAAGGCATCGTTCCATGAGTGAATTTATCATGTATATTTTCTTTTTGGGTTTTATACTCTAAATTATCTGCACAGTCGTTGTTTTTATTGCCGTCTTTATGCGTTATAACCAAACCCTTTGGCTTCGGTCCAATCCAATAAAAAGATACCAATTCATAGAACTTTATACTCTTCACTGTTCTTGTCCCATTTTCATTTTTGCATAAAAGAAACCTTCTGTATCCATCCTTATCAAGACCCCCTTTCAAAATACGAAAATCATCCAATCGGAATCTTTCTTTTTGTCTTCCCCCGATTGGAGTAAAGGAGCGGACTCTCCCAAAACTACTGATGTCGTAATTCGGAAAATCTACTATGCGCTTCCACTCCTCACCATCCAATTGTTTTTCAGTAGATAGGCTTATAGTGTTTACTTCCATAAAGTTACAATATTTGTTGATATATTTGTCCCAGACTCTTTAAAAACACGCTCGGGAACAGACTCAAATTCCCATTTTTTATCCGAAATAAAATTTACAAATTTCTTGTCAGTCAAAGAATTTGGCGTAATGCAAACAACCTTACCACCCATTTTTACAAAATCGTAGGCGTGAATAAGATGGCTGATCCATTGCCGCTTACAAAAGGGAGGGTTCATTATCGCCACATCTACTTGATTATCAGGGCTTACCTTTAAAAAATCCGCTTTAACAACATTGAGCCCATCACAATTTTCGGGTAAAATATCAACTCCGGTAACTTCCCTCGCCCCTTGCTTAACACACTCGCGCATAACCCGCCCGTCTCCGCAACTTGGTTCTAAAACCGTTTTGCCTTTTACATCGGCCAGAGAAACAATTTTTTCAACCAACCATTGGGGAGTATAAAACTTTTGTGTTAATTTCTTTTCATCAACCGCCACTCCCTCCTCAATGGCGAACAAAAGTTTGTTGGGGTCGCTCTTGAAGATGTGACAACCTTCCTTTCGGGACCATTCCGCATTAACATTTAAGAGGAAATCCTTAACTTTTTTATACGTCTTGGGATCAAGTTGCCCAGTGAGAAACAACTTGTTCCCTTCAATTCGCGCGGCGCGTAATACTGATTCAATTTCTGGTGTTAGTTTTTGGTTAGCCATAGTATCACTTATAGAGGCCGAACAAAGAACCAAGTTTCTTGCACTCTTCGTTAAACTTTTCCTGACTAGTTTCAAGATGTTTGGCGTTCAACAAACCAATTGCATTACCCATGATTTTAACAAGAAGCACTTCGTTGGCATCACGGTCAGAGTCAAACACAGAGTTAGTCTCAAATGTTCTGGGTTTGACTTTTCGTGGAAGCTGTCCCGCCCCATTAACGGAATATGTAGAGCCATCGGCGTCTGTTGATGATAGTAGTAGTTTTATTGATTTCATATTATTTTTATATTTTTTGTTACCGTATAAACTTTTTAATTGCTTAATTTTTGAATATCTCTTTCGATTCTCTCTCGCTGAATCAACAAGTCATTTAGCTTTTTCTGTCGTTCCTTATCGCTCTTTTTTCTGACCTCACCAATCTGAATATCAATCAAGTCGCGGCCCCAGTTTGAGCAAACTTCCGGGGAAACACATGCCAAGTTACTCGTCCCGCCAGCGTTCAATAACATCAGGATAAAATTTAGGCGGTCGGTATCGGTGGGGGTGGTATCACTCATGGTTAGTCTCTGTGGCGAGCATTCACCTTTTCCGCGATCTCGTCAAGTTCTTTTTCAGCAAGAAGTTTCTTGTATGAAGCGACGACCCAACGGGTGGCTTCAAGGGTTGTCATTTCGTCGTCTTGACAAAACTCTTCAACATATCCCGCGATTTGACCAAGCATGGCGGAGTGGGATTCTAATTCTTTAATTCGTTCGGGAGTGGGGTCCATGAGTTATTCTTTATAATTCTTAATATCGTGTTGAACCATTCTCCACACCAAATCTTTAAACTTAACCTTTGGCTCCCAACCTAAGTCCTCTTTAATTTTCTTTGGTGTTCCATGCAAATAAACAACATCGGCAGGACGATAAAACTTTTCGTCAATTTGCACGGCCAAAACCTGACCATTTAAAATATAACCCTTTTCGTCTTTGCCCTCCCCTTGCCAAGATAAAGAAAAACCAGCGGCAAAAAATGCAAGTTCAATTAGTTCTTTAACCGTGTGGGTTTCTCCAGATGCCAAAACATACTCTCTAAGAAAAGAAACGGCGTATTCAGAATAATTTCCTTCTGTATAAAATTTTGGATTTAAATCTTTACGATAATTCTCTTGGTTCATCATCATCCAGATTGCTTCCATGAAATCAGGGGCGTAACTCCAATCGCGCTTTGACTCAATATTACCAACGGAAATAGGAGCAGGAATTTTACCTAACTGATTTGTCTCGTGATAAATTCTTGCAACTTCACTACTAATTTTTCGGGGCAGAAATGCCTTGGACCTGCGTTCGGACTCATGATTAAATAAAATCCCATGAATTGCATATAGATTATAACTCTTTCTGTAACAATTAACTAGGTGACACGCGGCAATCTTCGACGCGGCGTATGGACTTTTAGCGGATTGAATGTGAAGTTCATCCATTGGAAGATAGACCGGTTCAGAAAATTGCTCAGAAGTTCCAGCCGAGTAGAAACGGCAAGATGGTTGATAGAGTCGAATTGCTTCAAGACAGTTAAGAACCCCTACTGCATTAGTTTGAAAAGTAGCGGCAGGAATTAACCAACTTTCGGCAACGTGACTTTGGGCGCAAAAATTAAAAAAATATGCAGGTTTGTGGTCCTGAATTAGCTTATTGACCGCGACAGGATCGGTAATATCGGCAGAAGCAACTTTAAACCGAGGGTTATTCAAAAGGTGTTTGTAATTTACTTCATTAGGATTACTTTGTCGGCGTAATACTCCCACAATATTCATATCAGTATTTTCCAAGAGATAATCTGCCATGTGAGGAGCGTCCATTCCTGACATGCCCGTAATGATTGCAATTTTTGACATAATGTTATTATTGTTTATTTCCCCCAATTAAGTCAAGCGGAAACTACTCGCCACTCAACATCTTTGAAACAACTAAGGTCTCGCCCGCCCGCATAAGAAATTTGTGACTGAACAGCTTGTGTTAATTCACTATAATACTCCGCATATGTTTTGCCATTACAGGGAATTTCAATGGTTTTACCCTCAATATGTTTAATCTCTTGGCCGGTTTTTTGCTTTGACTCGGCTGACGCGCTTCCATAATATCGCTTATGAGTAATCCTGCCTTTTGATTCGTGGATTCCAGTGTCACTGTAATAAACCTTGGCATTGCCATAAATATTTTCCCCCGGCGCATCAACGCACGAGGCAAACAAACTTCCAATCATAACCATAGGGATGTTTAAATTTTTATAAACTTTTCCGGCTCTACCTCCATAAGTATACTCTCCTTGAACACTGGTAAACCCAATAATCGCCCGCGCGATGTCCCCCGCCTCGCGAACCCCGCCGTCTAAAATAACGGGAATTTTTGCCCATTTACCCGCTTCTAGTGCCGCGCTGAACATAGGAGAACCGAATGACGTGGTGGGAAAAGTTAGGCATGCCCTCCCCGTTGAAAGCCCCACCTTCAAGCAGTCTGCGCCAGCATTTTGCAAAAACTCAACCGAATCTTTATCGCCCCAAATATTTCCCGCAATCACCTTAGTATCGGGGAGATTTTCTTTAATAAATTCAATCATATCGGCGACCGAATCACTAAACCCGTGAGCAACATCAATGCACGCGAAATTCACCCGACACTTACTTTCAGAAATATCTTTAATCAACTCTTTATCGCTCTCTTGAACGCCTACAGAGATTGAAATTAACGGCCACGCCTCCGCCCGCGCACGTTGAAGGAATTTTCGAGTATCACCAAAGCGATGATAAATGTAAAAATGATTATTAAACGCCAACCATTTACAAATATCTTCATTCACAACACTTGCCATATTACTTGGCGTTATCGGCAGGGCAAATCTATACCCACAAAAGTCAATGGATGTATCGCATTCCGAGCGAGATTTAACCACGCATTTGCGGGGAATTGAAGTGATTTGATTATAATGTAAGGCTTGAGTCATGGTTATGTCTATAATTTTTATTTTTCGTTCAAAACTTTAGCTATATTTAATTCCATCCGCGCGTTTTCCAACTTTTTAGTTAAAATCTCAACAAGTTTCTTCTTCCTCGCTAATAAAGACTTTGCCGCCTCTTCCTTGGTTGGCCAAGCGTATTTTTTACGAGCGTTTTTTCTAACCAGTTTGGTGTATTTTAGATTAGTGTCCCAATTATAGGTAATTCGCCAACACTTGGGGGTTTCTTTCGCGAGGAAAAATTCGGTTAGTTCTAACTTTGGATAAGCACGACCAACGTTTTCGTATTCGTCTAGATCGGCGTAATACTTTGTTTCGTAACGGTAGAACTTCATATTTCAATCCTCTTTCTCAAACACACTCCCAACAACCTCAACAGTTTTCCAATCTATTTCGTCAAAAAAAGAATGTCCCCAGCGGTCTCCGGTTTTCGTGTAATTCTTCCCGATTAAAAACGAGGCAGTATCCGCATCGTAATAAACTTCTTGATTTTTATACTCCTCGCGCTCTCTACCATGCGCCGCCCCGTGAATAAAAAACGAGATTTCATCCCCTTCGTAAATTTCTATCCCGTTTTTATCCAAAAGACCGGTGAATTGCTGAATTTCAGCAGAGCAATCCGCCCAAGGGCAGTTATTTAACTGACCCAAAATAACGGGATCGCCCTCAACGGAGTTTGAGATTGAAAGGGGACTGGAGTAATAATATTTATCTCCATCTCTGATTCTAAATTTAATTTCTCGACTCATATTTTAATTCTCCTTAAACGATTCAAATTTAAATCCATCGGGAAACACTAAAGAGTTGCCCAACACTTTTTTAAACAATTCGTCATCCGCGCTCCCATCATAGTCATCACCAATTTTTTCTCGGAATGTGTAAGGATGCGGGACGATTTCACCTTTGTTGAGGAAACCCCAAGAGAGATAACCACCGCGATAACGGAGGTAAATTTTTCGATTGTCTTCGGTAAGGGCTTCTAGTTGGTAGGGCGCGGCTCCGCCTTCTTCAAGAATTTTTTTGATTTTGACGGGAGTGACTGACATAGGGCGAAACTAACCGATTGCCGCGCCCCTGTCAATAATTTTCGTCACCCAACCCAATTTTTCTCAAAAAACCGCGCGCACAAGTAAAGATAGTCGCTCAGTCTATTAAAATATTTCATGGTGAGTTCCATGTTGTCTAATCGCCTAGTGAGAACATGCGTCCATAGCACCCTCTCAACTCTGCGACAAATTTTTGAAGAAATGTCAAAATGGGTGGAAACTCGGTTGTGGCCGTAAATCACCCAATCAGCGGGAATGAGTGATTTATCTTCCTCAAAAACATTCACCCTTCTTTCTAACTCCTCTAGGTTTTTCAAAGTGAGTGTAGGAAAACTTTTCACATAACGTTCCACTTTATCACTCTCACAGATGATTTCCCCCATAATGGTAATAAGAAGTTTTTGAATATCCTCTAAGTGGCCCGCCACGTCATAAGCCACGGGACAATCCTCAACAGAAAGATATAAACTCTTGTGGGATAAAAACTCGCGGGTTTCTAATTTTGATAATCCAAGATAGGAACTTAACTCGTCAATTACTCCAACCATTTCAATTCGATAGTCTGATTTTGCCACGCGGGTTCCGTAGAGGAGTGATGTGGTGCCGCTGTCACCGGTTTTAGTTGCGATTTTCATAGGTGTGAGTGTTGTTTGTGGGGGTGTTAACTAATTGATGAATATAGGGAATACACAATTTGCATTTTGTTGCGCAAATTTTATTTTGTTGTAGGTTAGAGAGGGTTTCCCCTTGGCGAATCATTTTGGCGATTTCTTCCAAGGGGATGTTGTGGCAAATACAGAACATTAGATTTTCCTCCCAATATCCTCTATCAAGTCATAAAAATCTCCCAAATTAAAATCTTCTCCCTCTGCGTATTTATGCATATTAATGTAATTCATGTAGTGGTTCATATCCCCATCATGAGGAAAATAAACGGCCTCCTTATATCCAAAATCTCTGCTTTCTTTTGACTTAAAATTACTCTCCCATTTTTCGACATATTTGTAACCCGCTGATTTTATTTTCTCTCTAATATCATTGGTTTTACTGTATAATTCGCCAAACTTTTTGCCAGAAACGGCGTTTACCCAATGAGGTTTATAAAACTTAGGATTCCCGTGAAAATAATCCCCATGAAATTGATAAACCGTCCTAGTTTTGGAGTCGAAACCATCAACAACGTATGTTTTTTCTCCAATTTTAAGTCTGTATTGCCGGATTAAACCATCTATTGCCAAACTTTCTAACCATTCGTTCTCCTTTTTTGAGGAATTCGCGACACATCGTTTACAGCCATAGCCGGCCAAATGAGCGTGTGCGGTTTGTTGAAAAACTCCGTGTTTTTTACACACGATATCAACTAATATATCCGTCCCTTTATAATCCACGAGGGAATAGTCATATTTATCCCCGTGTTTTTCTTTCGCAGCTTCTATAAACGTTTCAGTTGTCTTTTTGAAATTAGGTTTACATTTTGGGCAACCAGAGCCATTTATATGCTCTTTAATTCCTTGGTTAAATTCACCGTGTTTCTTACAAACTATTTTTATCTTTTGTTTATTATTTTTATACTCAAAAGGGGGATATTCGTAGGTTTCCCCATGAACGGATTTAATTTCGCCGAGAACCTCTTCTAAGGTTTTAATAAAACGATTTCCGCATCTTGGACACCCCTGCTCTTGGTAGATATGACCCGCCATAGCTTGTTCAAATTTTCCGTGAACCGAACAAATTATAGTGGTTTTGTCATGTAATCTATATATGGGATGAGCTAAGGAGTAATCATATTTTTCTCCATGAATCTCCTTGGCTTTGCCAATATAATATTCAGATTTTTCTACTTTCGGAGTCGGCATATTTTACCCACACTTTGATGTTCCGCAGTCATTACAAACGATGCATCCTTCAGCACGGCTCAGATTATGACTTCCACAGTTTGAGCAAGTTTCCCCATGAACAACGGTCCCATCCTTGATACATTTTTTAAGAACTCGACTTAGGGACCGAGCGAAACAAGTCATATCTCCCTCCGTTTTCTCTAATTGATGAACAATAAAAGAAATATCCGCACCGTGTCTAAGAGCGGTCGAAATCATACGGGTGAGAGCGTCCGCATTAGAATCGGAATGCCCGTTGGTTAGATTATATTTATCTTCTCCGTTAACTAGAGAATAATTGCCACGAGAATTCTTGGTTATTTTGCCTGATGTTATAGACTTAGGAATAAAAACAACTCCATCCGGGTTTTCGTTGGTGCCGGTAAATACCTCGTAAGGCTCACCATCCATTAGCCCCACGATTCCATAGTATTTTACTCCTTTAGAAGTTAAATGTTCAACCTTGCAGTCAAGTTCCTTGGGTCGCTTGGGGGCGGTTGTTTTCTTAATTGATGCGACCACCTCTTCTTTCTTTTCTTCCTTTGAAGATAAAACGGTTGTCATTGTGCCAGCCCGATAAGTAGTAATTCCTTTTAGATAACCTGTTTTATAGGCATCTAGATAAAGGTTTTCAAATGAATCATAAGGATAATCAGCGGGGCAATTAACCGTTTTGCTCATTGAAGAGTCAATCCATTTACCCCAGCCAGCCATATCCACAACATGTTCTTCCACCTTTAAAGAAAGAGCAGTTTTAGCCCACTCGGCGGACTGATTCCATTCGTTGCGCTCTTTGAGAAATCTAACCCCATAATCAATACACGGAACTTCCTTGGTTAATCCGCGATTGCGATCTATTTTATAAATAATCCCGTTATATTCCGCACGAAGAACATCATCAGACCCCTCCTTTGTCATTTTAAACAAGGCGGTTTCTTTGAATTCTCCCTCCCAATATTTAGGAACTAGTGGTTTTAAATTATCGGGACAAATTGGGACAATGACAGTTCTGATGTATTCTGGCATGAAGATAGGCTCTAGTCCGCCAGAGCAAATGTTGGCCAGAATGGAGGTATTACCCGTAGGCTGAATAGAAAAAAGGGCAGAATTTCTAATTCCATAGGTTTTAATTTCAGAAATCAAATCACTTGGCAACCCAATCTGTTTAAAATAATAAGAATCGGCGTGTTTTTCGGGGTCACAATCTTTGAACATCCCTTTTTCTTTAGCGAGATTAATCGACGTTTTGATTGCGGTTTCCGTGAAAACTTTCATCAAGTCAGCCTTAATCACCTCTGCCTTTTCAGAAGCAAAGGGAATTTTCATCATGTATAGGGCCGAACCCCAGCCCATAACACCAATTCCGATACGCCGACGATTACGAATGGATTCGGAGTATTGTTCTAGAGGGGCGTTGGTATAATCATTAACGTTATCCAAGAAACGAACCGCATAAGACACGTATTTTTTTACCTTCTCATAATCAAAGTTCGTATAATCTCCATTTAAAAGTTGGGTAAGATTAATTGAAGAAAGGTTACATACACTTGCGAAGGGCAGCATTTGCTCGCCGCAGGGGTTGCTGGCATGAATCTTGCTCTTTTGTCCTGCATAATTCCAACAGTGTGTTTTGTTGGCCTTGTCCAAAAACAAAATTCCGGGGTCATTTCTAGTGTAAGTGGAGGACATTAGTTTGTCCCACAAGCCAAGCAAAGAAACTGTTTTATGAACAACGACGGAATAGCCCCTGCTCTTCCAGTATTCAATATCTCCATCCCACTCCTCTTTATACTTCGGGTGCTTTGTGTCAGGAAAAACTAATTCCCACCCATCATTATTTTTAACAAATTCACTATCTCCGCTCTTTTTAGCCTCTTTTAAAGCAAGAACTCTATCCATAAACTCATCTGAAACGCCAACAGAAATATTGAACTTTGCTAGACGGCCCTCGGTAAGTTTAGCGTCAATAAACTCTTCTACGTCCGGATGCCAACACCACAAGACACCCATCATTGCGCCCTTTCGAATTTTCCCTTTCGCTTTTGAGTTTTTTGATTTAACGCCGGAACCAGAGGTGATAATTTCCGAGGACTTATCAAAAAGTTCCATATATTTTACTGCGCCGGGGGTTTCTACGCCGATACCATGAATAAAAGAACCACGAGGACGAATAAAGGAAAAATTCATGCCCCATCCACCCTCTGATTTAAGGGTCTTTGCTTGATATAAAAGAGTTTCGATAATACCCTCTAAAGAATCTTGATCGTAAGTTGATTTCGGACCAACGAAACAATTCATTAGAGTAGTTCCTTGCCATTCAGCCCCAGCATTAGAATAAATGCGCCCACCACAAGTTACTCTAAAATCATAAAGCGTTTCATAAAACTTTTCAGACCACTCTTTTTTAAGCTCTTCTGTTTTTTCCACGGAAGCCACGGCGTTTGCCACTCTACGAAAAGTATCGTCAACCGATTGGTCCTTATGGTCTTTGTAAGTGCTTTTCCACACTTCTTCAGAAAACTCATCCTTAAAAATCTCAGCGTTTGTTTTGCTCATAATAATATATTAAAAATAGGTATAATTTGTTATCTAACTTAGGGTCTCTATTTACAGGTATTAACCCGCCGAGTCAAGAAAAAGTTGGGAAAAGTTTGTGTGATTTCACAATTCGTAAAGTGTTCAACCGTAATAAATTAAAAACCCGCCGAGGCTAAACCTCTAGCGGGGTGGGAATTGTATAAACGACTTTTAATTAAAACCCAATAATTCTAAAAAAGAAGCCTCTTGACTCTTCGTTGGCTAACACCTTAATCGCCCCGAAAACAAATAAAAATAAAGCGCCCAAAACATAACGGTTAAAAAGATATTTTTGTGCAAAGACTTTTATAGAAACTATTTGTTTTAATTCTTTATTGGTGTCTTTATCTAAAGGGTTCATCTCCTCTAATTTATTTACCCTGCCATTGGTTTTAAAAGTTTGATTCTCAATGCTTTCCAATTTTTCGCTTTGTTTTACGGTTTCATCAATAAGCCAATTGCTTGTTTGAGAAATAACGTTAAGATGCTCCAAGATATATCTATCCTTATCGGATGCATCTTTTAACAAGTATTCTGGCAAATTTGATTGAAATGAAGGTTTTTTTAAAGACATGACTAAAGTTGTGGAAAGCATGGTAGGGTGGGGAGCGACATTATTCCGTAACAATTTCCGTAACGGCTGCCAAATCGGGATTCATGGCAATCATTTCTTCTGCCGTTATTTTTGAAACAGGTTTAGACGACCACATCCGGCACGACCAATAACGCGCTTTCCATTTTGGTCCGGGATTATCGCAATTATGTCTAGCTCTAAAAGATTTTCTGCGTTCTGGATTATCCCTCTTAATACTCATGTTAGGGTCTCCAAAATTAACCTTAACAACATTACCCTTGTCATTTTTTACATAAACGGAAAATTTCTTAGGTCCGTTAGGGGTTCTAAAAGGTTTATTGAGAGTCTTTTTTTCTTTTTCAGCGTAAGCGGCATACCCCTCTTCAATATCCTCAATATCATCTAAAAAGTCTTCTATTGACTCATAATCAGAAACGTTCTCTTGAAAATAAGCATAAACCGACTTCATTTCCTCGTCCTCGCACTCCTCTTTCGCCGCTTCCTCCACATCTACTTCCTCCACCTCAAATAACTCCGGCCATTTTTCCGCTTTGGTGGCCAACCAATCTTTCATTGCAACGGCGAACCCCACCGCTTCCTCAATTTTCTTCTTGCCCGGTTTTTCGCCCTCATAGGAAACCCGCCCACCACGCTTTTTGTAAGTCCTTAATACCCAAAGGTTTTTGGTATAAGCATTTTTATCACCAAATTTTTCATCAGCTTCTTTACGGACTTTTTGAAGCAAATCTTTAGAGTGGTAAATTACCTTGGCGATTGATTTCATAGAGTGTTATAAGAAAACTAAATTACGTGATAAGTATTACAGAAAATTTAAGGGGAATAGAAAAGGGATTTTTACTTAATCCGATAAAACTTCTGGGATAGGTTTTCCAACCATATTATAATAATCAGGATTAAATTCCAATTTATTTTCCGCTTCGTTCCATCTAAACGAACAATATTGCTGTCCCCACCGTTGAGCCTGATATCTTTGCTTAAGTTTCCCCCTCTCATCGGAAGGCCAAGTGTGGTGCGCCACGAGGCTTATTGTGGGTGGAATATTTCTATTGGAAAACTCTTTAAAGTCTTTTTGTTCACCGGTAACTTTGTGTTCGTAATATGGCTCGTTATCATGATAGAAGAAACCCATTTTATATACACCAGAGCTAACCCGAAAGGCGCGCGGCGGAGTGAACGGGGTGGCCAAATATTTATGATTGTCGAAAATATAATTCTTATAAGAGAAGCTGAACCAAGCAGTTAGGGAATCTCTGGCGATAAATCTGGCGATGTTGGAGATGTTATCCAAGGTATAAAACTCATCGCTGTCCGCTAGGAAAACCCAATCACACCCTTGTTCCAATAAATAAAACAATGCCTTATTCCGCGCTTCCGCTTCTGATACAAATTTTGGCTCAGTTACCAGATAATCCAACGGTAACGTCTTCAAATATTCCGTCGCACATTCGTCATTCGCGAACTCTGTATCCTTATATTCCTTAAAGGGAACTGAAACCGCCGAGATAATCCAAGTGTTACCACCAGTTTTCTGTTCACGGGCTTTTAGCCAAACGGGAATGCTTTCTTTAACATATTCAATATTGCCGAAACCACAGTAGATCAATCCAATTTTAGCCATAATAATTTAGAGTAAAAGTTTTTACCTTACAATTTCTTCGCCCCACGTTCTTCCGCAAACCCCAACAACCAGAACATCTTATGTAATTCGCAAATCATGGAAATGAAGTTTGGCGCGGCGGCATAACCAGCAGAGTTCCAAAGCAGAAGATTCTTCACCGGATTAAGCGTCACCAACTCTCGATTCAACTCTTTGGGATTAACCCCTTCAAAAATCTCCTTCTTCTCCGTCCCCCAATAAAATTCGTTTAACACACTCATCATTTCAAACTTGCTTACACTTCCGCTCGGCACGAGATGGTGACACCCCGCAGAGAATAAATCGTTTTTAATAACGCCTTTGATAATTTGAGCAAGGTGATAAGTTGTTACCCCGTTCCATTCGGTGTTGGTCCACCCAATATGCTTATCCGCTTCAATAAAACGCTCAAGAAATGAGTTTTTGGTGAATCGCTCTGGGCCGAGAATAGAACAGCGCAAATTCATCACGTTAGGAGAGATCACCTCCCCTAAGTGCTTACTCTTTGCGTAGTAATCACGAGAGCGATCAGCCGACATTTCATCATTTTGGGGGAGTTTACTTTCGTCAAAAACGCAATCGGTTGTCAAGTGAATAATCTTAGACTCTTTGCAATTTTTGGCCAACTCAATAGGGAAAAGGGTGTTTAGTCTAACATATTCTTCGGGCGTGGGTTTTGCATTAGGAATCGCCCCGATGCAGTTAACGATGTAATCATAATTCTTGGCGAAAAACGGAGTGTCTTTAATCGCATCGAATTTATACACGTCGTAGCCTTTCCCTCGGAATAACTCTTCGCGGGAACGAGTGGTGACTCCAAGGTGGAGTGAATCATCCGCGCCTAACACCTTTTCTATCATACTCCCGGCCATGCCTGTTGCGCCGAGGATTAAAACTTTAGTTTTTTGATTGTTTGTCATTTTTAATTTAAAAGATTTTTATTTTCGAAATTATTTCCAACAACTTCATAGCTAAATACACTTCCGTTTTTGGGGCAGAACTCCCATTCTGAAACTGGGTAATAATTGTATTTAATAAAAGTCTCTTTATTTTCGTTAACACCGATTTCTGTTTTATATCTAGCGATAACTCCATTTCCTAGATGATAACATACTTCACAAAAGCAATTTCCCCTGCTTCCAGAAAAAACAAGAATATCTCCGATAAAAACTTTTTTGTTGTTTTTGTCAATACAATTCGTGGATGGTTGAACGACAAATCGACGATCTTTGTTTTTAATCGGTAAAAAATATCTACCATCAGACTCAAGAATGTTTCCCTCAACGTCCAACGCCAACTCATTATCATATCGTTTAGTCTGAGTATCCCATATTCTAAAAAATTTTTGATATTGATTTGTCATAATTTATTGTTAGTTTTTTCTAAAATTTTGGCTAGAACTTGATCTTGAGGGATGTTGTCGGTGCCGTGAAAAGAATAAAAAGAAAAGTTATTTGGATTATCGACAGATAGCGCAGAGGGATTGTTTTCATTACCCCAATGAATAGGAATAAGAGAAATTTGTGGAATAGAATACGCGCCGAGAACCAAGGCCGAACCAGAATCCGTTCCAATAACTAAATCACATTCCAAAGCCTCTTTAATCTGGTCGAAAAACGGAAGAGAATTTAAACGTAATACAGATTGGTTTTTACCCCCAAATAATTCCCAATCTTTTTCGCCGCCAAATTGATAAATAAAATAACCACGAGCAATTAATGGTTCTAATAAAGACTCCCAATAGTGTAAACTTGGGTTACGAACGTTTTGTGCAGAGTATCCCGCCTGAATAAATGCCCCTATAATCTTCTTGGAGAAGTCTTTACGAGTTGAGGGCCAATATTTTTTAAGTTGCGGACGACGCTCTTCCTCTGTCAATTTTTCCCACATGTCCATACTTAAACTAGCCATCCGCCACGTCTCAGAATATATCGAAAAGTGTCGCGGATAAAGATCATCCGGATGTTGGGGATTTATTTCCATGATATAGCTTGCTGAACGCATTTTCTCATAATCGCGTTTAGACTCAATCCCTTCCTTCCCATCCGTGATATAAATCTCGTCAATCCATTCGCAATTGTAATAGATTGGGGCGATTTGCCTAACCTTATTTGCTGTTGGCCAAATCAGGTGTGATGATGGGAATAATTTCTTGAAATGACGGGCAATCGGTAGGGCTGCTACCTGATCTCCAATCATTTGCGCTCGGCCAATCCACAGAACGGGGCTTTCTTTCATAGGTTTTTGTTTTTATTGTAAGCTCTCTGTTGTCCTTATCAAATACTTGGAGTAAGAAAAATCCATTTGAGTGTCTTTCTCCGCGCGTTACGAGACGTGATATATATTGTTTCTTGAGCAGAAGAGCTTGACTTCTTCTAATCCTTTTATATCAAAAATTTTATTTTCTTTTTTAAAAATTATCCTAGAATAAACATAATTTTTATTTTTGGGTTTTATTTTTCTAGGGTTTAAAACCGTGAAGCCTCGATGGGATACCATCTTTTCTTTGAATAAGCATCCTACCGCTCCAGTGCTCAAGTCGTGCTCTCTACAAAATGCGGCTATGTTATCTACTTCATAAACTACATCGTCTTTTTTTAGAAATCTTGTTTTTGTTTTTCTATTCCTAGCCTTCATGTTGGCATCTTTCAAATGAAATCCTTTTATTGACTTCATCTTATCAGCCAAAACCATAGATACTGCACTCCTGTATCTTTGCGGCCAGCCCATCTCCTCCACGAACCCAGCTATCGAATTAAACTTATACTCAATCCCATCCTTATACAAGGAATAATCACCCAAAAACCTAGCCCTTTGTGATTTTCGCGCCCTTTCTCTAGTCTGTTCAGATAAAATCCGATTAGTCTTCCCTCCTCCGTTTAAGTTATATCCATTTGGACTTATGGTTTTATATTTTTCTATATAAAATTCCTCTAAAACATCAAGATCCTCTTTATTTTTAGAGTGTTCTAAAAGATAAATATAAAAGCTAGATTTTCCGTATTTTTTAACGGCTCTATAAAGCCTTGGGGCATCATGTTTATTTGGCTTGAATCCTTTGTATCTTTTAGAGAAAGTTTTTGCCGTTTGACCTATATACATCATTCCATTTAGGCGATTCAAAATCAAATAAATGATATTCAATTTGGTTTTAATATCCTCTTCGGAAGCAGAAATTAAATCTTTAATGCTCTCTGGAATTATGTCTATCGCCCTCTCCATATTTATACCCGAATAAATTTCTCCCCTGCCTTTACACCCCAACCATATAAGGCCATCTTATGGCCATTAGAAAAACGAAACAACAATTTCTCTGGATACTTCTCATCAACTAAAACTCCCTTGGTGTGAAAATCATCCATGAGAACAATTTGAGTTTTTAAATCACACTTTTCAAATTGAAATAATGCCTCATGGGGGCAAACCCCACCATCCAGATAAACAAAATCGTAGGAATTATTAACGTGATTCTCTCCTTTGTCGCAAATAAAAGCGGCATCAGCGGCAAAATTATTCACAAGTTCCCTGCACAAATCAAGAGATTCCTGATTAATGTCTATAACGGTCAAGTGTCCACCGTTTTTCTCCACATAATTCGCCCAATGAAGAGTGCTCCAACCATCGCCCGCGCGCCCGTTCAAATCGCGGAGACAGCCCACTTCGATAAAAGTTGCTGGTTCGCCCTTTAGGTAAGTCAGCGCGGTTTTAAATACTTCATCGCGGGCGGAAGTTTCTGTTTTTAGTTTAGTTTTAATATCCATGAGTGTTACCAAAATTTAGAGATAAAATGAAAAGCTACATAGCCGATTGCACCAATAAGTCCTAGTCCACCGATAAAGGTGACTGACCATGTGACGATTAAAAACTTCTCAAAAGAAGTATGTTTGCGAAGAGAGGGCGGGTTTGAGATAGAATCCATAGGTTTTATTTGTTAAAGTTTAATGTCACCGCGAAGATACCAAGAGTCGGTAACATCCATGTTAATTAACCTATAGTTATTTTCCTTAAACCAGTCAACCAATTTCTCATAATCCGGCGTGCGATATTCCTCATTGTGCGTTTCCACACTTACGAACATCGGGCGGCTCACCATACGGGAAATGATCTTATACTCACATCCTTCCGTATCAATCAGCGCCACGTCAATATCACCCGTATCAATCTCGGCCATATCCCTCACATTCATTCTCACCCGTGGTTTTGCCGCAACCCACCCCTTCCCCATCTTCTGAGTCCCCAAAACGAATGTCGGGGCAGCAACCTCGGCGGAACAGGTGGAGTCACCATCTTCTAAGAACTCGATAGTGTCGTTCTTATCGTATAGTCCAAAATTGTTAATTTCAACATTGGGGATACTACCATAATGGGCGACCAAATCAGAATAAGTTTTGGGGTTCACTTCAAATAGTTTTAGCCGAATAGGGGTGTTGAAATAAGGTTGAGAGCGGGAGATATAGGGGTTGCCCACTCCGATTTCCCAAATATTTTTGGGGTTAAGTTGTTGGATGATTTCTTGCATAGTATTATATTAGAGTTTGTTAAGTTCGCGCGCCAAGTCAACCGCCATTTTAGGTGTGACCCCAGCATGTAAGCCAATGTAGATTGAGTTTTTGTGTAGATAATCCGCATTAGGATAATCCCTTGGGTTCCCAAGTCCCTTAAACGCCGTATGATAAAGCAAATTTGAACCAACTAATCCGCGATATCCAACGCCGACTGCTCCTAAATAGCCCTTTACCCGCTCGATTAAACCCTCATCAGGATAATCTGGGTTTTTCACAATGGGCAGGGCAAGTGGAACAAATTTATGAGATAAAAACCAATAAGAAGATAAATTTAAGAATTTTTCCTTTGTCTCATTCAGGTCATAAATGCCACAGCCTTGAGAATCAAGCTCTGAATAAAAAAGATAGCTAATTTTTTGACGATATTTCTCCGACCACTCTAAAGAACGATCAAAATCCAGAGAGTGCATATAAGCAATCAAGTTGGTCGTTCTGTAATTAGAGCCCATCACACAAAAATCAAAAGAGGGGTCAACGGAAAAATTCTTATACTTCTCTGGCATCCCCCGTGTCATCCCATGATTTCTCGCCATTTTTAACCAGTTGTAGGTTTCCTCGTCTTGGACAAAGCATAAGCCTGATTCCTGCATGCCGCTCGTAAAATGAGATGCATAAACTGATGTAGAAGAAAGAGTTATATTACAAAAATGTTTTTTGTAAAACTTGGTTGATAACCCATCTCCATACGACGCCCAAGAAAAGGATGATTCACAATTGTCCAAATAAAGTGTTACACCTCTTTCTTTACAAATTTTTTCAATCTCCTCTAAATTACCAGATTGACCAAGTAGAGTTGTGTAAAAAACGGTTTTGATTTCAGGGTCTTTATCTAACGTTTTTTGTATTTGTTCAGCAGAGGGGTTTAAATTACTTAACTCAACATCAACAAATACAGGTTTGAAAGAAAAATTAACAAAAACTGAGACTGAACTAATCCAATTCACCACATTAAAAAGAACTTTGTTTTCTCCGCATTTCCATAAACCTTGTTTTTTAAGTTCCTCTTTCCGATATAATGCAATCAATTCGTTCGCCGCGCTACCAGAGCCAACCATTACCACATAGGGACACCCCGTATAATCACTCCATTTTTTTTCATACTTTTCGATTTCTGGTCCGACTGTCCACTTATCATTCGTCAGGAGAAATTTACTAATTTTTAGTTTGTCTAGTAGCGTCATGCTAGAATGACCTAATGGCCAATTAAACTTTTTCTTTTTGCTCATAAAAATTATTCTTTGTTGTATCCTACCTTAATCTCTGCCGAGCCCCCACCGAAAAACTCGTCTTGAATTTTCTGTTTTGCTAAAAAGCGATTCCAGTTTAGGCCGTCAACCACAAGGGCGTCAACCCCACCTTTTTTAATCTCATCAACCATCCTAAACACATCTAAATTAGCTTGAAGCAATTCTAAATACAAATCAGAACGATATGCGGCTAAAAACTTTTCCCCACCCTGCTCTTTTAAGTGTAAATAGCACTCGTCAAAAAGCCGTTGAGATTCCTCTGTTTTTGTTTGTAGACTTTTGATGCGCAAGATCGAAAGAAAGTCCAAAGCATAAGACTCTGATACTTTTAAATTATAGGGCATTGACCACCTCCAAGATTTTACCCGCAACGCCAACTGGTGATGTTTTTTCTTTTAGGTTTTTCACGTAATGGTTATAAAGCCGATCTTTTAAATCTTGATTTTTTGCATTTTTCATCATAAAAGAAATAATCGTTTCCGGCTTATCAACATCATAATCATATTCAGGGAATAGCTCGCTTGGGATTAACTCTTCCCTTGTCGTGAGTCGCGGATGAATTAGGGGGATACACCCACAGGCCATTGCTTCTATAGGTATCAACGAAAGTCCCTCCCATTCCCCGAAAGAGAAAGAAAAAGAAGCGGAGGAATAAAGATAAGAAAGTGTTTCGCTGTCAACTATTCCCAAGCTAATACCAACACCTCCGTATTCCGGACCCACATCAACAACAACCTCTGAGTTTAAACCTATAGAAATCAAATCTTGAACGATTCTCGCGTTTTTATTCGGATCGTGCTTCCTCCCCACATTAATACAGAGGAATTTAAAGCTGCATTTTTCCATTAGCTGGATATTTGAAATTGGCTGATAGATGACGGCAGAATTAATATTGAAAAACTTAACTAATTGTCTTTGAACATGTAGCGAAATTGAAGTAACCGCATCCGCATGGGACAATAATTTTTTACAATTATCTAACGAATACCCATTGGGTAGTAAAAACTCTGGTATGTCTAAAATATTCAGAATCAACTTTGCATTTGGGCTCCGCGCCTTACATTCAATCGCCGCAGGGTGACTCCCCTCATCATTTGAATAAATAAAATCAGGGTTATTATCCGACTCGGTTAAGCCTAGCGCAAGAAACCCCGCCTTGATACGCTGAATCTGCCCCGTTTCTCCACCCCAGCCGAAACATTTAAAGGTTTTGATCATCTTGATTTCTAATTGGACTGAACTTGTTAAACTGATCATCCATCATAGAGAAGATAAACTGATCATCCGTCATAGAGAAAACGTCCTTTAGTTTTATGGGTGTAGGTAAATCACCCGTAATTCTATCTGGCCCTTTGATTGTAATTTTCTTTTTAACTTGAAATGGGACACGAAAAAAGAAAAAGTTTAGATATTTGGTTTTGTAAATAACTTCTTCCCGCTCAAAAATAAAAGAAGCCGATATTTTTTCATCCCACGAAAAAACTCCATTAGAGTAAGAAATTCCGTAATTAGCTATAGTGACTTTAATATCATCGGGAATCTGTGCCCATATTAAACGCGGCATTGACACGCTGTATTTACCCTTGATATAAGCCCCTTTAATTGCCTCAAATATAAATCCAAAATCTTTCATTTCAGTCCGACCGACCCTAGTAACATACCATCCGTGCGGCCACTCGTTGGTAATTATCTTTTGTTTTTTACCTTTAAAAAGATTTTTTATTAGTTTTTTCATATTATTTTATAATTAAATTATGCTTAAACATTTCCCGTTTTTCTAACTTACTTAACTCTGTCGCCACCTCAACCTCACGCCCCGCCTCCGCGCCCCATTGTTTCCGCCAAAAATTCCGATTGATTTCGACTCTCCGCTCAAGATCAATCCATCCGTAGTGAACTACATAGGGTAAGTTTTGTTCGCGGAGAAAATTCGCAGCGGTTTCCTTAGTGGAAAAACTTGGTTCGTCAAAGTAGAGAAACGCGGGGACTAAATCCCCATAGGTGTTAAGAAGTTCGCAAGAGTCTGATTTGTTGGTGTCATGCGTCCCGTCCGCGTTCTTGGAGAAGTTAACCACTCCCCGCTTTAGCCCGCGCTTGTGCAAATACCACTTGGAGGTAAACGATGAAAAATGTTCTTTGTCACTGTATAGATTTACCGAAGGGATAAACGCAGCTTGAAAAATATCACTCTCTAAAACAATCTCAGAAAGTTTATCCCAATATTCCAAATTATGCAACGACATCTTTTCATCAAAGTCCAGTTGCAACAAAATGTCACCCCCGCACGCCTGTAATGCGGCGTTTTTCAAATCACCGTCAAAGGTGGGAGTAAATTGTTTTAACTCTGTCTTAATTACCCGCAATTTTGGATAATCCTTGGCTTTACCCAATAAATACTCGTAAGTCCTATCTGCATCCTCAATCGTCGCCACTACCACCTCATCCGCCCAGACGGAAAAATTATCTAGGTGTTCATCAATATTGAACTTATTAGTTTTATAATTAAAAAGTGTGGTATAAATAGACTTCTTAAAAGTGGGAATTGACATGATTGGTTAGTATTAACCTTTTTAATGAAACCCGTCAAGAGAAATCTTTACGGGGCAATTCTTCCTCGCTAACAATTTTTAGTTCAAAATGATTATTGGTAACTACATCACCAGAGTATAATAAATAACCGTCTTTAATTTCGTGAATTTTATACCCATTGGTTTTAACTTTGTATGCGACGAACTCATTCATTTTATAGGTAAAAACCGATTCATACCTACAAAGTTCCACGTTAAGAATGAAATCCCTTAGTTTGTGGGGGTCTAATCTCTTATTACCACCTACCAAAACAATCAAATCACATTGAGAATGAATTGCAGAGTCGATGGCCATTTGTTCTGGTTCGTAAGGATTAGAAGAATAAAAAACTTGATCTAGCCGGTAATCCATAAAATATTTTTCCGCCTCTTCGTCTTCTTTTTCCGTATGTGTTACTCCAATTATAACATACTTAAAGTTTAACAAATTATGTCGGCGAAAAAGTCTCAATTCGGCGCAATTTTTACGATAAAATTCCCCAAGGGGAGAATCAATGATAAAACAAATTTTTTTCATAATGTTATTTTAGGCCGCGTAGTTTTTTGAAGTCAGATATTCCTTCTAGTAGGGTTTCGTCCTCAACATGATACTTATCTTTCTTCGCGTAATCCCGTTCAAAAAGAGAGATAACTTGATAAAACCTCATATCAGGATATTTCTGCCAGACCGATTCAATCTGACCTAAAACCTCCTTGATTCGGGCCGGGTCGCGGGGCGGGGCGTTGAATAGTTTTCCGGTAAAGGGCATGAGTGTTATAATTTATTTTCCTTTTCTAATTCTTCCGCGAGTAAACCGTTGACTTTTTCTTGGGATGGTTCATCCAAGTCTGATATAAGCATGTGAGTTTTTCTATCCTCCCAAACGACCCACACCACGCCCTTATTGCGAGATAATCCCTCAAATTTAATTTTGCTTCCACTTGTCGTTCTTAAGTCCATTGCGGAAGATAGTCACTATTTTAACTCGCCTCGTCAAGAAAAAACTTGACTTTTTGCCCTAAAAGTTTAAAGATTCCTTTTGTTAGCCGAGATTTCATATAAAATTCCCTATTAGCCCACCTGTCTCGGCATCCTAAAAACATTGAAAATCTCCCTTGGTTGACTCCTCGGGAGATTTTCTTTTGCCTAATTCAGTCCAACTTGAAGCCCTTTTTTGACGCAAAAATCCAACAAAACCTTGACATTCGGCCCAAATTCCAAAATACCTTACCTATGAAGATCGGAAAATTACATTACTTAGTAGGTGGTTATACCGGAAGGTATGGTGGTTGTATTTAGTATGTATTTAGTATGCATGTTTCTAAGTATAGTCTTTATCAGCTTAGGGGTTCTTCTATTCCTAATCTGTCTTACTCTTCTGACCTTTCTTTCTTTAAGAGGTCTATTTGTGTTTATTGTTTTATATCGGAATCTAATCTTATTCGCATAACCGAATTTAATTGTTCTGATTTGGTAAAAATTAAATGCTTGGGTCTTTTAATGGAATTAAAGAAAAGGTCTCAGATTTACAGGGGAAATGCCGATGCGTTAAACCGGAACGAGGGTTGGGTTACTCTGAACTCGCAAATTCTTATTGAAAATTATGGATCGAGAGATTATCCGGCGGCTATTCGGGTGTTGCTTGAACTTGGTCTAATTGAGGAAGATATTAGGTATAAAATCAGAAAAAGAAGTGAGGGAATAGAGGGTTTTTCAAAATCCTACCGCCTAACGGAAAAGGCAAAAGAGGGCCGCGCCGCTTTTTATGTAAAATACACGGGGAAAATCACCGATTACTTGAATGGCCAGAAAAAGAAAAAGGGCGGCTCAGAGGATAAAAATCTTCTAGTTGATGTTTTGATGGAAAATTTACGCTCCGTTTCTCTTTGTGATACCCCCGCAAACATTACCGAAAAATATCCTTCAATAAAAACTCACGAAAGCGCCTGTTCGTTTGATACCCTTTGCGATATTCAAAACAAAGAGTTTTACATGATTGAATGCAAGAAAAGCGGGCGGCGATTCCACAACCTGTTAGGAGTGTCCAGAAATTCGCGCAGGGCGATACTTATAGATGGTGAAAAATGCGCCGAAGTTGACTACTCGGCATGTCACCCTTGGTTATGCTATAGTTTTTACGAAAAAACCGATTCTGATGAAAAAAAGGAATATCTGGCGGCTTTGAATTATGGGTTTTATAAATATATCGGGGATGGAATCTGCGCCGACATTTCAAACGATCAAAAATACCAAGATTTCAAAATTTCTTGTATCGCGCAAATTTTTTACGATTGCCCGAGAGAAGAAGATGGGTTAAAGTTAAGATTTTTCAAATCGCGTTTTCCGAATTTGTATCACGTTATTCAGTCAGAGAAACACAAGAGCAATAGTGATTTTGCATATAAGTTGCAAAAGATGGAGGCAAATGTTATGTTTGATGGCGCATTTTTCGGGCTTTTTAAGGAAAATATCAAAGCGGTTCCGATTCATGATGGGTTGATCTGTAAAAAAACAGATGCAGAGAGAGTTAAGTCTATCATGGAGAAAGAATTTTTCGCCATTTATCAATATTTCCCAAAGGTAGGAATAAAGGACTTGACATACTAGTGTTAATTGGCAAGCATACTCTCACAATGAGTTTCCAGACATATTCAATCCCAACCAAAATCGGAAGCATTGAGTTCTATCCGATTGGGTTCTTTTGGGAGAATAAAGAGGCGGCAAGCAGGCTTTCCATTTGCTCTTATTTTAGGGACGGTTCAATTCGTCAACCAAAACCAAAAGATGATCCTGATGATTTTTTCCGCGCAGAGGCTCAATTGTATATTGATAATGTTATAAAAACACTAAAGCGTGAAAAAAGAGTCATTTACGTTAGTTTGATTGACTCAAAGTTTGTCGCGTTTTTTGATGAAACTCTTGGCAATCCAGACTCATTTATCAACGGAATTGGCCGTTTTATCTCTACAGGCGATATTCGCAAGTTTTGTTGTAACAATGATTTTGCCGAGTATTGTAAGATTTTGCGGCGGGAGAATGGGATCGAGATAGATTTTAAAAAAGAATAATATGAAAGATACAAAAGAGAGTTCTTCTATTTTTTACGTGCCAAGTATTAAGTTTGGGTATTTTTATGTCTGCCCTTTGCGGGAAGAATCCTTCAACCTTGAAGACTCGGTAGAATGCCTCTTAACACCAGACATTGAGCGCATTTTGTCGCCCGCTGATTCACGGAAAACCATTGCACGAATTTTAGTAGCGAATATCATCAAGCATGCGAGAACAGTAATTAAGGACAAGAAGTTCTATATTCACTCTTATTTTAACAAAAATTTTGTATTTTATTCCGTTGGGGAAGTAGCTTCCGAAGCTCAGGCAACAAAACTTGTTAAAGAAATTGATTCCCACCCTTCAACTTTCCCCGCAAACGAGCTGTTTTTTGAGAAAATTAAAAAATTTTCTAGTGAATAATTCCCATGCCTCCCGAACTCCAATTAGCCTTCACACTTTTCTTCCTCTTCTGGTTATTGAACCATAGTTTGATTCTCGCAAGTTTTAAGGAAAAACTTTTTGGTGTTTTACCGGAGAAAGTGAAATATGCTTTAGAGTGCCCAATTTGTATCTCATTTTGGATTTTGCTACCCATCAACTACTTACAAAACAACCCGCTCCACTACCAACTAAGCATCCCCGCGATTGTCATGTTCCTTGAGTTGATTCGGGCAAAATTAGCTTAACCCCTTATGAGCAACACGATGTTTGACAAAGTGAAAATCGAAGGAAAACCCTACACGAAAGGCGATTGGCGAAAATATGCAGTTCACACGGACACCGAAATAAAAGGTTTCTTTGGCGATTATCGTTTTCTTTCAAATATGTGGCCGGTTAACGTCTATGGTTTTCCCTCGGTCGAGAACGCATACATGGCCGCGAAAATTGTTAAAGAGGAAAGGGATTATTTCAAGACTTGTTCGCCCTATGAAGCAAAGAAAAATTGGCGGAAGTTTAAACTGATTGATTCCACCCCTGCCGATTGGGATAATAGAAAGTTTGACGTAATGAGCAGGTTAGTTTTTGAAAAGTTTTTAGTCGATAAGGCGTTACGGGCAAAATTGCTTGAAACAGAGGATAAATACTTGGAGGAAAAAAATTTTTGGAACGACTCCTACTGGGGGTGCGACATTAAAAGGGGCGGATTTAACCACTTGGGGGAAATCCTCATGGGTGTTCGCGCGTTTTGGCAAACTCAAACCGATATAAAACTATGACCAATATTTCCACCTCCTCCCTCTCCTCCCTCTCCGACCTAGACTTAATCCAAGAGGTCAAAATCAACAACAATTCCACCGCAATTTCCATCCTGACCGACCGCCACAGTGGAGTTTACCACACGATTGCTAATCAATATAAGTTTAACCCCTATGTATGTTATCCCGATGTGATAAAAAATAAGGATTTTGTGGTATGGCAAGCAGCGATAAAATACGATGCGGGGAAAGGTAGTTTTGCCAATCTCGTTGCCAACATGGCGCGTTATGAGTGTTACTCCATGATTAACGAGAGTAAAAAATATCGGGTGAACCAACGGGCGGGACTAGAAGACGCGGCGGAACTACCCCAAGAGAATGACAAAGGTGAACTCACCCATATGGTTAGCTACATCGAGGAGATTTTACCAGACGACCCGAAAACAAAAAAGATTATCATGGACCGTTTTGTTAATGGCGGGGCAAAACCGACCCCTTGGCGCGAAGTGGCGAAGAAGAACGGGATGAGCCATTGGGGGTGCGTGTTGCGGGCGCGGGATGCAATTAAGGAGATTCAGGGAAAGATGCGAAGTGAATTTAGAGATTTGCCAAAAATTGATTAGTTTGAAAGTATATTTTCACAATGATTAACGTTAATGTAGCGATCAATAATCTCTCGCTTGGCTATTGTGGTTATCAAATCACTTCGCAATTGCTCAAACAAGGCATCTCATTTAATTTTCAAAACCTTGGTAATGAGGTAGATACGTCGTGTTATAACAAACGTGCGTTCAACTACGACGCCACAATATCCTCAAAACTTCAATCTTTCCGCAAGAATTATTCCCGCCGCGACCCCACGTTAATGTGTTGGCATTTGAACGGAAGTCAAAACACCATCGGCACCGGTAACCACCTCTTTACCTTTCACGAACTAGACTCCCTCACCCCCGCCGAAGTTAACGTCGCTAACAACCAAGAACAAATTTTTGTTTCCTCGCGCGAGTCGGTAGAAGTGTTTAAGGAATATGGGGTGACGGTCCCCGTTTCGTATATTCCCCTCGGTTACGACACCGACCATTTTTACCCCACGGGACGGAAATATCTTAAAGGTGCGACCGTCTTTGGCATTTTTGGCAAATTTGAGAAGAGAAAAAACACTGCGAAAACTATTCGTGCGTGGTTGAAAAAGTTTGGTAACAACCCTGCGTATCGCCTTCACTGTTTTATCTACAACCCGTTTTTTACCGCCGAACAGAATAAAGAAATTGCGTTGAAAATTGTTGAGGGTAAGGACTATAATAACATTAACTTCTTTGGTTACACCAAGACTCTCGTGGAACTTAACGATGCTTTTAACTGCTGCGATGTTGTCTTAGACATGAGTGGCGGGGAAGGATTTTCACTCGGTTCTTTTCATTGCGTAGGTATGGATAAACGCGCAGTAATCCATAATGTAACCGCCATGAAAGATTGGGCGATTGATTCGCCTAATGTAAAATTGGTAGAACCTTGTGAGAAAAATCCTGCCGCTGACGGGGTGTTTTTTGCAAAAGAGGGAGAGTTCAACATCGGCAATATCTACGGGTGGAATGAAGATGAATTTTTGGGCGCGCTGGATGAGATTGTAAAAATAGAGAGCGTTCCGGTTCGAGATGAATTTACCAAGAAATACTCATGGGAAAATACGGTGAATGAGATTTTAACAAAAATGGGAGTAAAATAAAATTTATGAGACAGCTAACAGATCACAAACTAAACGGGCTGAATGACGCCCTAAATATCACCGTTATTGATGAACGCGGCGCGGGTAATGCCAATTATGTCTATGAAATCACTTTGCCTGATTGGACTAGAGACCCTGATGGAAATAATGCTCACAATATCTGGACGATCAACTTTCAGAACGGCCCGATTAAAGAGGCTGGGTTTAACGGCGTGTCTGGTGAGGCACTATTAGCAATTCTTATAGACCAATTACGCGGATTTCAGTCGGGCGAATATGCCTGTCGGGATAACGACATGGCGTTGGCACACCTTGAAGCGGCTCTGTTTTGGTTACAAAAACGCACAAGGGAGCGACTGAATCGCGGAGTCGAGGGAACAAGTGCTAAATAATTCACTTTCTCCCTAAAAATCTGTATAAATTCTTTAAGGTAACTAGGTAAAATTAACACATCATGGCCCTCTACATCTTCGAACACCCCCAAACTGGCGAAACTCGCGAGGTATATTTCAAGCTGGACGACAAAAAAGAGTATTTTGGCGAGGAAGATGAAGATAAAATCAAGTGGCACCGTCGTTTCACCATTCCTTATGCCGCCTCTAACACGAAAATCTCCGACCCCTTTTCTCAAAAAGATTTTGTAAACTCTACCGATAAGAAAAATATTACCTTTGGCGAAATGTGGGATGCGAGCGCCGCCATGTCCGAAAAGCGTGCCAAAATCAATGGCGAAGACCCTGTTAAATCCCAATATTATGATAAATACGCGGAGAATCGCAACGGCTTAAAACATTTAAGAGACGGGCGGGAAAAGAAAGCGGTTCAAGAAAAGTTTGGCAAAACCAAGAAACCAAAAGCTCCGCCACAACCCAAACGCGGGCGCGGGTAAATTTAATAATATAACACCCTAACATGCCTTACTCACCCATTTCAGTTCGACAAATTAATCAAGGGGAACTTTCTGGTTTTACCGACCAATATGTTCAGGCGTTCGCGGTGGGCCTAACCGGCAATCAGGTAATCTCCGGTCAAAAGACTTTTATCAATGTATTAGTCCCGGCGGCGGGCTTCCTCTATAACAAAAACTACGTCAATGGTAGTTACACCGTCGATCAAAACGATTATTTTATCTGTGTAAATGCCAGCGGTTCGCAAAAAACCTTAACTTTCCCCCAAACTGGTTTTCTGATGGGTAAAGAATATATTGTGAAAGACTTTCTTGGTTTGTCTCAAACTAATCCTATCACACTTACCGGAAGCGGCGTTACTTTCGATTATCAACCCTCTTTAACAATTTCTGGAAATTTCGCCTCGCTCTATCTCGTTGGTGGTAGCGGGTTTAACTACGAAGTTAATTAACTCGAATTTTCATCTTGACTTTTTCTCTTAACAGGGGAATACTACAAAACGTAAACTAAAATAAACACAAAACACAATACTAACCTAAATAAAATATCACTATGCCTATTGGAAACCCAAATCGAAGCGACAGTAACAAGAAAATGATTTTCGTGAATGTTATCACGAAAGACGAGAATGATATGGACGTAAAGCCCTACTTCTCTTTCAAAGCCGGAATCGGCGAAGATAAAGACGGTAAGAAACAATACGAGGAAATCGCCAAGGATAATTCCTTTAGCGGTTCGCTCGTCAAGGTTGAGCCTTACGAAAAGGAAATTAAGTCTAAGGGTATCAAGCAGCCCCGCGTTAAGGTTCTTTTTGAAGATGAAGATAGCGTCTACTATATGGATTTGAGTTATACGATTCTTTCGCGCTCTTTCTTTAACTCTCTCCTCTCCCTCAACTCTACCGAAGACCTTTCTCTTTCTATCTATCAGACTAAGCCTAATGATAAGGGCAAGGTTTATCCCCAGATGAGTCTGCGCCAAGGGGCCGCCAAGGACAACATGGTTCGTTGGCTCTATGAGCGTTCTGAACTGCCCGAGATTAAGAAAGTTAAGGTCAAGGGTCAGGAAATGAGCGATACCGAAGATGTTGATAATTTCTTCCGTGATAAGTTGAGTGAGAAGTTTGCCGAGATTAGCAAGCTGGGTGGTTCTGCACCCGCCCCAAAGGCAAAGAAGGAAAGTAAGGCTAGTGATGAATCTTTAGCAGATTCCGATCTGCCTTTTTAAAAAGTCTTAACCTTAAATAACAACTCAAAGCCGCATGGTGATAAACCTTGCGGTTTTTTATTGCCAAAAAGCACCTCACTTTCAAGTATAACATCATGGGTAAAAAAGTTATTGCGATTCAAACCGATGGACCAATGCGTAAAAGCGGATTAGGCAGAAATGGTAAAGCTCTCGCCAAGTATCTCCATAACACGGGTAAGTATGAAGTCGTTTACTTTGCCCAACAAGGTTACACTTATGACGACAACGAGTTAAAGAAACTACCTTTTCGCGCGCACGGGATTCTTCCTAATAATCAAAACGAACTAATTGCCGCGCAAAATGACCCGACAAAATTTCGTGATGCAACTTACGGGAATCTTTGCATCGACCAATTTGTAAAAGACGTTAAGCCCTTTGCCATGATTTTTTCCAATGATTCATGGGCTTTTCCTTATCAATCGCGCCCTTGGTGGAATAAATTTCATTGCTTGCCACACATTACCCTAGATTCTCTTCCTTTTCAAAAATCCCAAACAGAGTTTATTAAAAAGTCCAAAACCCACTACGTTTGGGCAAAGTTTGCGGAAGAAGAGGCTGTTAGAATCGGACTCAACAATGTTAAAACTATTCCCGCGATTATTGACGATGAGTATTTCAAACCGCTTGGTCGGGAAGCAAAATATCAGTTGAAAAAGAAACATGGTATCGACCAAGACACTTTCATAATCGGTTTTGTTTTTCGTAATCAGTTAAGAAAAGAGGTAAAGCCCCTTCTTGAAGGTTTCGCACAATTTAAGAAACTTCACCCAAAAGCAAAAGTTAAATTACTTCTCCATACTAATTTTAATGAAGGCTGGCGAATTTTTGATTTTCTTGAGGAGTTAAACATTCCCGCCTCTGACATTCTCACTACTTACTACTGCAAAGAGTGCGGCGAATACGAGATTAAGACCCCTGCCGGTTCAAATCTTCCCTGCAAATATTGTGGCGCGAAAAAATCTCAAGACTATTGCGGGATTCATGGCGGTGTTAATGAGGAACAGTTAAACGAGGTATATAATCTCATGGATGGTTATTGTCACCCTGCAAATGCTGGTGGGTGCGAAATGCCCATTATTGAGGCTCTTTATGCCGGTTTACCCATTTCTACTGTCAGTTACGCCTTTGGCAAGACCTTTACTGACGAACCATTTTGTCACACTATTGAACATGCTTGGACTGTTCAAGATGGGACACAATTTAAGCGGGCATGCCCCCACCCCGAATCAATTCAAGATTTTATCTCATTTTTATACTTCACCCCGATTGACGAGAGGGAAGAAATTGGTGAAGAAGGTAGAGAGTTCGCCTTAAATACTTTTTCTCCCAAAGTGGTCGGCGCACAATGGGAAAAGGCGATTGATTCGCTTCCCGATTTTTCCTACGATTATGAGTTTGCCGAGAAGGAGAAAAATCCGAATTACCCTATGCCAGTTGGCGTGAGTGACGACGAGTTCGTAACACTTTTATACAACAATGTATTGTTCCAACCTGAACCAGAAGATGGGGATGGTCGCAAACACTGGCTAAAGACTCTGGCGGGCGGTATTCCACGAGAGGAAGTTTATAAGTTTTTTATCAATGTAGCATTAAATGACAATGCGAAGAATAAAAAAGTAAAGTTAACCGACTTTTTTGACAAGGATGATGAAGGCAGGCGTGCATTGTTTTACGTGGAGGGAAATGCCGAGGATGTGTTTTTGACCACCGCGTTACTCCAAGATTTTAAGCAAATTCACCCCAACTTTAACATTTACTTTTCTTGCGGGGAAGACCATAAGATTTTGTTGAAAGGTAATCCTTATATCCATAAACTGTTACCTCTAATACCGGAATTTGGCGATGCTACAATTATGAAGGGGGTTGTGACGGGAGAAAAAATAATCAACTATCTTTATATTCCAAATTTACAAACGGCAAAAGTTCCCACCAGACTTGGAGAAGATGCGGAAGAGTTAAATAAAACCCTTATTAAATAACACACTATGAACACCTTAGAATCTTTTTCGCTTTCAACAAATCTCGCGCCCGCCACCCCCCACCTTCAACGGGATTATTTCCCCCTAGACATCGACTTGTCCCGCGCTGTTTTAATCCTCAACACTTTTGAAGATCAGAGAAAAACCGCACGAGTCTATGATTACTTTCAAGACGTGATTGATTTTAGTGCGAACGAATTGGCAAAACACGGGTATTTTTTCTTTCAGCCTTTAACAGGGCGCGAGCCGGTTCTACGTTGCGCAAATTCAACCTTCAATTTAACACCCAACCAAGTCGCTTACCTAATTGACGGTTGTGCCGCTGTAATCTCTAACGATGGGGTTTATTCTCATGTGGCAAATGAAGCTGGGGTTAAATGCCTCACCTTATTTGGTTCAAGCTCCCCTTCTGCCCACACTCCGAAATTTCACCCTGACATCTTTACCCCCATTAGAGAATCTAATAGTGCGCCTAGTTATCGCTCAAACGAATCTCCAAAGCAAGTAAACGAGAACAGGGTAGAAACCATAATTAAATCTCTCTTCTCCTTACTCTCACTTAAATGTCATTTACCACTCAAAACCGTCTATATGGGGCAGCATTATGGTCTTAAATTCTTAGAGGTGATCCCCGATTGCGTGTTAAGTCCAGATAATTTTAAATCCGATTTGGTTACATTTCGTATGGATTATCTTCACGACGAGAGTGTGCTTTTTGCTAATCTTCAATATCGGAAGTGCAACATTATTGTTAAAAATCCCCTGGATTTAGATAAACTAAAAGTGTTTAAAACCAACATTGTTAATTTTAATTACGAGATTGATAAAAATGTTGATTTAAGTTACGTGAAAAAACTAATCAAGACCGGTATAAAAGTCACCTTTTTCTCTGACGAGAAGGACGCCGATTTGTCGCTCGCCCGAATGAAAATGCTTGACGTTGGGATAGTTGAATCGCTGGAAAAACCGGGAGTGGTTCCCGAGGTGTTGGCAAAAATCACGGAGGATACTCACTATCGTTCCAATAAATTCACCCTTTCTGACGGAAAGATTTACTCGTCTTACAGTGCATATCTCAACAAAACCCCTATCCCTAGCTTTAATCACAACGTTGTTAAATTCAACAAAGATGACCCGCTTTTATGGGAAGATTTGCGATTCTCTTTCCTTTTTGATTTGACAAAGACAGGTTAAAAAGTCAAATTAACACCACTATGGCACGACCTAAGAAAATTACCACTGAAACCTCACCCGTTACTGCTCCCGACCCGCTCCGTCCGGGCATGAAACTAGTTGAGCGAGATTCCTACGGATTACTCAAAAATACTGAATACGTCTTTGACGACAACGGAAATGTAAATTGGCGCAAGATGGTGCCGGTAGAGTTTCTTTATGTAAATGGGGATGCTCGGCGAAAGGAAATGATTGAGCGGAAGTATAAAAAGAGTGTTAAGGAAATTGACGTTGTAGCTGATAATGTTGAAGACCGTGATTTAGTTATTACCTTGGCGGGCCTCAAACACCTGTTACGTTTACGTGGTTATTCTAGTGTCTCGTTTCACACCAACGAGTCTAGCGAAACTTTTGCGAGTGTAAACTGTTATATTGACTTTCTACCTAATTTTGAAACAGAGGGTGTCGCCCAATCTTATTCTGAGAATGGTTCTGCTCACCTCCGCTCAACCGATGGTTTCATGCGGGCGTATCTGGTAGAAGCTGCCACAAATCGTGCGTTTGCCCGTTGTATCAGAAATTACCTCAATATTAATATCGTTAGTCGCGAGGAACTTTTTGACGAGAGTAAGGCGGCGCAAATTGACGGGGGTAATTCCCCGCTCCTTACTAATGGCTCCCCCCAGTCTATTCTTGAAAAAAAGTGTTCGGAAGCGGGGTTTGGATTCAATGCGTTGAAACTTGCGGCGATTAAATATAAAGATAAACTTGGTAACGCCCCCGAACCTTGGACAAAATTCTCTGATATTCCCGCGCAGGATTGCTATGTTTTACTGGAAATGATTAAGACAAAGGACGATAAACCTAAGTCTTAAGCCATCTCCCTCCAAGGGCACGTTCTAACTCGCAAGTGCCCCACAAACTCCCCTTCAGTCTCATGATATACGTTATACAGCGTATATTTTTTTTCGTCGCCACCTTTTTTCTTTTCCCAGATAACATGGTCAGCAGGGCAGTGAGGCAGAACGGCCATTTTAATTCCATTTGGATACCAACGATTCCAACCGATATAAAGGTCTTCGGTGCCGTGTCCTTCATATCCTTCAAAGTAGGCCAGTTCTAAAGCCTTGGCATTCATTAGCGTGCAGCCAAACCCCACCCAATCGGTAGGGATTAAACTGCCCTTACCAATACCCGGAAAAGCGTTTTCTAACCACCCTCTTCGCCTCCATTTTTTCGCGTTTAACGCAAATACGTTACCAAAAGGAGGGCAGTTTTTAATTCTTTCTTTTATTCTTTTTAGCCTATTAATCTCTTTCTCGGTCTCTTTTTCTTTTAGTCTTTTTTCATTCTCTCTCATAAGAATTTTTAACCTCTCTGGCAAATTACGTTCTTCTGGCAAAAAATCTTCGCAAATTTGATTTTGGGGCGTCCCGCGCCCTCCAAGAAAAGCAGTATTTGGATATGGGCACATTGCCACACTATAATACCCATCGTCAAAATTTATCGCATCAACCATTACTCGAAGAGCGTTTGCATGGGGCAGAGTATCACTATCTAGACTCCAACAGTATTTTGCATTTAATTTAATTGCTGCGGAGTGAGCGGTTTGCCGCATATCTGCAATGAGAAGTTGAGCTTTTTGTTTGTAGTTTTCCCCTCCTTCAACGAATGCGGGGTTTTTAATCAGGTGAATACGCCATCCTTCGGGAAAAATATCGGTCCAGTATTTAGCGACCGATTTCAACTCTTCCGACTCGTCTCCAACAATTACCACGTCACCGCCCATTACCTTTGCGTTTTTAATACATGTCGCAACACGACGCCCCTGAGAGTGCATTGCGTAAGTATATGATTTTGTCGCACAAACAGAAATAACTAGATTTTCTATCATGTTTTATGGTTTGAAATAATTCCGCTTTCGTCAACCTTGATTATGTTATCTCATAATTAACGTTCGTTTGAGTGAAATAAACTTGAGACGCAACGAAATCAGTGTTTTCTCTTCTAACTTGATTAACGTTTAATAAAACTAGGGGTTTGTCTATTGCAAGTTCAATTTGATTAATGTTAGAATTTTGAGATTCAAAAGAAGAATAAAGTGAACTGGTTGAATCAGAAGATATTCTTGTGGCTCTTAACAATCCGTCAAAAAATAAGTAAGCCGTGAGAGATTGTGAAGCCGCCCCCATTCCTGCAAAACTATCGTTACCGAATCCAAGTGAGATTGATTTTCTGCTAGATTGAAAAGTTTCTCCGTTTGAGTCTGTTAGGGTAAAAAATGAAGGTCTCTGAGAAGCAAATCTGATTATATTTGCCGATGTAATTGCCCCCGTCCCAGCAGAATTACCATCTGGAATTAACACATCGGTATAAAGCCTCGTTTCTGAACTTTCAAAGTTGGTAGTTGAACCGCCCGTTGCGCCAAATCCATTCGTTAAGGTGCTGGTTGAAGAAGATGAAGTATTAGATACCGTTCTATTGTCCAACAAATTTAACCATTCAGAAAACGTGCCTCTTCTTTGGCCCGTAAAAAACACAACCCCGGTGCCGGTGCTTGTGTCGCTTTGAAAAAGCGCACTTGAAGAGAATGTTGTTGAATGGCCATATCTACCAGTAATTGATATTCTTTCCCTTGCCGCCGTCTGAGTTGTTTCCTGCGTTTGCGGATTTTGCCAGTTCAAAGTTCTATTAGAGCTAGTGTGAATGACGTTTGTTCCAGAATTAAAAACGGTTAATGAGGGTAGCTGGCTACTTGTTGTTTGTAGTGATATTCCAGAAGATGAAACGGTAAATGTGTTTCTCTGTGGCGCAGTATCGCCAACAGTTGTAAAATTAACTGTGAATCTTGTGCTAGGATTTGTTAAAAAATCTGAACCAGAAAAAGACGTGAGAATAGGGAAAAGAACTTCTGCGTTTTCTGCTTCGTAAACCGTTGCATTTGCAAAAGATGCGCTTCTTAATATTCCCGTTGTGGCATATTCAGTTGTTGTTACTGGCCTTTCTGAGAAAACGCTAGACACCCTAGTTAGAGTGGTTGTTTCGAAAACCAAGGAAAAACTTGTTGAGTAAGTTTGAGTTTCTGTTGTTGTAAGGCTTACGCTTGTTGCTTTTGTTCGGGTAGAAGTAGTAAAAGTATCCTCTCCATTCCATGTTTGACTGTTTGAAAGGGAAGAAGTTATTGTTGATGCTGTTAAAAAAGAATCGGAAGCCGTTGTTTCGGTTGAACTACTTGAAAGAATAGAACCAGTGGTTGAATTATTAGTTTTAAAAGTGCGAGATATCGCAATTAGGGCGGTATTAAAAAAAGAGGAAAATGTTTCCGTTGTTGAAAAAAAAGAAGAGGTTCTTCCTGTTTTATCAAAATAAACGTAAAACTCTCTTTTTGTTAGTGCGCTGGCCTGCCTTGTTAAACTTTGGCTTTGCACCAATGCATTTGCTCTACCTAGTATATCCCCTCCACCAGCTTGAGAAATAGAACTGGAAGACGAACTAAATGCAGAGTATGATCCTATTTCTGTAAATAAAAAACCGAGAGAAGAGCTAGTTTGAGAAAATGTAGTGCCCTGTGACGGCAAGAAAATTGTCTCACTTAAGGACTCTGAATCTGTTTGACCTGCAATATCGTGTGAAAAAAATCTTGAAATACTATAAGAACTATCACGAAAATTTGATAAAGACGTTGATGAAACGCTATTATTTCTTGATGTTGTTATAGTTAGCAAAAAGGCATTTGATTCGTTTCTTGTGTATGTGAAAGAGGCCCCAAAAGCAATCCCCGTAACGCCCGCGACAGAAGAGGTAAATGTTCCATCCGTTCGACTGCTTATAAATACAGAAGAAAGACTTCTTGGATGATTTTCGCTGTTATCCGTAAGTATTACCCAAGAAATAGCCATAACATTAAACGGTATTTACCTCGTATCCATACCAAGAAATGAAAGGTCTCTCTCCCGCTGGAACGGGTGAGGTTTTATCTGTTCTGAATAACTCCACCGGATTTGCCCATAAAGAACCACATCCAATAGCACGTTCTGCAACCCTATCCTCAATAACATGAGTAAATATTTTTAACAAAGTTGGTGGACCACCTTCCGTTGCGGTAAACGGAGCCGGAATAGACGTTTCTAAGGTAAAATTAACCGAGGTCGCAACTCCCGTTGCCAACGTAACATTTGCAATTAAATACACCGTTCCACTTGCGGGCGCACTCAACCCAGTCAAAACGGGCACAATCCCATTGATTGTTCCGGTTGTTTGGTAAGAAACATCGCCCGTTCCCGAGTTTACAGATATTTCTAAAGGACAGCTAACCCCCGCATCCGCCTTAATTACGGTATTAGGAAAATTAAAATATTTACTTGCGTTATTGACAGCCATAGTGTTATATATTTCTTTTATTATCCCACACTTAATACATAATTATACCCAGTATTAAATCCCGAATAGTTAATACTCAACAGCATTGCGCTCCCCGTAATGTTTCTTCCCACCCTATAATTATACCCGCTATTCCCCAAGGTGTTAAAATCAAATTGGTAGCCGGTAACACTTGGAACATAATCTATGTTGCTAAAACTACTACCCGTTGGCAAGTTGGCAACAGCGGCGGAGAAAATACTGTTGAATGAGTTTGCGCCGGTGGTTCCCGAAAGATAAGAAATGGTGAGGCGCGCTGGTAGAGATTCGTTATATGGAGTCGCCCCCTTAAAGTTACTCCAAGAAAAAGAAGAGGAGCCGGTTGAAACTCCCGATAACGATAAAATTTCTGAGAAATCCAAGGTTTGAATTATTGGAAACTGAGTCTCCACATTCACCCTCTCATTAAACACCCCAAAATTACTATAGATGGTAAAATCATAGGGGGTAACATTATCTGAGAGTTCGGCTTGTGTTAACAACGTGTAGTTTCTAATCAAATCGAAGTTTCTCACGCCCGTAACATCACTAGTGTTATTAACAAAAGAGAACAAACCTGATTGCGAAACCCCGCTATAAACCCGGAATAAAACGGGTGGGTTTAAGTTCGTGACTGTTCCCGTGCCAGAACCTCCCGCGCCGGAAAAACGGAATGATGAGAACTGATAGGAAGGGGGTTTACCGCTTAGGGTAAAATCCAAAGAGCAAGTGCAATTTATTGGCTCTACTCCTATTTTATCAATGTATGGGGAGAACTCTTCTGTTCCGCTCGTATTTAGAACATACAAATCATTATAATAATAATTTTGATTTTCACCACTACGAATTATTTTAATAGAGTTGATTTCGTTACGGTTTGCCCCTCCAATGTATTTGTTATTTAAACTTTCAAGAACTCTTCCGTTTGCAACAGATACACTGTTAATAAACTCTTGTGATCTTCCGAATAAGTAGAAATGACATTGACTCCCACTAGTGTTATCTAGTGAAAATTTAAATTCATAACTTCCCACGTCATTTAAAGATTGAGAGGAAAAAGTTTTTTCAGTATATCCGGTGATTAATTTCATGGTGTTAAAAATACCTTACGGCCCTTCCTCTTCTGATAATTATACTAGGAACTTGTCCCAACTCTTGTTTTTTCTTTGCGGGGTCGTAAAAATAACGATAAAATACATCGCTATTTCTTACCCTCATTTTTTCATTCCCAAAACGGTAAGTAGTTTGCACGCCATTTGCGCCGATTGAAACGGAGAAGCCGAGGAGGCCGGTTCCTAGACTAAGTGATGGCCCCTCTAAATCAATATTAGGAATGGTTAAAGTGGAGGAGAAAAACGGTTCAATTTGACTGGTTTTTGTGCTCTCCAAAACGTCATTCGCGGCAGATGTGAAAGCTGCTTGGTTTGCGGAAGAGTTTTTATAATAATAAGCGGACGCCCCCAACACTTGTTCTTCCGATAAAATTTCGGATGAAAAATCATAGTAGTTTACATTAGCGGTTTCAGGGGGGGAATAAGTGGTTAATTCCGTTTTGGCCGCAACCCCTCCTTCGTTAATTCTAATACCACCGGTTTGTTGTGCGGTGAAAGTAATTGGTTGTTCTGATGGGTAACTTACTGGCTGCAAAGACTCTCCCGAAGTAACCCCAAAATAAAATATAGGCTTTCTAACTTCATCCTCTATTCTAAAAAAATCTGTATCGTCGTCACTTCCTTCTATAATCACGTATTTACCTATGTCAAAAAGAAACTCTGTTTTTTGTGGATTCCACACTGGATCAATTTCCATTATCAAATAACCATTTGTTGGCGCATCCAAAGAACTTCCCGTGGGGGGAGTCCCTTCGTTAAGCTCAATAAATTCCCTTAGAGTCAAAGTGTCATAATCTTCAATAAACTGTTGCAATGGAGACAAATAATCTCTAAAAATATCAACATTTTTTAGCAAAATATATTCGTCATAAAATTTACCTTCTTGTCCGAAAATAGACTGAGCCCGCTCTAGGGTTGGTAATTTTTTCCAATAAAATCTCCCATAGAAGTTAGCATAAGCAGAATATATATTATATAATTGTTCAATATTTCTATTTTTACTTCCTATCTTTGCCGCTCTCCATTTGTAATTAGTCCTGCTATCATAAAAAGCCGTTCCGTCTGTAATTCTGTCTCTTACCGTGTCATTAATTTCTTCTGTGTCAATGATGTCCTTCACCTCGCTATTCACTCCGGGCGTTTCTAAGGCAAGATTTAACAAAAGCTGGGGAACTCCATAATAGGCATATTTTGCACGTTTATCAAAGAGGGTAGTTTCCTCACCTAGTTTATAACTAGGGTCCATTGAAAATCTTATTCTAATATTAGAAAACAAATAATCAGTAGTGTCATCATTTACGTTCGGCACGTCTTGTAACACTTCCCCGTCTTTCCCAAAAAATACTTCAACGCCTTTGGTGTAAGTGTCGCGCAACGAATGTCCATAAGAATTAGACTGGATATTGTTGGCCAGTTTTACTGATTCCGCCAAGGCTTCTACCGCGCTTAGATTTGCGGGATTTCTTAGGTCAATAAAATTAAGTTTACGATTTTCCCAGTAGAAACCCAACCCTAAATCATTACACCACGCAGACAACACCTCGCGCAATTTCCCCGCGTAATCTCGGCGGTATCTTGTGGCGGGGGCATCCAAGGCAGGAACGATATTAATAAATGTTGAAATTTTTTCCAATAATTCTGGAAAAGTATAATCTACGTCCGTAACTTCTAATAAGTTAGATGCTTCCGCGCCGGTTGGACTCTCCCCCGGAAGAATGGTGCCCACGACCCCTTCGGTGACAGCGGCGTTTCGCGCACGTTCAGTTCCAACGACAATAGTGTTAATGTAAGATTCGCCTGTTACTCCACGGGTTTTTAACTTCACTACTCTTTTATCCAAATAAACTATCGACTCATCAATGTAATCTACCCGTAGAGTTTTTCCACTTGGAGAATCCTCAATTTGATATTCAATAGGGAACATGTGGAGTGTTATCTTGCTCCCCACGGTAATCGTCACGGGATTCCCCAAAGTAGTTAAATCGTTTTTATCAATATCGAATATTCCAGATTCATTAGTTACCTCAACAGATAACTCGGAAGGGGCTTCTCCAAAATTAGGGCTGTAAGAGAGAGAGTAGATATATCCGCCCCATGCGCGATTTTGACCATCTATGTTAATATTGTCGATTTTTTTAATCATGGGGTGTTATAAAATTAGTAGGTCGGGAAACCAGACAGGTCTACTTCGGTGAGTTGGTAGCCGCCGCCCAACGCGGTCATCATGGCGTTGATTGCGGTTTTATGGTATCTTATTGACGTTCCAGACCCGGCACCGCCGTAGGTCCAGACTGTTAAAATAACCAGTTGATTATTTATCCAAACAAAAGCGGGATTACCACTGTCTCCTCCTATTTTTGGTTCGTAAAATTCGATTCTTTTTTCCTTGAGCGGCGCACGAAAGCTTGAAAATCCATTAGAATCGTAAAACCAGTCGGTTACTAATGCCTTTTCTTCTTGGTCCAGCGTCAAAGCCGGAAGTGTGCGTATTGTTCCAAGTTCTGGAATGTAATTTGTCCAGTTATCTGGCAGGACCCTGGCAAAATTAATCGAGCTTGGAACGTCTGCATCTAATACACCAATAGTTATGTCAGGGTAATAAGGGCGATAATCTGGATGTGTTAATTTATTTACTAACGTGCGAGTTATAACCACGTTGTCCATTGTTACAAACCGGACAGACGCGCCAACACCTAATTGGTAATGTGCAGCAAACACAATATGACGAGGTGAGATCAAGGTTCCTGCGCGAGTTACCCCTCCGGAGCTGTTCCAAGGACTAAAGCAAGACAGATCCCAATCAGCGCACCATACGTTAGGGTTTCTTACATACAAACTACCGGCGTGGTTCTGAGTGGTAAATATGCGCAAAGATTCGCCGGCATTCTTATTTAAAATCCTTGAGTCAACACCTGTGCTTATATGCTCGGATAAAGACCCAGCTACATACTCTTTTAGCACAAACGTGATGGCTCCGTTTACGGTAGAGAAAGTTAAGGTAAGAGAGACCGTTTTCCCTTGTGTAGAAAAGCTTAAAACAGCCACACCGTCAGAAACATGAGATACAAATCCAAGCTGATCTATTGTGGCGACCGAAGTGTTGCTGGATGAAAAAAATCCAGACGAAGAAACGCCTCCAAAAGAAAGTAAAACTAACTGGTAGTCTGTTACCGAATCCCCGCCTGCGCTTCTAATTAAAACCGCGTCTTTATCAACTAATTCACTCACGACGCCGCCAGAGACCTGACGTAAAGTTAATGTAGGGGTAATGTTGCCCACAAACTCAAACGCAGGAACAACGCGCAATATTCGCGAGCTCGGTGATGCAACGATTTTCATGGCTTAAACTGAAGGCGTTGCGGGCCAGTTAACCCAATCGGCAACCACTGTAATTCCTGTTTTACCTTTTATTGTTTGCCCCGCCCCTAAGGTCCAGCCAGCGGGCGTGAATGGAGCGGGTCTTAAATGAATGGTGTTTATGTTGCTTCCTGATAGCGCCTCCGAATCCAAACCGGAAAAGGGGGCATTTAAAAACAAGTCCTGAAGCGAGCAGCTGTCAAAAACTTCGTCTCCCATAGAAACAACTGAGGGTATTGACAGCAGAGCTAGAGACTCGCATCCCTGAAACGCCGAGTCGCCTAAGGTTTGAGCTGATCTGAAATAAGCGGAAGCAAGCAAAGTTGCGTCGGCAAAAGCGCTTTGTTCTATGGTGACAACTCTGGACCCGGTTATCGTTTGAAGACTTGTTGCATCAGCAAAGGCTCCTCTACCTATAAGCTCGACAAAAGGAATACTTACACGAGTTAGATTCGAGCAGCTCTCGAAACACTCTCGACCAAGAGTTTTTAAGCGTGCGCCCCCGTAAAAGGCTAAAATTGAACTCACTCCGAAACTCGTAGACCACGAATTAGGCGTGCTTGCGAGATCGAACAGCGAAACGGTTGGAGCCGGAGAAGCCTGTAGCGTGACCGCGCTATACGGGCTGATTCCAGTCACAACGGGAAGACCATTTGAGTCTCCAAATACCAAAGAATTTATTGAGGTATCCGCCGCTATTTCATTTTCTCCCAAACTCGCAGCTTCCAAATACGCGGAGGTCCCGCCTAGCACTTGGATACGGGCGTCGATTTCGTCTGGCAGTCGTTCTGATGGTAATTCCCCCTCTGTCAAATTAGATGCGTTATTGGCTCCAATTTCCTCCCTAGCCTCCTCCCCATCCGCCGCCTTCATAAAATTATCTATTGTGGGTGATACGATTATATTACTCATAGTGTTATGCTTTATTTGTTTTTATTAAAAATTGTTTTACCCCACCCAATCGTCCATCACATTATTATTTACCAAACTCAAATTTTCGGCAAGAAGGTATTGGCCTGACAAAGGAGCTAGATAAGAGTGCTCTACGAAATGTTGTTTTGGGTGGCGAATGCCGTTTAGATAGTAGGAAGTAGAGTTGGGTAGAAATTTATTAGTTTTATACGCGGAAACGTCACCCGTGTTTCTTTGAAAATCTTTTCCGCTCACGAAAAGTAATTTCCCGCCCGATAAAACCGATTGAATTTGTGAGGAAAAATTAAAGTTGGAACCCGCGACGGTATAATCTTCTCCTGAAACCAACTTTTGCCCATTTCCAAAAATTAAATCAAAATTACCCCTTGGCAAACTCGCCTCACCCGAATAATTAACTATCGCCCGATTTTGTTGGTTATTATTATCGTAGAGAAGATTATCAGAGGTAAAAACCGCCTCTTTGAAATCAAAATATTGACTGTCAACAAAGAAGTCTGCAATGCCAGATTTACCCACGTTGAAAAATTGTCCGGTCGTTTGAAAACCACTTTCCACCTGAAACACCCCATTCAAAAACGCATTACAGTTTCCACTAGGATAGAACGAATCGGCGGAGAAATCCCCCCTAACAATATCAAACACGCCATTTTTATTCACATAGTTGACTCGTTCAGGTGAGACACTATTGTAAATTTCGCTAGATTGTGAATATAAGTCGCGCCAAGTGTAACTCACCGAATCATACCCCATCTCCATGAGTCTGCCAGTGTTAATTGCCACTCCACTTCTCTCTGGTGAGATTTGAAAATTTCCAGTAATTGGCCCATATAAGGGGAAAAATCCTGACACGGAACTTAACATTCCAAATTCAGGAGTAATAGAATAAACTGGATAAGTTGGCCCGCAACCGCCTAGTGGGCTGGCATAAAAAATAATATCGTCAGGAGTATAAAGTTCGTCATCGGGGGAAGCGAATAAATCTTCGCCCTCTCCAACACTTTTGAATCCTGAAAATTGATAAGAGAACCCGGTGATGCCCGAGGTGGGGAGGCTAGTGGCGAACCCTACAATTCCAGTTGATACCGTTTGGCCACTAACGGCAGGGAGTAAAGTTGGATAAGAGTAAAACCCACTAACAAGTCTCGTCATCGAATTACGAGAAAGAGCGCGATTAAATCCTAAAAACCCCGCATAATACCCTGAGAAGTTTTGCGCGCCAAGTTCTGGTAGTATATTTCCACCTAAATGCCATTGATTTGAAAATAGAAGAAAATCAGAATTTATTGAAAAATCCTCTGAAACAAATTGATGGGAATTAACATCATACCAATTTACCCCGATATTATTTAACCCTACGCTTACCCCTACCACGTTAGTTTCGGCCAAACGAGTTTCCGAAGTGAGAATTACCGGACCCGCGTTATCATAATATTGGAAGTAGAGGTGATTAGCGTCATTCACCCCGATGTTGAAACCGCTCTTGAATGCCGTGCCGGTCAACGAACTGAATAATACCCCGTTGGTTCGCGCCGTGCGAAATTTGAATAAAAACGAAAAATCAGAAGAGAAATCTGATTGAGAAACATTGTTAATCTTAATCCGGTTTTGGTTAGATGCGGAGAATAAACCAGAGTTATTTTGGGTAGCGATTAATCCCGCCGTGCCGGAATATTGAGGGTCGCCAAAAGAGACGCTATTAATAACGGTGGACGAGTGATTGGCTGGCGAAAAATCATAGAAAATCTTGAAGTTAGATTGATCTAACCCCAAGAAATCGTAGAAATAGTTTATGCCAGTTGTAATGCTCATCCTTTAACCGAATGAGATTACAGAAAATTTTCACCAAAACGAAATTACAGGGTGTTAATAAAGGGATAGTTCTCTCCACTAATCACCCCTTCACCGGCATAACTCCACGCGGCAGTAAAAGAAACTCCCTCGGCATTGTTTTGACCTAATGAATAATTTTCCAAATAAATTCCTGAATAACCGCTAGAAAACCTGACGAACTCTCCACGAATTGCATTTTTAACCGCTTCGAGTGATGCACTACCAGAAGTCGCACGATTTGGAACAGCTTCACCCGCAATGGTGAGGTTGCCCCGAGTGTTAAAACCAATGTCTGTTACCTCATATTTAGAATAAGTTTGCGTGCCGGTTTTAGAAATGAGGGGGGTCGTAGCGATTTTTCTCAATGGAGGGGTAACATCCAAAGTATAATTAAATTCTAATAAATCTGCATTGGGCGGGGGCGTCTTATCTTGGTAGGAAAAGTTGAATCCAATCGCTCCATTGAAACCGTCGTAACTTACCGATTCAGCGGTCGGATTTGGGTCAAGAAACACGCCCGTTCCCGCGTAATCTGCAAAACCTTGTGAAGCAACCACATAAGGATTAAATAACGAGTAAGTCTCCCTCACTCTATCATACCGGTTTTTTAAATCCCCGCGCCCATTTACTTCCCCATCGACTGTCACCGTGATTAAATCAACCCCACTATCTATACCAACATTATAAACCAAATTTGTTTGGTAATTAGGGTTATCATCATACGACAAATTAAAGTCTATCTTACGAGTATTCTTGTTCTCCGTAAACTGCTTTGTGAGGGGTATTGGGTTAAGTTTTACCCCTTCTGCGATTCCATAAAGTAGTGATGAATAATAGTCAAATTCGCCCGCGCGAGTTTTAATCCGGCTAAAATCATCGTTAATCCCACCCTCAAAACTCCCTTGAATTGCGGCAGTGTTAAACCCGGCCTGATTTCTATCGTAATCGACAGTGAAGCGTAATACCCCATAATCACAAGGGTAAAACTGGTCGCTTGTGTAAGTTTCTACTAGTGAGAAGGTTGAATCAAGACGATTAACACTTTCTTGTTGTGATTTTAATACACCAGACGGAATACTCTTTTGAATAAACTGTGGTGCAACGTAATTAGAGAAGCCGGTTCTAGAAAGAACAAAGTCCTGAGCGTTTTCCAAGGCATTAAATCCGGCCAAAGTTTGGATACCGCGCGCCGAAACGGTGTGAGTTATATTAATAATTCCGTCCTCGCTCTGATCAAAAACCCATTCGTCAGAAGGGTCCAAAATTCCATAAAATCCCGAAAAGGAAGATTGCGGGTAGTAGGATAGTTCTATTTGATAAGGTAAGAGTTTTACATAGTTCGAACTAGGAAAGTTTATATTATTAACAAAAACGTTTTCAAATGAGTTTACATCTTGTTTAACAGAAACATATCCACCCGATGCTACGGAAGGAGCGGGGGGTGTTCCGCCCGGAACTCCGGCAACTTGATAAGTGAGTCCGACTGGGCTTGCGTCTCCCGTTGTAACTGAATCATACCACAGAGAAATGAAAATGCCGCTCCCAGAAGTGAACATCCATTTGTTAAAAGAATTGCTATATGAAAGAAAAACGTTTGCATCTATTTTTTTAAACCCGTTGTTATTTTGTATATACGTTCCATTAAAACCCGGGTCGCTCGCCCCGCTTACAATAACGGATTCTACCAAAACATCTTCTTGTATCTTTAGTGTTTGAAAATCTTTATTAAAACCGCTGATGATTTTATTTTGAGCGGTGGTTAAATCTGAAAAGTCACACCCCGTTAATTGACCAACAAGAGAAATTCTTTCAACACTTCCCCATCTCTCCCCATAAGAAATATTTTCCTTGGCGCGGCCCACAAAAGGGGTCGGTTGACCGGAGAAAACATTAAGATTGTTATATGTGATGATGGTTGACATGGGTGTTATTCCTAACTTATATTACTTCCGCCGCATCTCTCTGGAAAGTCCAAGCCGCATTTAACGCAAATTTTTTCTCAACGGGGGAATAATTATATTGAAGAGAGTTCACAAAAACATCTTGGCCGGTTGGAATATATTCGTTGGCGGTCGCTCTTGCATATTCTTTAACCACTTGGTAGCTATGGTCTTTGGTGAGACTAAAATCTATGGATAAGGAGCGATTACCCAAGGTAGAGTTATCTTGAGGTTGGACGATTTCCGCCACATTATAAATCTCAAATTTGTTGAGTAGGCGGGTTGGGATACTATCGGTCGCGTTAATCTCCCTAGTCTTAACCCCGCTCACTCCATCGTTGTGAACCGGATTATCAGAGAAAGTAAAGCCATATTGGACACTCCCATCGAATTGAGACGAGGTAGAGTTTTCCCCAACGCGTTTTAGTGTAAGAGGCACTCCAACATATCCAGTATAAACCCCATAGTTTCGCGCGAAAACATTTTCTCTCACACCCTGATAAAAATTCTTGGCGCGGAAATACCCGTCATTTTGCGGAACGCCATGTCCAACGATATTACCATTTTCCCTCACATTGTAATATCTGCCATCTTTTTCAATCTCATTGGTAAAACTCCAAGAGCAGCCACTAATTTGAGACGGGTCGTTAGTGTAGGAGATGTTATACTCGGCAGTGTTGGCGAAATGATTAAGTGATTGGGAATAAGAGAGATAGCCGGTATAAAGAGGATGCGCGCCGATGTCGGAATAATCGGTGAAGAGTTCATTACATCTTGAATAAGAACCACTTACGATAGAATCTACCAACTGTGGTAACTTGTTAAAATTCACCATGTTAAGATTCCCACTAATGTTTTTTACGCTGCCATTTTCGCCCACCACGGCAATCCCATCGGAGCCAAGGTTAAAAGAATTGGTTCTGGTAAATAAAAACCCACTAGTGTTCTTCGGGCGGGTATAAGTCTCGGTGAATGAACACTGATTGGTTATAATATTGTAGGACTCATTATAGATTTTGAATCCAATATCTTGATTTTCCTCAAAAGAAAGTTCACCAAGAGGAACGTTACTAGCGATAAGACTCGCGGCGAAAGATTTAGCGAGGTCGATTGGCGAGATGAGCAGTCCGTTTCCACTATTTAGTTTTAATGAGACGTTGTGAGTGTAACCGTAAGTCTCCCCGTCACGATTATAAGAAAAAACTTCACTTAAATTATCAATTAAATCGTAGCGATTGCCAGAAGACGGTGCGATTCCACTGTAGTAGGCTCCGCTCAGGTTAAAAAGATTGCCAGTTTCGTAGCAAATTATACTCGCGGAGTAAGACTTTAACCTAACATCATTTCCCTCGGAAAAGTTAATTGAGGTGATTTTACCTTGGCCGAAATCGTATCCATTGATGATAACGCTGGAATAGTCTTCGTCGGTTGAGAATAAATCGTTGATACCACTCTGAATGCCAGAAACGCCCTCGGTGTTGCCCACATCACGAACAACACCCTCCACCGTTAAACTCTTTTGATTTTGGTAACGAAAAGATTCTCCAAAAAATTGTGAAGTTTGGTTGTAAGAGAGGATGGAAGCGTTGGAGAGGTTTAGCATGGCGTGGTATATTAGCGACGAGCACCAGAGGGCGCGGCGGTTGGCATAGTGTTCAATCCGTTATCCTTATTATTCTGATTCTTTAATTCCAGAACCATTTTTACAGTTTTTTCTACCGTCTCTTTTATTTGGGCTATTTCCTCGGGGGTAACGCGACCATCTTTTACAATAACTTCAAGAGCGGCGTTGATTTTATTTTCAACCGCAATTTTGGTTTTATCGCTGGCCCCTTCAAGAGCCTCGGTTAACCCTTTGTTGATAGAAGCACCAAATGCTAATCCACCTTCTTCAGCGGCAGCTTTAAAATTAATAGCAGCGGTTTTTTCGGCCAAATCTTTTTCCTGATTTTGTCTATTTTTTTGACCCGTGGTAAATCTGCCTGATGTATCGTTGTTAAATTGAGCGTCAATGGCGGCGCGAGCAGGAACGTCGGCAAGACTATTTTGGACGTTAAAAAGAGATTGGTTTGAAAGGGTGGTTCTACCCGTAAAAGTAGACTCCATTGTTGGAGCGCCGGGTTTAGGGGCCGAGCCATAAACTTCCTTAATCACATCCTTAACCCCCATGAAGAGATTTAGATTCCGGGTTTCTTCGTTCAGTCTCTCCTCGGCCTGATTAAACGCTTCGGCGGCAGATTTAACCCGCTCGCCAAACTCGAAAACTTCGGTATTTAATTTTTCGAACAAAGCTTGAGAGCGTTCGGGGGCGAAAGAGAAAATAAGCTGTTTTAGCTTTTCATCTTGACCCTCTTTGTTTGGCGATAAAAATTGAAGGAAGTTTTGAGACGCCTCGTTACCTTTGAATCTTTCTGCTATTTCGCTGACACTTCCACCCCTTGATATTTCGCGAGTTAACAAAGAAGTAGAGTCCTGTAGTCTCAACGTCGGATCTTTTTTAATAAAATCTTGTAGATTTCTCCCGGAGACCGCTTGGGCGGCTTGGTTGAACGCTTCAGAAGAAGTTCCTCTTAATAGACCGCGAGCAGAATCACTAGGTGTAACAAAAGCCATTCTATCCCTCAGCTCATTCGCACTTGTTTGTTTTCCAATTAAGGCTTGCTGCTCTTCTTTTAATTTTGTTTCTGCCGCTGTTTTAGCAACTCCAGCATCAATAACCTTTTGTCTCTCGGCGAAAACAAGTATTAAATCTTCAATAGCCGCGATAGTGTTTTTAGTATTTTCCGCAATATTTTTTGCCGTAGTTAGCTCCTCTTTTTGTAACGCCAACGGGGTAACAAATTGATCGTTGGCTCTAACCATGGCGGCTTCCCTTGACAATCCAGCAACCTGACCGGCAGACCCAACAATGCCCCTTAATCTTCTCGCGGCGTCAGGATTACGAATGCCTAAATTGGATGTTTCTAACACTCTTTGGGCTTCTGAATAATCGGTCCCCCCCTTGGTTCTATCCAGCGTCAACGCCTCAAATAATCTACGTTGCAAATCTCTACCTCCAACATCACCACCGGGACCAAACGCGCCCCCCGCTTGAAACTCGCCTTCAAAAAACCCTTTAAGTGACGCTGCCAACACTTGACGGTTTTTTTGCAAAATATCAAATTGATTAGCGTCGGCCACTCTTTCCAGATTCTCCGGAGTTCTAAATGAATCAACCATTTCGGGTAGAATTTGGCCAAGTTGAATTAACCCTTGTGCCTCCGTAATTCTACCTTGTGTAGAACCAATCCCCGCCGCCATTCTCTCTTCGGGAAACATAAACGCGCGACTTCTCAAAGTTTTATTCGCCGCATTCACGCCCGCCCCCGCGCGAGCACCTTCAAAAATCGCCGTGGGATCTAATTCTTGTCCTAAACCACCGCCAAAAATTCTACCTAAGTCTCTACGACGAAGTAATTTTTCCTGAGTTTTAAGCTGCAACTCCTGAATTTCCGTCTGTTCATTTTGACGAATCGCCATTTCCTGAGCGTTTTTAAGAAAAGAGCCGAGTAAATCTTGAATGGCCTTGCGCGACTCTGCAATATTCTTAAAACTATCATCTCCAAGGGCTTCTAATTTTCTTAATTCGTCCACCACATCAATGCTCGCTCTCGGGTCTTTTAACGCATCAAGGAAAGCGGTTTTTAGCGGTCCTTCTTTTAAGTTATCCGAGCCAAAACTGACCAGCCCGCTTCTCGCGGAACTTCTTAAAGCCCGATCTTCTTCTGATTTGGAAAACTCCAGCTCTCTCCGCGCCATATTAGCCTGACGCAGAAACACACTGGATTCAGTCGCACCACCCGCCGAAAGAAGTTTAAGTTGTTCCGCCTGTCCCGCTAAACCAATTCTTCCAGTAGATGAAGATTGCAATTCTAAAATTTGTCTCGTATTATCAATGTCGATAACAAGTTTTTTAAAATCCTCGTTGTATTTTTGAAGCTGGAGAACATATTTTTGGTCTATTTTAGAGCGTTCCTCCATCTCCTTTGTTATCCCGCGACCCTGAATTGCCGAGTCTAGAACAACAAGAAGCTCGTTTACATCTTTTCCCACTTTTGAGGCGTCTAAGCCGAATTTTGATAAAGCCTCGGATACCGCCTTTATATCTCCACCGGTTCTTAAATTTTCAAAATTTTTCCTAACTTCCTCAAACACCTCGGGTTTAATTTTAGAGGAAATTGCTAAAGAATCACCAATTTTTGCCAAATCTTCTGTTCTTGCGGTTCCACCAAAACCTAAAGTTTTATTAACTCTCCCCGCGTTCGCCGCAGTAATCGCAACCCCGACACTCTCTTCTGCCAGCTTCAACGCATTTTTATTAGCAAGTTCGGAAACCGCTTTGTTTAGTGCATCAACATTGCCCGCCGCATCAAGGAACTTACGACGAGTTTCATTATCACCAATGTTATTAAAAAGTGTGGTTAATTGAGTGTTTAAATTGGTTATATCAGAAGTTTTGGCGTTACCCGAAGCAATCAAATCTGAAAGTTGGGCCTGAACGGTGGCATATTGTTGAGCGTTGGTAACATTTGATTCCAAGCTAGCCGATAACTGTTGGTAAGCATCGGCGGCGGCTCTAAACTCTTTTTCTGATTTTTTTGCAGCGGCACCGAGAGTTCCAACGGCAAGACCCAAAGTTCCCATCACGGCGATACCCATTGGACCGGCGAGAGAGCCTAGCGCGGCACCACTTGCGGCACCTTGAACACCACCGGCAACAACTCCGCTACCCAACACACCGGAACCGGCCAAGGCAGATGCACCAAAACTTGCGGCAATCGCGCCGCCAGTTAATCTACCCGAACGTAATTGACGAGTTTGCTGTTGACGAGTTTCTAGCGCAATTTGCTGTTGCGGGGTGAGTTTTTGTCCAGCGGGAACACCCAAGGTATTTCTTAATGCTTTTTCGTCGCCCTTGGCAGAACCAAAAAATCCAGCTATCCCACGCTCACGAGTGGCAAAAGTTCCAGAAAGTGCTTGGTCAAAATTAACAGCGGAACTAGCCTGAATAAACTGACTTCTGAACTCCCCGATTCTTTTACGCAAAAGTTCCCTCGCAACCGGATCGGCTTTTATTTGATTAGAAGTGAACCCCCTAAATTCATCACTCTGAATAGCCGAACGAAAAGCGGCGGCGTCAATAGCTCCTCTCTGACGCTTGTCAAGTTGAGAAAATCTAGTTCCAGAAGAAATTGATTCCTGAGCGCCAGATAATAATTCTGATATATTTCTTCCTTGGGAAGCGCGAGCAATTTGACCTCTTAAAGAATTCATCTCAATAGAACCGCCACCCCTTAATCCAACTGGAATAGAAGGTGAATAAGGAATGCCTGTGGCATATCTAGCTTGCTCCCTATTTCTTATAGCAGTCATCCTTGCTTCCGCCTCTTCCGTGGAAAGTTTATTACCGCCGCTTCTAAAAATAGAAGCCAATCTCTTTTCCTCTTCGGCCCTTTCTGCCATGACTTTACCTAGCTTCGCGCCCGCGTTTTGAATTACTGTATTAACCTTGGCCAATCCAGAATTTGTTAAATTAAGGGTTTTAGTATATTCGTTAAGTTCCCTTACAGCGTTACTAAAATCTTGCGGCGAAACCGCCATTCTAACTTTAGAAGAAAGAGAGCGTAGTTTTTTAGCCTCATCCGCAAATAAAGTCTGTTCTCCACTTAAAATAGAAACGTTACCCAAAATATCTTTAACCTTGCCCGTAGGAGTTCTTCTTGAGACATTATCAAATTCGGCAAAATTCGGAACAAACCCATTCCCTGTCCCTTTCTTCGGGTCCATACCAAGCGCGATTGCGCGATTTACCCCTTGAAAGCCACCAAGAGGTTCGTCACGACGATTCGCAACGAGTAGTCCCATTGGATTCCGAGGGGATTTTACACGGGGATCTCTATCAACGTAAATAGACGACGCAGGAACTCCGGCCATTTTTTCTCTATTAACGGCCTGAGCAATAGGGTCGGCAAAACGCGGAGCCTCCCCCTTAATGTTGAATTTTCCCCCACTAAAACTCATTCCCGCCTCACCAATCTTACTTTGCCCAATACCAACTCGGCTTAAACCACCACCAGAAGCAAAACCGGGGGAAAGATTAGAGGTAAGAGCCCCAGCCGATGCGCGTAATGCAACTTGTTCTCTTACAATAGCTAAAATTCTTCTTTCAACCTGCTCTAGACTAGTTGCTCCCTTAATAATATCAGCATAAGATTTACCAGAAAGTTCGAGTAATTTTTGCACTTCCGCCTGAACTTGTCTTTGGCGTTCGACCCCCCGAACGTTATCCAGAATTGACTTACCCGCTTGAACGGCGAAAGAGCCAAGGCGAAGGAAAAGAGCTATTAAACCAGCGGAGGCAAGGGCCAATCCGGGGCCGCTTAGTGCGCCGCCAATGCCCTTGAGTAATCCTTCTCCAATGCTAGTTCCTGCCTTTTCTCCCTCTTGCGATGAAAAAATCTTTAGGAAAAAATTAGCCCAAGTCTCCAACTCTTTGATAACGGGTCCAAATATATTAGAGCCAAGTTCCGCACTTAACTGAGTAATACCAACTTTAATAGCATTGAGAGAAGCTGCCGTGGTTTTATTTAATTCTTCGTTACGGCGAATAGCTTCGTCAGTAGCGTCGTTAGCAACCACAAGAGCGCGAGCATAAAACCCATATTCTTTGCTCAAATCATTTAATTGCGCTTTTAACTGATTGATTTGGAAAACACCACCGACCAACTCGGAAACGAAAGCCTTTTGTTCTTGACCTAATCCGTCATAGACTAGTGAAAGATTTTTAAGAATTTGAGGAGCACCAAGTAACTCTCCATTAACTTGACGAACCGCCACGCCAATCTTTTCCAACTGTTCCAAAGTAGAACTACGTTGAAGGCGGGTGAAAATAGTTTTAAGAGAATTACCAATAACCGCGCCGCCACGAGCCGTAGTCTGTTGAGCGGCAGTTACTAACGCAACCAGTTCATCAAAACTCACACCCGCGTCACTCGCCGCACTAGCAGAACGCTTAATAGCTTCGGTAAGGTCTCGTTCTGAAACCGCGAACTTGGCGGCAACATTCGCGAGTTTATTAACCACCACTACGTCATCGAGAGCTTCTTTGCTAAATGAGTTGATTGCTGCGGTAAGACCCTCAACCGCATCCTTGGCCTCCAACCCGCCTAAACGAGCAAGAATCAGCGCGGCATTTAATCTTTTTGTGGTAGCTTCGGCACTAAGACCTTGGCGGGATAACTCTAGTGCGGCCTCGGCGGCAACTTGAAACCCCGTTCCGGCATTCTTCGCGGCTTGAAAAATTTCATCGGTGAACTTAGCGAGATTCTTATTGGTCTGATTGAGAACACTGTTAATATCCGCGATAACTTTCTCCACCTCAATAGCATCGGTGATTACAGCGCGTAAACCTCTCTGAACGGCGAAAATAGCCCCGGCAGAAGCACCGAATGCCAAAACACGGGCGTTGGATGCCTCCATTGATTTGTTAAACTCATTGGCCTGCCCCGTGATTCTACCAAGGGGACCACTCAGGCGATTCAACCCACTGGCATCAATTTTGGGCCTAAGGTTCAGCGCACGTTCAGCCGAGCGAGCACCACGAATGATACTTTGCTCAATTCCTGTAACTTTGCCTGTTAAAATAATTGATTCCATAGTGATGCCTTATACCTTAATTATATTACAGGGTTTTAGAGTAGAAAAGAAATAGGGTGAGAATATAATATTAAGGCTGGTCCCACTTTTTTATCCCACCCGTTTGTCTCAGTTCGGCCATCTCTCTCCCCGTCAAACTACCCTTGCCAGTCTCCTTCAATTTCTTTCTCGCCCAAACGGCCTGAGAATTATCCACTTTCATCCCCATTTTTTCATAATCTTCATTGGTAGCCCCCACCTGACTAACCGCGCCAAGCTCTCCCTGAGTGTTGGTAAGATTCTTTTGGGCCTCATTATTAAGATTCATAAACGAGATAAGTTTTTCAGGGTCGGATAAGATTTCGGCGGGAATCCTATTCTCACTATTATTTATCATATTTTTGAATGTTTTACCCCAGTAAGATAAATCCGATTGGAAAATAGTGAGGTCTAAGATTCTTTTTCCCCAAAATTCCTGTATGGAATCAGTGAGGTAAAAAAGATTTTGAAAGAATGGTTGAAGTGCTATCTTTTTAATCGCCAACCCATCAATATTACCCACGCTCGTATTAAAACAGTGAGTTAGTTGATTTAATTGATATTCTTCCAACTCGTCAAAATCACTCTCGTCAAATAACATCTCGTTCAAATCACCTTTTCTCATCGAGTAGAAAATAAAATACTCGTTAAGTCGCTTATTAGCATAGATTTCCGCAGTTTTACCAACAAACCCGTATTTTTCCTCTTGTAAATCATTCAGCTTTTTTTGCTCATCTTTTATCTGATCCTCCAGTGCTTTTCTTTGGGACGGAACGGCAATTTTATTCAGGGTGGCGTTCAAACGAGTGATAAAATCCTTTGAGTAAAAAATTTTATCCTCATCTGTTTTGGTCCAGAACCCTTGTTTGTCCAATACTCTTAATCTATCCTCTTCTTTTGGAATGCCCCGCTTGACCGCGTAATCATGATACTCTTGCCGGAATGTATCAATTTTCGCCTGATCCTCCAAATTAAGATGCTTTATCTTTATCTCTTTCTCATCAAATTTCCCCACGGAATATCCTTTGGAAATGTCGATAAACATCCCGCGAAGAAGACTGGCCTGAACCTGTGACATTATTAGGTCAACTCTTCCTCTAGCGGCTTAAAGTCTTCCTTGGTTTTTGCGCCGGAGGTAAACCAATAGGCAATATAGGCACTAAGTTTATCTTTCGCGGCTAATACCACGGGGTCTTCGGCGTCAACCTTAGTTTCGTAATCATCAAGGCGAGCCTCAAAATCCGCGCCGGAGAAAAGTTCAGTAATTTTACCATCCTCCTCTTTGTAAGACAGAAACACGGTGAACCAATTTAGCAAGCGATAGAAAGCCTTGTTGTCGGCAGTGTGATTAAAAATTTCACTACGCTGGGTTTCAAAATCAATGATTTGGCGCTTGACAATAGTGATGGTAGTAAGGGCTTTCTCTCCCGCTTTTTTATCTTCCTCGCTTGCAGACTCTCCACGAGATAAATAACGTTGAGCCTCTAACGTAGCAGCGGTTAACTGCCCTTGTAAATCCATATAAAGGTCAATCTCGGGCTTGCTCAAATCGCCGCCTTTATCATTATACTTTTTCGCAACCTGTTGTTTGGTAAGAAGTCCCGCGTCCTGCATCTTGAAGAAAAACCGGGAGTATTCCAAGTCCGCTTCTTCGCGCTGGCGGCGAGTAGGTTTCTTAACGAGAATCTTCACGGTTTTGTCCTCAACCGTTTTGGTCTTGGTCAAGGTCTTAACGTCACCGTCAACAACCTCCGTTTCTTTCTCTACCTCAACGGGATAGGAAACATTAAAATCAAAGATATATTTGTCGCTCATAGTGTTATGTTATAAAATTGTTACTTATTATTCTTGAAATTTATATCAAATTTGGCAATCTCTGTTTGAATTGCCCGCGCGCATTCGTTGCCCGCATCAAGAGTTTTCTTTCTAAGGTATTCAAACGCCCTCTCATCTAAATAATTGGCTTGAACGATCTGATTTTTCTTATCGTCGGGCAAGGATTCAAAAAGTTTGGTAAAACTAATATCGTGTTGTTCCTTCAAGTCTTCTAAGAGACCGAGAAAGTGCTTAAACATTATTCTCACCTCTTTTTGAGTGTGGAAATCTAGATATTCTTTTGTGTCCATGAGAGTGCCTTTTACCAATTCGCTAACATCCTTCTGCCTGTTCTCCGTTACAGAAGAAACCCGAAAAAGAGAAATCCCAACTGGAACTAAATCCAATTGGGACTTTCTCTAACTCTTAATTTTTAACTATTAACCCTGACGCGAACCAGAGATAAAGAAGTTGCGCTGTTGATCGCCGGGGCCACCAACAGAGGAGGTGAAGGTCATATCGACAGTTTGAGCGGGGCCGATTGACGCACCGAAGTTTTGCGAATCAAGTTGCGCGCCCTTGAGAGAGTAAACAAGAAGATTGCTACCAGCGGAACCATCGCAAGTCTGAGTTTTGCAATAAACGTCGATGTTATAGCGACGGTCGTTACAGAACAGAGTGTTAACACTACCAGAGTTAATCTCGTTTACAAAGGCGTTGATACCGAGGGAAACGTCAACGGGGAAAGTGATTTCGCGGGCATAAGCAAAACGATTACCGAGACGATTAAGGGCTTCGCGACCAATAGGAACATTGATATTAAAACTCTGAATGTGTGCGCCACCAACGCCAGTGAGTTTTGCACCGATATTATCAACGGCGGTAAAATCAACGGTGATGTCACCCTGTTTGATTACGATGGGCTGATTAGCTGTGCCAGAAGTAGCGGTAGGAATAACATAATTCCGGCCGGTAATAGCGGTGCCATTAGTGGGATTAATAGCGGGAATGTTGTTACCAGAACCACCAATATCATACTTGGCGTTAATACCTTCAACGGTGACGTTAGAAGTAAGGAAACCGCCAACAGAACCTTCAACAGAGTAGGATGAGATGAAGCCGTTGCCAACCGCGCGAACGTCAACGACGCCGCCGAAAGGAGTTCCGACCGCATCTTCGCCCTCCGCAACCGTGGTCACGAAATAATTACGTTCGTCCGAAATATCGCGAAGGATGTTAGTGAGAGCACCGGAGGTGTTAGAACCGCTAGTAACAAAACCAAGTTTCTTTTCGTCCAGACCGTCCGTGGGGTAGTAAGAGAAGGAAAGATTAACGGTGGGGGAGTCGGTAATCTCACGAGAGATAGGGGCTAGTTGACCGAACTGGGAAACATTTTGACGGGGTAGTTCAAAACCGTCGTTGATAGACTGAACACGGGAAATACCCATGAGAAGATTCGCGCCAGAATTACCGGACGAAAGATGTTGGCCAGTGGCGTTAAAACCAGAGGGGCCGACATAGAGGAACTGCGAGCTATAAATGCGCCGATTGAACATGTGTATTTAGAAGTTAAGAGTTAAGGGACTATTATCTTTGGAGGAATACAGTTTTTGTGCTTAAAAGTGAAAATAATTTAAAGAGCCTCCTCAACTTAATTTACCTCATAGTTAAATCCACTGCCCGCGATAAGATTAACCGAAGCAAAATTACCCGAGATGGTGTAAGTGGGTTGATAGTCAAAGGTGACGCCATTGCCACTAAATGTTATCGGAGTTGTTTCGCTCGCTCCCACGTAATCCTTGATCATATAACCCCAACCTTGGCGGAAATTATCTTGATCGAATATCAACACTTTTCCATTGCCGCTACCAAGAGTCGCATAATAAGCTATTTCATCCGGCGTATATAAACCACCTTGATTTGACTCAAATAATTGCTCTCCCAAAGAATTAACATTAACCGCCAAATAATAATCGTCGGCTTGAACAGTGTAAACGTCCGCGTTGATATACTTGATGTAATAATTGGGAGCGGGGGGAACAGGAGCCGGAATTGTCGTCGGTTTAATTCTAGGGAACCTTACCGTATTAACATCAAATTCTAAATAAGACACGTAATAATTATCGTTTTTATTCGCATCCTCCGAGGTTTTCGCTGTATAAACCCTGTCAATCCAAGGCATAGTCCCCGGAAAACCATAGCGGGAGATGATTCCATTGTAGTTATAATAACCGCTTTTTAAATCATTAAAGAAGTCCAAGGGAACTTCGGTAGAAGGCGCGATTGGGAAAGGTAAGTGATTGGTATCGCGAAAAATAGACTGGAGACCATCTTGTTGCCATAAATCCTTAGAAATTGTAATCGCGCGAATTGTCGTCTCCGTCATATCTTCCCCGCCGAACGCGAAACCTTTATTTTGGCTATTGGGTAGGTCCAGAATAACACACGGGGCTTTATAAAGTCTCGGGGCGATTCCCGTTGCGGGGTAACTCACGTTAGGATTACTACCTTTTGCGCTCTCAAATATAAATTGAGAAGAGTCACGGTTAGTAATATAAGTGTTAAACTCTTTTGTGGCGAAACTTCCGCTAAAACCCGCTGGATGATTTACGCCAGAGTCAAAAAAGATTCGGCCATTTTGATAATCAATTTTTAATCCGCTAGTTCCGCGAGGTATGAAAGTGTTGCTACCCACGGGATAAACCCCGCTGATGATATTGGCGTTTGGAATCGCGCTATCGTAAACAAATTGTTTGTAGGGACTTGTATAAACCGAGTAACCCGGCAAAGATTCGTCGTTTTGCGGGTAGAATACGCCGGTTTGATTTTCAAACGCCTCCCCATTAGCCAAAAGCTGATTCTCAAACCAGAGAGTGAATGACGTGAAGAGTTTATGATTAAATGTTTCTTTCATAGGTTATCCCCGAATTTTCCTCTTGAATATTTCGATGAACTCAAAGAGGTAATTTCCCTTGTAAGGTTTAAACTCCCCGCGACCAGTGTTGATTAATTTGCCGGTCTTATCTTTGGCTTCGATGCCGCCGCCGCTTAAACTGTAAGCTTTATCGCTAAAATCCCTAAATAAGAAGTTAGGAAGCCCCCTTAATCCATTTACCAATGCATCAATCCAGCCGCGTTGCGTTCCCCAAGGTAATTTACTTATATTATTTATTTCTTGAATTTGCGGTATTTGAACTTTACCGGTAATAACATACTCCCCGCGTTGATTAACTCCACCTTGGGTTAAACTCACTATTCTAACATTATCTTGTAAAATCTCTCTAACTTCTTCTACGGGATTTCTATCGTCTTCAATACCGAAAAAAGCATAAAGATTTCCATTCGGGACTAGTCCATCTTGAAACTCTCCGCGTTCTGCTCTGTCCATATTAGAGGCGGATTCTAATGAAACGCTTGGAGGCGCACTTTCAAACGAGCGAATCAGTTGATTTTTCGCCACTTCTACTTCTCTCGTTATCATTTTTTGTAAACGCGGGGCCATTGAGCGATTTAGTCCTTCGCCCATTTCCCTTCTTAAATTTACAATATTGACTTGCATTAGTTAAGAGCCATTAAATAGTAATCCCAAAATTGCGGGCCAACTACTCCGTGAGGGCGCGGGTCTGATTCAACCGAAAAAAGAGTTCCGTCAAATTCAATTCTTTCACATTTTTCTAAAATTGGCTTGACTGTTATATCTACTACCAGTTTCACCTTCCAATCTTTTCTCTTTAGCTGAATTTGGTCATCATTTTTTGCCCCGCCCGCACGAAGAAGCTGTTCAAGGGTAGATTCTTTGGGATAGTGGATTCTAGCTTGATAAACACCCTTGTTTATAACTTCTTCTGTTCTTGTTTGCGCCGGACCAGAACCATAAAGAAAGTTATGATTAGTATTAGTCGATACCACCGTTTTTTTTGCGGTCTGATAGATTACAATGTCGCGTGCAAAAGTATCGTGCAAATCCTGCATGGCAGATGCATAATCGGTGCGCTCGGAAAGTGTTAAAAGGTCTGGCATCTTCTACAAATTAGAGTCTGCTACGGTTAAATCCACCATCATAAAAATCAGTGTTAGAATAAGGGTTAATCTCGTTATTGTTACCCATATTAACAAACCCAGCGGCGGCATTATTCTGTTGATAAGAAAACACCATGTCTTTCAAATTATCATAAGATTCTTTTCTGAGTGACACGAAAGTTTTCGCCACCTCGTTTTTGTTATGACGCTTAATAGTGCTCACATCGTCTTTCAACTCTAACCAAGAATCAGTCAACGCGGCGTTAGTGGCAGAACTAACTCTACCATCGTAATAAGAAATTTTATACAACTCGCGATAAATCGCAGACTCCGCACTGCCAATTTCTGGACTCAAACAACCACTCACTCCACTATAACAAGTGTTCAGGGTGTTATTCAACTTGCCGATTCCCGCGTTGGAGGTGAACCAGCCGGAGATATAACCGATGGAAGGGGCAGAGGGTGAGCCTAATTCCTCCCATGTTCCGCTAGCTAGAATGAGAATATTTTCTTGGCAGGTCATAAAAAAGAGAAAAACTATACCTTTTAAGATACAGTTTTTTCCCCCCAATCTGAATTGTTTATCGTGTTATTTACCGCGCGACATAATATTTTGAACGGTGCGCAGCGATTCTTTATCTTTGTGAAGATTTTGAAACCCCTCTTGTTTCGCGGCAGTGATGTTATACCCGCTAGTTTGAACGCAAAATTCACGAAGTAGTCGCTCTAAGAGTTGAGAGCGATTATCAATAGGGAGGATGCCACACTCATAAGCGTGGGTTTGCAACTCGGAATTTGATAGAGATTTGATATAAGCAACATATTCATCTCTATCACTGGTTTTATACTTGTGGGTTTTCTTGCCCAAAATATCATAAATGTTGCGGGGTTGCTTAGTGGCAACAGTTACATCTTCGCCATCGGCGGCTTGCATATTTTCTAGCGTTACTTTTTTAGGACGGGTCATGTTTGTAGTGGGTTTAATTGTTAGTTTGTGTGGGGCTATCCCCCGGTGTCTCAAGCGGACATACAGAAAAAAAAACCGGATGTGAAAAGTGAAGTGAAAATAGTTTTAGAATTTTGGAGAATAAAAAAACCGCCCGAATGAACGAGCGGCTTTTTAAGAACGAATTAGGGTTAGCTAACTCGTTGGGTTTCAAGGGTTTATCAAAGAATAAGGCCGCTAATGCTGCGTGAGTCAACCACTGCGTAGCCTTCTTCAAGACCACCAGAGAAACCAATCTTGCCCTGACGACGAACATACTGGTCATCGGGGACAACAACAACCTGACTGGATTTGTCGCCATTGGTAGCGACAGGACGCCAGAGGCCGTCAGTATTGGCGTTAACACCAATAAGGATTTCCTCGTTGGCGGCGTTGAACACGGAGGTGCCGGAACCAGAGTGGTCAGGATACTGGATGGTACCAGCAGCCGCGCCGAACAGAGTGTTATAAGCATAACCAACACCAAGTTCATTCATCTGATGGATTGACACGTCATAGAAGCTGAGAGCACCAGCGGACTTGTAAATCTCTTCGCGGAGTTTTTCGTGAGCGGGAATGTTGGTGACGGTGCCAACGGTGTTGACGGGGTTGAAACTGAGACCGCGCAGCTTGCGAAGAACCTCCGGGGAAACCATGAGGTCAGTGAGGGACTGAGCACCAAAGACGGGGGTGCCACCGTTCCACGCGGCAAGAATACGGGCATTAAGTTCGAACATACCGAGGAAGTCATCAAGAACGATAGTGTTCGCGGTAGCGGTGCGCTTAACGTGTTTCTTGGCAACTCCACCGTTAGTGGTTTCGGCCTGAGCAAGGGCAGAGAGAAGAACGAACGCGGCGTTAGTATCACGCTTGATAAGGAACTCTTGAGCCATGCGGTTCAGGGTCTTGGCAACAATGTCCACGTTACCCTGAGCGGCGAATTTCTTAAGGAAAGAAACGGCAGACTCAAGTTCATAAGTGGAGAATTTTAGTTCATTGATACCGTGAACTTCGCTGGAGGGAAGACCACCGGCCATTGACTGTTGCCAGACGCGAACATACTCGGTTTCCTTCACATCATAGAACAAGTCTAGGGGGAGGGAAGGATTAGAATATTTATCGAAAGCATAATCTTTGAAAAGATTGCTGATAGTAGGAGCCTTGTTGATAACAGTCTGGATGGTAGGACCGGCAACGGCGGCAAGAGCCTCTTGGGCCTGCATCGCCTTTACAGAATCGGTAGAAGCCATTGCTTTGACAAGTTCAACCTGCTCGGGGGTTTTTTCTAGGAAAATAGACATTTTATTTTATAATTTAATTGTTAAAAAGTTAAACTTGGTATTAGAGGTCGAGGAGGAACAGGGCGTTGCCACCAAACTTGGCGGAATTGGCGCTAATGAACTTACCGACAATCTGATCAGAGGTGTAGCCAGCACCGGTAACGGCGGAAGGGGCGAGGGCTTGAATGCGGCCACTACCAGAGTGAGAAATCACGCCAACGGAACCAATCGCGGGGGTGCCGAGGTAAGCGCCAGACTTGAGGAGGAGCATACCGCGTTTAGCAACGGGAACATTTTGACCAGAGATAACGCAGTTAAGTTTGGTCGCAAGTTCAGGATGGAACAGGAGAGATTCGCCGTTCTCGTCAACTTCGCGAGTGTCTTTGAGCATAACGCCGAGGACGCTATACTTAGTATCACCAGAAGCGGAGAGGGCGATCTTGGCCTTGCTCTCGTAACGATTAGAGAAAGTGTTGCCATATGTAGCCCCAACGCCGATAGACGAATAACCGTCAGCATTGTCGAGGTCGAAAGCGGTGGGTTTTACGAACAGACCGGCTTCACCGGTAGTATTGAGCGCGAAAAGGTTGATTTCCTCGTGGGGACCAACGTCGCGGAAAGGGAGTAACTTGTTTTGGATTGTCATGTTATTAGTTTTTTACAGTTAAACTTTTGTTTACAAAACCTGTTACAAGGATTTATGTGATTTGTGAAATAAGATTTTAATTATTTTTCACTTTTTTCTTGACAAGTGGTTTTAAGCTATTCGCACAATAAAAAAGAGGCACCGATTAAAGTGCCCCTAGTTTAACATGATTTAAGACTAACTTTATTATTTTTTCGCTCCGCGAACTTTAACTCCGCTAGAGAAAACACCCTTCATCTGTTCAAGAACGGCGGTAACGGGCTCAAGACCGGGGGTAAGAATGGTAGTGGCGGTGGCTTTGGCAGACGCAAGAGCTTCCTCAACAACCTCTTCTTTAGATTTTTCAACAGAGGCGACGGCCACTTCTGCTTTAGCTTTTTCAGCTTCGGCCTTAGCCTGTTTAAACGCCTTGGTCTTTTCCTTACACATTACAGCAACCTCTTTCTTGTAACCGGCATAAGCTTCGTCGTCCATGTCTTTAATCTTACCTGCAACAACTTTGCGCTCGTCATCATCAAACTCATACTCCGCGTCCATCTCGCACATACGCTCATTATATTTCTCGGCGGCGGCGCGCTGCATTTCGGCGGCTTTAATCTGTTCCATTTGGGCCTTCATTTGTTCAACAGCAGCTTTGGCTTCGGCGGCGCATTTTTGAGCTTCGGCAACGGCAGCTTCGGCAGCTTCCGCCTTGGCTTTCTCAGCCTTAATCTTTTCACACCACTCTTCGGAAGCTTTCATAACTTCTTCTGCAATTGCTTTTTTAACAACGTCGATACCCGCTTGGGCTTCGAGTTTGGAAATAGCCTCCCAATTGGCGGCGAGGTCGGCGGATGATTTGATGTTGTCCATAGTGGTTTTAAATAAATTAGGGTTAATTATAAGGGGTGTTACAGAATTTTTGGTATCTTGTGAAGAAATTTTTTCTACCAGATTTTTGATAGATTGAATTGGGGAAACATTTTCAGTGAAATAAGCATGAGATATTTCCACCTTGTTAAGTTCGCTTCCATCCTCTAGGGTAACATCGCAAAGGTAGCTCTTGTTAAAGTCTAAACCAGCCAATGATTCCGCCACTTCTTTACTAACTTCTGTGCAAGAAAAATCTTTTACAAGTTCTAACAGTGATTTGATATCAGTGGAGAATTTAACCACAGAAATTTTTTCACCCGTTTCTTTTGCCGCTAACCATTGATGATGCCCATCTAAAATATAATCATCGGAGGAAACTAACACCGAACGATTTCCGCCAGTGTATTCTTTAGCATTTTTAACTTTCTCGGGCGAATATTCCGCTTGGGTGGGTTTTAAAGTGGTTGAATCAACCTCGTTTTTAACATACTCCACATCTTTCCCTTTTAAATATTGAATCAACGCCCCTCTATATACCGATTTAATTTGCGGCATTTCGTTGCGGGGGACGCCTAAAGTTCCTGAGTCTTCACCAAATTTTTCCCAGTCTGAACCGGCTCTTGCAGATTCGCCCTCATTTTTAATATTGAGGCTACCCGTGTCAATTACTTCAATGCCTTTTACAGCGGCGGCGGGGTTAATCACAAAAGAATACCCACCGATGATAACATTCGGGTTTTCGGGGCCATTAGTGTTTTTTACAACGCGATAAACATAACCCTCATCACATTTCCCATTTCCACCAAATTTTTTCAAATAAGGTTTATACTTTTCTTTCTCTCTCTCGTCCGAAACTAAACGAGCCTCTTTTATCACCTTACTGCCTACAGCAATATCAAAGTTATTAAAAAAGATTTCCCAAGAGAGTGAGACGCGATGGAAGTTTATACTAGAGGGATCACTAGATTCTACCAACAACTTTACCAAATCTTTATTAACCGCGCGCCAAACCCCGCCCGCAACGGCAAGGTTGAATACTGATTCTTTGGATGCTTCCTCGTCATTTAACAACACTGACTCACCGAACTTACTAGCGCCTGATTGAAGAACGAACCCTACAACCTTATCCTTCTTATGGTCAACGTTGAAATATTTATTCTTTGTTAGTTTTAATACTTCTAGTGCGGTTTCAACAGTTATAGCATCACCATTTGCGTTACACATCCCGGCGACCGCACCGTTCGCGGCGAGATATAAAATATCAGGGGAGGTTTCGGGGGTTATATCAGGGGGCAATAAACCTTTAAGATTGTTTAAACTCGCTTTGGCAAAATACTGATCTTCATCTTCCGGCAAAATAATAGAAGCCGAGGAGAAAAACTCGGAGGAGTAAAGAAAATCTTCGGGCTGCATTAGGAAGTTTACAGAATTTTGGGATAAAATTGAAACGGGTATTACAATGGACTTTTATAAAACTTCCGCCTGCCCCGATTTAACCAACTCCTTTAATCTATTGCCATGAGTTTTAGCTTCTGCGAAACCACCATCCGTAAAAGCCAACCAAATGGTGTTACCATTCTTGTTTACCACTTCTACCATTTCTTTCTCCACGTCGGTCCATCGGTGGGCATTCTTCACCCTCACAAGCTTAATCACTCCAATATCTCGCCTCTTCCAAAATTTATAACATAGAAAGAGTCCAATCAGAGTGTTTAACACTAGGGCGATTTCGGCGGCGTTCATTTGAGCAGGAGGGCGAGGATTTGAACGGCGATCACCACGACGAGAAACGCGGCAATCGCTCGCCATTGGTCGCGGATTTCGTGGAGGAGGCGCATGGTTAGGCGGGCCAGTTGGCGTTTGGTAAATCGGCGAGGGCGGGCGGCGAGGCGAGGAGGGCGGCTTCTTTCGCGAAGCACGCGGCGATGTGGGCGAATATCGCCGCGACGATTACGAGGATGTCGGCGGCGGTAAGGGGGACGAACACACCGTCGAGGGTTTTCCAACCCTGCACGAGGCCGGGGTTAGCTTGGGCTTGGCCCTGCATCGCGAGCCACATCACGCGGTTTTCGCGCGTCGTGTCGAAGCGGTGGCGACCGGAGGAGACGGTTACCGCCACACCGCCGGTCTCGACGCCGTAGCGGAAGGCGGCGATGTCGGCAGGTGTGGCGAGTGGAACAGGCGGGTTGGCGATGTCGTGCTCGACGTTCTGCGGGCTCGGCGTAGTGGCGGAGCGGATACCGATGGTGCGGCCGTCGGCGGTGGCGATGATGTAGCTGCCGTCCTCGTGGCCGGTGACGGTGCCGAGGCTGCAAGTGTAGGACTCGAAGGGTGTTTCGCTCATGGTAATTAGACGCTGTGGCCGGTGATGGTTGTGCGGATGGGGTCGGCGGTGGAGGAGCCGACCCAGACGTTTGCGGTGGCGGTTTTGCGAGTGACGAGCGCGGGCGTGTTGATGCCGGCGGCGAGGGCTCCGCTGGCCTTGTATTGAGCCCCGCCCGATGCGCTGCCGACCGTCGTGGTGGGCGTGCCGGTCTCCGGCCTCTGCTCGATGCTGTCGAGGACGTCGCGGGCGGCGTTGAGGAACGAACCGCCGAGGAGTTGCTCGTTGCCGGAGGTCGCGGTGTGAACGGTGAGCTCCCAGTCCTTACGGGTCGTCACCGGAGTGATCCCGACGAGGCGGGCGGGGTTGTCGCCGAGGAAGGTGCCGTCACCGAGCGCGGCGATGGGTAGGACTACGGGCAGGGAAAGGGCACTTTCCACCCGTCCTCTGACGTCCGCGATATAGGCCGTGCCCGCCGATACGGTGCGGAACAACATCGACCCCACTGGGGTCGGATTTGTAATGCTGACGGTTATCTGCGTCCACGCATCTTTGACATTCCTCGCGCCGGTTATGACCAATCCGTTCGGTGTCGCGATGCCGTTCCCTAGCACTTGCACGTCGGGCTGACCACTGGAAACGTAATACCAAACTGTGAAAACCGTTTTACGAAGATAGGTTTCCGAGGTAATCCAGCTATACCCATTGTTGGCTGAAGTAGTAAACTTTATAGCCTTTGTGGCTCCGGTCGGGTGGGAGGGCAAGCTGTCGGGGTTGGCAACGAGATCGTAGATGGACTGGGTAAAGCTAGTTTGTGCGAACATTCGGCACAGAAACCCTACCCCTATAAAAACAGTAGGGGTCTGACCGTCCGTAAAGTCTTCCGTCCAAACCCCCCCACCTAAAGCCACCCACACCGGAGGCCGCCCCGTGATGCGCCACGCTTCGCTCTCCGCGTCGGTGAGGTGGGCGTTAATCCAGCATCCGAGCGGGGCGGGACCGGCGGGCCAGTTGAGGCCGGTGACGTGGTTGGTCGCAACGAGGGAGGCGCTCAGCCAGTCGGGATCGGTGCCCGCGCCATCGGCGGCGGTGCCTGCGATTACTGTGCCGTTTACGCTCACAACCGGGGCCGAGGTGCCCGCCGTGATGCGCACCTCCAGCCAGATGCGTTGACCCGAAAAGTTGGTGCGAAGCGCGGAGCAGGTGAAGGTGCGAAAGTCGGTCGCGGGGGTCGCGCCGTTCGCGCGGACTACGAGGTCGTTCGTGATCCACGCAATGCCGAGGCTCCAAGCGGTGGCGGATGCGAGCGCGGTGGACGAGGAGGAGATGCCGGCGATTTCGGCGGTCGAGGAGGCGGTTGGCACCGTCACCCACCCGACCCAAGAGGCCAGCGTAGCCCCGGCGAGGTTGCCACGCGGGCCGGGGGTCTGGATTTGGCCGCGGTTGGAGGTGGCCCCGTCGCTCCAGAGGTAGTCGGCGGCATCGCGATACCCGTCGCCCGTTTCTAATTGCCCCACCGTCGCCGCATTTCCCGCCGCCGTGCCGCCGATGCCGGGAACGGTGCCTGCTGTCGTGTCCGTCGCAGCAACTGCGCCTTGGTCAACTTGATTTGGGCCGTAGCTGCCGCTGTGGAAAATGCGCCGGATGACGAGCCCCTCCTGCGAGTATGCAGTCCCGCCGATTGTCGCGGTGCCGTTGCGGACGACGACTTCAAAGCCCTTGCCCTCGACCGGCACGGCAGGGTCGGTGTAGGTCGCGGTGGCCACGTTGTGGTAGACCGTATCAACCTCGGCTTGCTGGTTCGCGGAGACGACGACGGGGGTGTTGGATTTGGCGTTTAATGCAGTTTGAGTCGCACTACTAATCGGTTTGTTAACATCACTAGTATTATCAACATTTTGAAGGCCCAAAGCGGTTTTTCCGACTGTTGGATTAACATTGCTTAATGTTTTCGTCGCCGCCCCAATTGCATCTGGTTTATCAATATTATATGCCATAAGTTTTATGCTTGCTTAATTTTTATTCTATATTGATTCTCCATTACCTTATTATTCCTTTACAGAATTTTCTTCCATTTTAGAAACTTTGGAGTGTAAAAGAATCGCGGCGTTGTAACGATCTAATTCTAAATTGGTAGAAACTTCTGCCACCCTTTCAACAAAGGCCGCATCCTCCGTCATTTTTTCATCCTGAATGAATGAAGCGAGGGCTGTTTCCCACGCATTTTTAACATTAGAAGATATAATGTTCTTAGCTATACCGAACGCTACATCTTTTTGTGCATCATTAAGTTTCTTCACCCCGTATTTCTTCTTCAACAATCCTTCCGCTACCTGTTCTAACTTAGACGCTTCCGCATAAACCCCTTGAATTTCCTTCAATGAATAAAGTTCGTCAATGGAGGCTTTGCCGCTGCCCGTCACCCCGACATTTTTAGTAGTTTGTGGGGCTTTCGTGCCACCGGGCCGACCATTCTCTTGTTTCGCGCCGCCAAGTAAGGGATTGAACAATCCTTTATCCCTCAACTTTTTATACTCGCCCTGTTTCTCTTCCATTTCATTAACATCTGGGTATAAACCAGACTCCAGAGTTTCAATAGCTTGTTCGCCCGTGATAATACCAATCTCGGCAAGGCGAGTAACAACCTTGGCGAATTGCACCTCATCTTTTAAATCTACCTGTTCAAACTTGGGGGTGGGGCAATCGCGGAATCCCATATCGTCGCAAATCTTTTGCATTTCAGGAATAAGGAAATTGTTAAGAAAACATTCTTGGCCCTCGCTTAATCTCTCCAAAAATACTTTCGTCTTGATAAATTGATTAGCAAACTTTTCGCTACCGTGTAGGATATTCTGTAGTCCCTCTTTAATATCATTATCTACCACCTGATATTTCTCAGGCCCAAGAATATCTTCTAATTTAGGAATAACGAACTCCGCCTTGGTAGTATAGTCACTAACAATAACTCGACCCGCCGCTTGTGAACGAAATAATTCTTGCATGGCGGCAATATTCTTATAGTTGATACCACCCTTGTCCTTTTCCGCGCCCATCGTTACTAACAAAATGATATTTTCCACCGTGCGGCTTAACGCCATATCCATTTTCTTAAGACTCAGCTTCCATTCAATATCGGGTAGAACGGGATAACCCATCGGAATAGCGAAGGGTTCATAACTTTGTTTCTTATAAAAAATTGAATAAACATCCTCAGACTTTAACGGCATATAGATATTCTGCCAGCCGGTTCCGCCCATGTCGATTTGTTTTAGAATGTATGCGGGTAAGGCCGCTCTTAACGCTTTCTCCTCGTCTGTTTTGGGCTTTCTAATTTTTTCAATTTCAAAGGTGGAAAGTAACTTTACATAGGAAAAGTCATAAGAAACTACACCTTGCGCGGCAACAGTAACGGGATTAACAATGATATACTTTACTGGAATTTGATTCTTACTGATTCCCGCCGCTTGGAGTTTGATATAATCGGTGATGGAAAATTGACCGTTGACTTTATAGATGAATACATTGCCCGAGCGGTAATATTCCCGAAAGAACTCTTCTTTGAATTGATAAAGTCCCACTTTCTGAAACCACTTCTCGAAAAACCTGCGAGATGCGGCACTGCCCCCGCGAAGGTGAAGTTTTGAGTTGCTGAACTCTGTCATTACATCAATAGTGTTTTTAAACACGCTAACGTTGGCATAAGCGAGTTGGCATAGGTAGATTGCATCACTTACGGTAATATTCCCATTGTTATTGGCGTAAGGCAAGAATCCAGAGCGAAGATTGGCGAAATTCTGTTGGTTTGTTATGCCAGATTGGGGAGAAACTGTCCAGCCGCTACGGTTGGAGGTAGTTCCGCTATAGCAACTTGCCTCGCCAACATGGAATGGCACTCCGATGGTTTCAAAATTGATAGTTTGCGCGTTAGCTTGTTCAGTGGCAGAATTAAAACTTGTGACAGTGCTTGTCCCCGCCCCCATACCCACATTTCCGCTCTCCTTGCGTTTTTCCCAATAGTCTGACTTTTTGTTATACGAGCGCGGCATAGTTAGCAATACAAGGAAAGTGGGCGAAAGTGAAATTAAAAGTGAGAATTTGTTACTTTCGGTTAGATTGCGAACGGTGTAAATGTATCGGGAACATCTTCTTCGATAATTTCTCGTGAAGCCAAATACATTTTGGTAGCCCAGTTGGCGAGCAACAGCGCGGAGTAACCGTCTTTTCGGATTCTATCCGGATTTTTACTTCTACGGAAATTCAACGGCAAATCCCAAGATTGCGAACCGAGTGCGCTAGACGACACTTCAATCATCGCACATTGTTGCTTCAACTTATCCATCAAAGTGTCTTGCCATTCAATGAATTGATTAACCGACATATCTTTATAATATTCGTGCTGGCTTAACATTCCTATATCTGCGTCGAGAGCCCGCGCGCCCTCTGTTTCATTGGCGGTTAACTTACCCGCGAAGAAAAGACGCTTAAAGTCCAAACACCCTTGCATATATTCGTTGGCGGATTTAGTGAAAGTCCCACCGAATGGTTGTTTATGGACGATTCTGCCCGACTCTTTATTATAAGATTGGCGAATTTCTTTCGGAGTCTCGCTTTGGTCATCGCGTTTAAAATCCGCTTGAATATCAACGATATTGACTTTGTTGTTTTTGAAAAGTTGAGAGTTGTTGGCGGAGGTGATAAACTCATTATCGCCCTGTGAAGAGTCGATAGAAATATAGATGATGTTAAAGTTTTTTAGTAAGAAATAAAGGTATAGAATGTGATCTTGGAAGTTACCACCCGCGACCATATAGTTGTGGACAACCATTGGGACTATCTCATCACCCTTTTTAATTAACTTTACTACCACCATTGCAAAATAGTCGCTGTATTCGGCGCTGGAAAAGGAAGGGTCAATACCTAAAACGTATTCATCACCGGGAGTTCCGATAACTTCAATGCAAGGCGACTTACCATCTTCAATAGTGCATTCTTTCATTTTTTTAGCACTAAAGTAGGAATCGGAATCAGCGGTAAAGATAGCCCTATACTCTCGGTTGAAAACGGATTCGGAGGTTTGGCCGTTTTTGGCTTCCTCAATGGTTTTCATATTAACTAGACCATCGGGGGCGGCTTCGTAACTGAGGCGAGAAACAAAATATCTTGCTCCGTCAAACTCAATGGTTTTCTTTTCTTCTGTTTCCGTAAAAGTCCCTAAGATTTTCCCCTTCCAATTGCAATACTCCCTATACATATCTTCGAACTGATAACCAGCGGAAGAAAGGTTAATCACCTTAATATCGCTCTCCATTTTCGCCCGCTCACTCTCCAACATTCTACCCTCTTTAATCAAACGATCTTCCTCTCTTTTTATCCTAAGTTGTTCTTTGATATTGTTATTTGCTGAGAGGAACGGCTGGACTATAGACAGGAGGATTTCTGAGCTTAAGAAATTTCGCTCATCCACAATTACGGTTTCCGCACGAATACCACGGAGTTTTTTACCGTCGCCAAGAGGAACGCAAAGAACACTGGCTCCATTTGGCAGCACCCATTTCCACTCATCGTTTTTGCGATTCATGTCTTTGGGGAAACAATTTTTTAGCAAGCCATTTTCGTCTTCTTTTACAAATGACTCAACCTGTTCTAGAATGCGGCGAGAAGCACGGAAAGCAAAGGAGATAATTACAATGCGACAACGGGGGTTAAATAAGGCCCAAAACAAACAAAACATTGCCGCCATATAGCTCTTACCATTGCCACGACCCATCACCGTGAGAGAATAATGATTTCTCATCCAACCCTTCATGATGATTTCTTGCATGGGGAACATTTCCATTCCGCCAAGGATATTCAAGGTAAGTCCCGGATTTGCGAAAAGAAATTCCGCGAGGGTGGCCATTGCCTCTTCGTCGGATAACTCGCCCTCCAATTTTCTCATTTCCGCATTAACGTCCTTATGCGGGCGTCCTTTGGCTAATCCCGCTTCCCACATAATGTTAAATTAACCCCTTTCCAAACAATCTTTCCTTCGCAATATTAAAATATTTTTCTTCCTTTTCTATTCCTAAGAATCGCCGATTTAGATTGCGGGCTGCGAGACAGGTTGTGCCGGAACCTATGCAATTATCTAAAATTAAATCATTTTCGTTTGAATGAGTTTTAATTAAATACTCAAAAAGCGCGACAGGTTTCTGCGTTGGATGTAAACACCCCTCGTTTTCCGCTGTCACGAAATACTGAACACTTCTTGGGAATCTATCTCCTTTGTTATCATTTCTGAAAGTAGGATTAGGAACGTCATTAACCAACTCTGTTTTAGACCCCTTTTTGGACCTACCCTCTCCTTTGTATGGTTTTCCCAGTGTTTTTTGAGGATTGTAGGTTGGGTTTCCGCCACCGTTACAAAAAACCAAAATGTCCTCGTGTGCCTTAAGTGGTTGTTTTTTTGCCAAAAGAAAATTACTAGCTTTTGACTTTTCCCAAACCCAAGAGTATTTAAAATCTTTAGGGTTGCTCATTACAAGAGCCGAAGTAAAAGGTTGAGAGGCTGTCAAAACAATAGCCGCGCCGTCTTTACATACGCGACGGTATTGAGCCCACAAACTATTAAACGGAATTACCGAATCCCATTTCGCGGCAGTCGTCCCATAAGGTAAATCGCACAAAATCATATCTACTGATTTATCAGGGATTTGTGTCATTAAATCTAGGCAATCGCCAAGATAGATGTTGTTGGACTGTAGATTCATAATTTTAAATTAATTCTTTCTCAATGGAGAATAAAAGGTCAGTAGTTTTTGCCTGTTCGCCTAATTGGTAAATCTTCAAGATAGTATCAGCGAGTTTTGTGCGCCCATCGCAAAAGATAAATTGCAGGTTATTAAACTCCAGCATTAAATCCCTCATGTTTTTTTGAATATGTTCCGGCGATACCTTTGTAAATTTTTTCATCCTCCAGTCCTTGTCAAAAGACTGGAATTTATTATAATCTACTTCTACCGCGACGATTAAATATGCGTCGTCTTTTCTCGCACGCTCTATCTCTCTGTAAAATCTTTCATAACCACTTGAGATCGTTGAAATCAAATCGCTTAGGGACTTCCTCTCCACAAAAATATTGCTATTTCCCTCACTTAGGGTGTAATCCCCGTAATTTAATTTCTTAACCTCACTTTTAATGAATTTCAATGGAGTTTGTTCGCGCGAATCGCACAACACCTTGAAGTTGGCAGGTGGCGGATTAAACACCAACGGGCGCACGTAATCAAACTTGGGGATTAACCCGATGGATTCGCACATCTCGTTATAATCACAATGTTCTTGCAAAAACTTAATGGAGGGGCAAAACAATGTTCTTAACTCAAAATGACTCGGGGCATAGGTAAGCCCCTTTTCTTTTTTTCGCGCGGCAAGGTAGTTTTTAGTCCACTCTACGGCATCTTTTGGGTTTGCCCGCGCCCATTTGTTGAGATTATTCTTGTTAAGAAAATCGGTCTTAAAGTAAGATTTGTAATCTTTAAAGAGAATAAGTTCTCCCGTAAGCCTGTCTTTACGTGGATAATGGGTTTGATAATAGTCGGCTTGCTTAACTTTTATTCTTCGTAAATGAAGATGTAGGTCAGGAAGGGTAGGGTGACTTGACCCATCAATTTTACATATAAGATTTGGTTCATTCATGGTGTTACCTACTAATGTTTTTTTCATCTAAACCATAAATTTCGGCTTTTAACTGATCCAATGTGGAAAGTCGCTCAACTTCTTGTTCCAACTCCTTACCCCTATCCATTGCTCGGTCTATCATCTTATCGCGGGTTTCCTTCTGTTTCCATAAATTCACCATGTTATATAAAGTAGCGTTAGTTGATTTTGCCTCAATTCTCTTGGAGCGGTCTTCAATCAACATGCTCATCAACTTCGCATACTTATCCTTCGCATCCTTTTGTCTCTGCCGAAACTTATCTAAAGTCTCCGCCAAAGTAACCGACATTTTCTCATCACTAGACCCATTCAAAATTTCATTATACTTATCGTTAATCATTTGAATGTTGCGCTCAATTTGCGCAATCGACACAATTTCCACACACAACGAAATATAATTATGAATATCCTCTTTTAAACAATCCGGCTTATCATAAAGGAACTCGATAAAAGTGCTTTCAAACAAATCACGGTCCAAACTGTTTTTATACTGATTGATTTGGTATAAAAATCGGTAATTCGTCATATAGTCCAACAACGAGTTCAAATTTCTAATCTCGGCTTGTTTCAACTCTTTTATTTCCAAAAACGGTTTTGTTGAATCGCCGGTTTTCTTAAAATATTTGTTAACCCGTGGGATTAGTCTTGCCACGCTAGAAACGGGAATGTATTCCTCTGCCAACTCATCCTCTGGTAACACTAAACTCGGACCAAGTTCCTTATAATATTTGATAACCGCGCGGGCCTCGCGACTTAATTGACTTAACTTGATATTGTTAAAAAGCGTCCTCGTGCATTCCAAAGGCCGCATAGAATTTGCATTCTTGCGAACGAACTGCATTTGTTCCTTGGTAAGTTCAAGGTCTCCCGCCGCCTTGAATAAAGTAGTTTTTAACTTATCTTTTACCTCTTGTCGCCCATATTGGTGAATCAAATATTCCTTAATCGCCCTACCTTCAAACGTCTGTCCCGTAACGCTCTCATCCTCAAACACTTTTCGCGCCAACTCGTCCAAATTCATCTTATCCCAATAAACCGAAATCATTTTCATCTGATTCTCGGATAGAGAGGCAAGAGCCTCCTTGGTGCTACCAAAACGTTTAGAACTTTCTTGTGGGGCATCCATAAATTAACAAATATCCTTGTTTCTAAGTAACTCTTTTGCCTTTCTCACAAATAAATCTTTATAGTTTTTTATTTGACGATAACCCGGCGCGCGGTTCACTTCGTTAGTTTTAAACTTCATAGCTTCAGCAACCTCCAAATCACTCTTGTTTTCAATAAACATTAGTTTAAACACTTTATACTCTAATGGATTTAACACTTGTTTCATTTCTTCGAAAAGTAATCCCTTGGAAGTTTCCACGTTAAAAAAATCTTGCTGAATATTATGAATTTCCCAAGTGTGATTCTCCACACTAAGGGGAATCTTTACGTCGAATGCGGCCTTTTTGCTCTTTTCCCACGCGGCGTAAAACGGGCATTCGGCGCACTTTTTTCGACTTTCCGTAAACTTACAATCATCCTCACCCTCATCCCCAACACACTTAAAACACGGCGGAGTATAATTGGTGTAACTCTCCTCCGTAACATTAATTAAATAGTTCGTGATTAAAGTATTAACCCACGGGCCGAACGGACGCTCCTGATCCCACTTATCCCATTTGTTGAAGACCCTCAATCTTATACCCTGTGCCAAATCATCAAAATCAATGTGGGGATACCTCCACTTACCCCGCCTCTTTTGAATTTCCTTATCTATTTGTTCCGAGTAGTCTTGATACTTGTAAGGCATAGGGAGCGTTTGGTTTTAAAAGGGTGGTGGTTTCCCGCCTTTTTTACTCTCCCACCTCGGTTGAGGCTTCTGGACTTTGTTTGATAAACTTACGGCGTATTTCCAACTGGGCTTGTTTCGGGTCTGTCATATTACCCACGGGGCGGTCAGAATCGGCAACGAATGCCCCATTAGATTGAATGTCTCGCAATGTCACTTTCTTGCCTATATTCGCCACGCCAATTTTGAATTCACCAAGTTCCGCAATGTCGTTGTCGTCCGTTTCTTCATCGCGGGTTGAAAGTTGAAAAGTGAAGGCGGGGCGGGACTGGGGTTGCGCGGCGACTTTTTTAGCAGCCGGTTGAGTTTGTGCGATGGCAAAATTAAAACCACCGGAGAAAGGTTCTCCGCAGTGAGCGCAAAATTTAGGTTTAGCAGCCTCGTAGTGTGTTACCTTGGCGCAAGAGGTGTTAGAACAATAGATTTTATTCATCTTATGGTAATAATTGAAAATTGTCGAAAAAGTGGCAAGGGCGTTTCAAAATCGCATAAAAAATCTGTAACGTCCGAAAATCGTTACAGATTAAAAGTTTAAAAGAGAAATTTAATTAAAACTTAATTAAAAATATAGACTCTTTTTCGGTTTGTGTTAGATTTAACATTTTGCCAGTTTGAGGCTCAAAGAATATGAATCCATCCTTGGTTAATATCAGGTTAATAGCATGCCCAACAGTTCCATCCTTTTTGTAATAAAGCTCCGCAACCGCTAATGCCTCTCCTTCCCCAAATTCTTTTCTTGATTCTACCAAATGCTTGATTTGTAAAAAACTTGCGAAAGACTGGGAGAACCGATTGCAATCAAATTGCCGGTCCCAACGAACAACACCTTTGTTAAACAAATCTTGGCGATATTCATCATAATATTTCCCCAATTTACTAATGTCAAATACGGAATAATTGGCGTCTCCAGTGATTGGATAGGCTCTTAAAGAGCCAAAAACCTGAAAACTCATATCTTGTTTTGTTAAAACTGGATTCTTTGGCGGCGGGCCAAGGGGCTCGTTAAGCGGGACGCACCCAACAAGAAACAGTGACGTTAAAATTAAAACGATGTTAAATTTTTTCATAATGGCGCAAAACCTCTTTGATGTAGCCCGTCGCTTCTTTATCCTCAACTTTATCATCTTTAACATATTTCTTATTATATTCTTCTAGAATAGGTTTTAACGCCTTATACTTCTCTGGCTGAGTTTCCTTAAATTCCTGAATGGCATTAAAAGCGTTTGCGGAACTCTGAGAAATAATCCCTACTTTTCTAAATAGGAAGTAAAGGCCGAGAATGATAGCGATAGTAAAAATGATAGTAAAGTGCAACGGCTGCATGAATATGATTAATATTGCACCCGCGCCAGTAATCGCAGAGAAGGTAAAGGCTTGTTTTTTAAATAAAGGTAGGTAAAGGCCAATGAAAAGAGCGGCAACGCTCAACACCCCCAAAACACTCATCGCTAACCTTTTGTTTTTCTCTATCGCCTCGTGCCGCGCTTTGGCAATTCCCTCCGCGTCTAGCAATTTATCTTGAAGCTGAGACAGTTCGCCTTGGGCCGAAATAATTTTATCATCATATTCTTTCTGAATCTTAATTTTTTCCGCCTCTAAGAGAATTACCTGTTCTTTGCTTAAAGCCGTCTCAGTAACCAAACCTTCTTTTTCTTTCACTACCTCACCGTGAACTCTTTGAAGTTCGGCCAAACTGGTTTGTTTCTCGTCCAGTTCTTTCACTAACCGCTCTTGTTCTGCTCTCATGGCCTCCAAGGTTGGACTAACACCTAACGCCGCCATAGCCTCATCAATGCGATTGAATGTTATCAGCGTCACTCGATTTTCCTCCTCGTATAATGGGCGAGTGAGTTTTGCGCCCCACAAGCTATTCGCCGCCGATTGAATCTGAGCCCCTTGATTATTAATAACTTGCGACAACCCCTGTTTTATCTCCGCCTCTTTTGCCGCGACAGCCTGCGTTCCCTCAATTTTAATCCGTTCAATCTCGGCCCGCGCAACCTCTACCTTTTGATACCCCGCACGATTTGCAATGTGAGAACATCCCGTCAGGAGTAACGCCCCGAGTATAACAATTAATATTTTTTTACCTTTTTTCATTGGTTTTATCCTTTTTTTTAAAATAGTGTTTTTTCCAGAACTCTTTGGCGTTTTTAAAACCCTCTTTGGTTAACTCTGGGGGAGAGAAGGGAATGCCGAACATTTTTAACATGACGTTGGCTCGTTTTACCGCGTCCATTTCCGCGTCAATGATTTGTTCAAAAATTTCTTCGTTAAATGGTTGCTTGGCTTTCATCTTGAAGAATTCTGGAAATTCGTTATATCTAGCTTGCTGCCAATGAGATCGTTCATGACACAAGTAATAGCAACCTTCTAAAGTTTCTTTATACTCAGAGGATATTGTAACAAGGTCTTTGACTGGGCAATATAAACCACCCGCCCCATTCAACTTTCTATGAATAATTTTAACGCCTTCCCCCCGAAAGGTTTTTAAAAGAAGAGTGTAATAGCCTTGGGGGGTAATAGGCATGGCGTTTATTGGAACATTGGTTCCGGTTGAGGATTATAGGTGCCTTCAATTTTGTCCAGAACAAAGCCTAGGAATTTACTTCTGACAATATCGGCGCGGGTAAAGCTAAAACAGTGAATACCATAATCTTTACTCTCGCCATTATTAAATAAATCAAACATAGGCATAAAACCAGATTTTTCTTTTAAGTCGCTTTGGCCGGGGTCGCCGCAAACAATTAACTTGCTGTATTTCCCCAGTCTTGTCACAATGGTCTTCAACTCCAGAGGGGTAAGGTTTTGGCTTTCATCCACGATAACATATTTAGCGTTCCAAGAAGAGCCTCGAACGAAATTAACCACGTTTCCAGCAATTCGATTTTCTTTTTTAAGACGATCAACATCGCCTTTGGGTAAAAGTTCTTCTAATTTGTCATAAAGTGGTGCTAGATAAGGACTTACCTTAAGTTCCAAATCTCCGGGAAGCGCGCCCAAAGATTTACTTGCACTTTCGATAGCAGAGCGGAGATAAAGAATATCTGATTGGGCTTTATTATTTAAAGCGAGTAATCCCGCGTAAATTGCCGTGAATGACTTAGATGTTCCCGCGCACCCCGAAACGAAAACAATATTGGTTTTTTTATCAAGAATAAGTTCGATCAACTCTTTTTGTTTATCGGTTAAATCTTTTCTATGAAAAATAGTTAATTCCGATTTTAGTTTATCTCTCTGAGGGATAATTGGACTTTCATCTTTCTTAGCTCCCACTGGTGACTCGTTATCTTTAACAGAACGGTGTTTTTTACTCATAAGTGTCATAGAATGATACAGTTTTTCCTCGCTTTTTGGAAAAGGGGCTGATGGAATAAATTTGTGTTAAAAACTTGACAGGTTGGCGCGAAAAATGAATAACTACCTTATATGATTATCAAAACCGATATTCCCAGCAACCTGATTGAACACCCTGAAGACGCGCCCTCTCGTGTCACCCATCCTAAGTTCATTACCATCAATGAGTTTAGTGAATATGCCTATAGCCGTTTTGTCCAAGCATTTAATCAGATGTTGCAGGAGCCACAAGATATTATACCCGTCGCGATTGATAGCCCCGGCGGCAGTATTGTCTCGCTTATGGGTATTCGAGACCTAATCGCTTGCTCTCCTAAACCCGTCCTCACCACGGTTGCTTCCTGCGCGGCCTCGTGTGGGGCTCTTCTTCTTGCTCTTGGCACTCGCGGTTATCGTTACGCTTCTCCCAACGCCATGATTCTTATACATGAAGCGAGCACTTCTACCGAGGGTAAAACTTCCGAGATTATGAACGAGGCTCTTTATGTTGAAAAACTGAATGACAAACTACTGGATATTCTTGCCGCCCACTCTAATCGTTCCAAAGATTTTTACAAAAAACTGATTAACAAAAATAATAATTCAGACCTTTTTATTACACCCGAACAGGCACTTGAATGGGGTATCGTAGACCACATTGCGATTCCAAAAATCACGATGAGTGTTAAATTAGATTATAAAGTTGAGCCGATTTATCCTAATAAGGTAGTTAAAATGTCTAAGATTAAGACGAAGGGAAAACCCACAAAAGCTGTTAAGGTTGTAAAGCCTTGATTCTTAACCAGTCGAACCACACTAACCAAGCGGGAGAAATCTCTTCTCGGTTTTTTCGTTTTTTTAAGATTTCCGCTTGACAATCACCCGTGAAAACATAATTATTCTTTTTGTGAAAGCTAAAAATGATTCTGATTTACCACCCCTAACGTTAAAGATGAGCCATGCACGCCGATGGCACTGGATGTGCGTAAGCACAGACTGTGACAGCGGTGGGCATTGGCTCCGTCGCCTTGTTAGGCTCCCTTATTTTCCTTATCTGGTTCAAGGTTGCGTGATACTGATAAGCATGATTGTCACTTTCGGGCTCGTTAGATTATTTTGGCTATAATCGCAGTAATAATAACCGATGAAATCCAAATCAAAAACGTGACTAAATTAGTGAACATAAACTTCGCAGAGGGCCAAATATATCGTCCCCACATTCCCGGAGGATTCATAATCTGATTCCACTTTTCTTGATCGGTAAGAATCAATCTATGATCTATTCTTTGTTTTCCTTCTTTATCCGTAAACTCAAAGGGTTCGATCAACTTTTCATGCTCAAGAATGGTGAATATCTGATAGGCAACGATTCGGTCAAATCCGAGTGTTTCGGGGTCGGAATTTTCTTTCGTCAAGTCCTTGTAAGACCAATCAACAGAGCGATGCTTTCGAGCGTAAAGCCAAGATGCGGCTTTTGCGGTTTGTTCTGAGTATACGTTCACTGGAGACTTTAATTTTATGTATAACGATAAATCTAATCAAAAATCCATTGAATCCCAAGGCTCGGATTCTCTCTGCCTAACGTCCAAGATGAGCCATGACTGTGATTGGCACTGAGCGTGCTGCCTTGTCGCGCAAGCGACTGCACGATCTGTGACAAGCATAGGCATTGGCTCTAGCGCCTTGTTGGGCTCATTTGTATTTTATTATAACGCTGCCGGAGTCTTTTCGGGCAGCGATTAAAACCTTGGCGCTTTCGGGAAGTGCTTTCGTATATTTATATCCCAAAGATATCCTTCTATACTTTCTGTCTATCCTCTTTTTTCCTAGAAACCAATCTCCCAAATAAAAATCAATTTCGGTCAAATTCCCGAAAACTGATTCAAACTCCTTATCTTGGCGGCGTGGCCATATAAAATATCCGTATTCTCTGCTTCGCTTGGTAAATTCAACCTTCATTTATGTTTGGTAAAGCTTAAAACAAGCTTAAATCAAGCAAAAAAACTAAATGGCTATCTGCATCTGCTGGGGCTTCGCTGCAATTACTTCTTCTTCCTTCGGCTCATAAGGCAAATCTACGCGAGTGCGAGCTATCGCGCAGTATTCCTCGCTGACATCAATTCCGATAAAATGACGGCCCAACTGTTTGGCGACTTTGCAGGTGGTGCCGCTTCCGCACATTGGATCTAAAACAATATCTCCTTCGTTAGTCCAAGATAATATATGGTCGCGGGCTAGCTGACACGGGAAAGGTGCGGGGTGACCCTTCGCTTCCTGATCTTCGGCATTCTTTCCTACAACATACTCCCAGATATTTCCTTTTATCTTCTGATCCTTTACAGGATTCGCCATTTTCTCTCTGGTCTGAACCGTCTTAGAATAATTCTTGTAGGTTGTGCCGTTAAGTTGGAGTCCAGCGTGTAGGCAATCAACCATTATAGGATTGTGCGTCTTCACTACCCCCTTGCTGAATACAAACATATACTCAAACTCATTATTATATCGTTTCCGATATATCTGGGGAATCGGATTCTTCTTCCTGAAAATCATTGTGTCATGAAGATTAAATCCGACTTCCTTAAAAAACAAAGCCTGCTTAAAGCTAGTGCCGGTTTCTGAACCTTCAATCGTCGCGTCACTAATAACCCAAACAACAACCCCGCCCGGTTTGAGGACTCTGAAAAGCTGCTTAGCTATATCCTCAAATCGAAAAGTATACCCATTATAGTTTCGTAGGTTGTCGTATGGCGGCGAAGTAACTACCAAATCAACCGATGACTCAGGCATCGAGGCTATCATCTCAACACAATCACCCTGAATAATTCTGTCTGTAAAATCCATAACTCTATTATATGTCCATTATGCCATTATTGTCAACTGCTTTGATGGTCGCTATGCGGCTTTCAATCCGGTTTATCTTAATGAGTTCACGCAAAGCCTCATCATGACTCATTCTCATAATTTTCTCTCTTTCGTCCGCCAAATAAGCTAAGGCTAATTCTTTCGCTGCTGCAACCGACTCAACGGCAGCTTGCTTCTCATTCTTCCACAAATCTGAAATTCTCTTATCGAAAGAAAGCATAGCGCGATTAACGGAAGTCCAATATGCAATGGCATCTTTCGACGGATTAATTGCTGTGACCGATTTTAAAATGTCATGCAATAATCCTTCTGAATTCCCGCCTGCTGCTGCAAAACATACTAAAACGGAGAGGTGAGAATAAGTGAACACACAAACATTTCGGGATGTGGCTTGTTCATAAATCTGACTAGATCTGACCGGCAACTGATAGATGGGGCAGACAACAACGGCATATGGTTTCCCGCGCTTCCAGGTATCCATCGCCGCGACCTTAAAATCTTTCTGGTTTTTAGCTGTTCGGCTTAGTCTAAAGGCCTTTGCGTCAGCAACTAAACTATAATTCTTACCGAATGCCTCAACATCTGCCGAGTCGCCACGCTCAGTTAAAATCAAACTTTTTAATCCAGAGGATGCGAAAGCATGGGATAAGAGAGCGTCCGTATACTTAGAATATAATTTCTCCTCACTAGAATCATGGTCATATTGCTCTGGAATGTCTCCACAAAGGCGCAAGTGATCTATAATGGAACCGACTCCGTTCTTGGAAAACTCATCTTTAAGCTCTCGCTCTAGTTTGGTGAAATCATCCACAAAGTTTCCGCTCAGCTTTTGGATTTCGCCTATCCAGTATTTACGGCGCGCAATCGCTTGATGACCAATGATATTTGACATTCGGAAAAGTGAAGCTAATTTAGGTGTCTCGGTCAAGTTGATAGAGGCTGCGCGTTAGCGCGGCCCCCTCTTTTTCGTTGGCTGCGGTGATGTGGGCGTAGCCCACGGTAGAATTTGGAGTGCAAAGCACTTCATGAGCACGGCTTGCCGCGCGCAATGATGTGCGACGCACGGCTCGGGGTTCGTTGGTTTGGTTTTTGCGTGTTAAGCCTCGCCACCAGAAAGACGACTTTGTGAGGATTTGTGCGGCTTGTCCGCACGAACCGGAACAATGTCGGTAGGAACGTAGCCCCGTAGCCGAAAGTATTTTTGACATTTCGCCCGCGAATCGTAATAATACTAATATATGGGCATCGCTCAAACCAAGGTAACTCTAAAAACTCCACGAATCCACTTCTCTGGAATCGCGTCGAGTTCATTTGGTCTATTCGGATTCATGACCAAGACAGCCTCTTCCTTTTTATCTACGAATCTGACGAAGTGCTTATTCCCTTCGTCACCCCTCCAGTGTATATACAACAGAATGGCTTCTTTATCTGTAAGAGTAAACCCACCAAAGACGGGTGAAATAGAAAAACCGGCTCGCTTACCAAATTCGGTAAGGAAATCGGAGCTGATACTACCTTCTATTTTCGTCCCGCCATTAAATAAATCGAGATTCTTTGAGATGAAGTCTCGGTGGCTGAAAGCGCGCCCGTTATCGGAAAAGAACGATTCGATGCGGGCACCGACACACGCGAACGGATTGTATTGCTGGATAATTTTCATATGAAAGAGTATAAATTCAACATTAGTGAGGAACAGTCAAAAAGGGCTTTGGCCGAAAAGTGGAAAGCGGGCGAATTTCATGCCGAACACGGCCCCGATGGAGGTGATCCTACTCCTTGTTTGGTTTCTTTCTGCCCAACGTTAAAGATGAGCCATGTAGATGATTGGCGCGAAATGTGCGCAAGCACAGATCGTGACAAGCATCGGAATTGGCTCCATCGTTTGGTTAGGCTCCTTCCTTTTTATTCATATATTCAACGCCGAAAAGAACACGGTATCGCGGTCAGCCTTTTAGCTGACTCACAAGAGTTTCAAGCGTCTGTTTCCGAACTAAGGTCTCATTTGCTAAAATCCTAATCTTTTCTTTTTCCGCGTCTGGCAGGTCTAATTTATTAGCGAGTAAATGAAGGATAAGACCTTCGTTTTCCATGCAGGCCGCAACATAACCACCAAGGCCGGCAATCATAAGTTTAATATTTTCGTTTTTCATTTTTTATTTCTGGGTTATAGCGAATCCAAACAAAATAATTAGAGCAATCATCATCACAGCCATTGTTTCGCCAACAGCGCGTCCTATTCCAAGTATTATTGCTGCAGTTATTCCTGAAAGGGCAGAAGGCAGTACAACTTTTCTAATCGTTTGCCATTTTGTTGCACCCATGGCAAGAGATCCTTCTTTGTAGTGTCGCGGCACAGCATTTATTGCATCTTCTGCAACACTAGTAATAGTTGGAATTGCCATGATGCCAAGGATAATAGAACCAGCAAGCCATGTTTCACCAGTTGGAACACCATATCCTTTATATATCCAGTCAACTAGGATTATAAGCCCAAAAAAACCATAAACAACAGAGGGGATTCCAGCTAGA